ATGGCAAACGGCGAGATTAAGGAGGTTCCACATAAGGAAGTGGATGTAGACTTTCCGCTTGAGATAAAGCGAAGTCAATGGGGTGATGTCGGCTATGTCTACTGCCCGCCCAAGGAATACAACTTCTTCGCCATCTGCTCCATTCCGAATGAGGGATTACTGAAGGAGTCTGCCGAGAATTTTCTAGTTCGGGCCTACGAGAAGGGAAACGATGGCACAGTCCATGTTGCTTTGCCCTACTCGTTTGCATTTCTCAAACTCTACAATAAGAGCATAATCAAACAGATTGTAGAACAGGGAAATATGCTGGCTGTGATAGTCTATTTCAACGATAAGAATCCTGCGCCGAATGCTCCACCCACACCAGAAGTCAAACCAGATGTTGCTTCCTAAGTGCTTAAACTGTAGAGCCAAATTACACGAAGATGGGAAGGACTTCCGTAGTTGTTCAAATTGCGGCTGGATGTATTGTGTAGATTGGAGTTCTGAGACGACAATGACATGGCTTCGCAGTTGGCAACATCTTATGAAGATGTCTGACGCAGAATGGAATAGGATGCTTTAAATACGGCCAAAGCATAAGACTTCCTGAGAAGATGTCTGGTAACGAGCAATTTGAGTCTTCAGAATTGGTCGATGGAACGCAGATTTGGACGAGTAAGCAAACGGCAACTAAGACTCCTCTTTCTGGTCTTTCTGATACAAAGATAGTTTCGCCTACCGATGGCCAAGTGCTTTCCTATTCGGCGGCAGATGGTAAATGGGAGAATGAATCTCAGACAGATGTAGATTCACTTTCTGGCCTCACTGATACCGACATAACTTCGCCTTCTAATGGTCAAGTTCTTACTTATGAGTCAGGAACAGGAAAGTGGCAGAATGAGACTCCGGCAGGTGGTAGTTTCTACACTTCGCTTGGCACTGCGACTTCGGTTGGCGGGGAAACCCAACTTGTGGTAAGCGGGTGGGCAGGAACCTACAAATTCTACAAAATAATTCTTGTGACAACTCCACTTAGTTCTCACACCCTTGGTTCACAATGGAATCTCTCCTTCAATGGGGATACAGAACAAGATGGTAATGGTTCTTATCGTCGGGGCGCAGTGGAATGGAATGGTGGTGGTGCGAGTTTTGCTTCTAATGTGCCCTTAAGCAGTTATGATACCATCCAATTTAGCATTGAGGGCGGAGTCTATCAAGAGGCCAGAAACGAGTTGGAAATTTGGAACTTGGTTGGCAATCAGAAAACTATCACTTGGAAAGGCGATTATGTGGTTGGAACTTTCATCACAAGAGATGAAGGAACAGGATATTACACTAATTCTGCGGCAATCACTTCTGTCAAAGCCAGAACTCACAGAGGTAATGATACTATGGGGCCGGGCACTTATCTCGAAGTAATCGGTTACAACTAGCGATACATCTTTAAATAGTCCTAAAGCCTATTAATCCGTAGTATGTCTACGGTCTCACCCAAACTAAAGACCAGAGAAAGTCTCAAACTCAAGTATTCGTCGGGCATCGCTCCGATGATGACAGCAAAGCAATATGCCAATCTCATTGCTGAATACAAGAAATCCGGCCCTAGCGTCTTTCCTCACATCATGAAGTTGGGTGGAATGGCCATCGACACAAGCCAGAACAGGAACAAATGGCGTGTGCCTTTGACAGACCTTCACGATGTTGCGGCACAACTGAAGGGTGCTCCATTGATGAAAGACCACGACATAGACCATGTTGATTCTATCATTGGTAAGGTTGAAGAGGCATGGGTTGAAGAAGATGGTCAGGGTGGGGGCAAGGTTATGTGGGAAGGCGAATGCAGTGATAAAAGTCTCATTGAGAAAATTCTGCTTGGCTATGTCAAAAGTAATAGCATTCAGATTGCTGTTCCTCAAGCCTACTGTGACAATTGTATCACTCATCTTGGAAGAAAGGAAGAGGAGGCCGCACTCGATAATTTGGACTTTCCATGTCCACGTTGTGGGTCGCTTGAAATGATTGCTCGACATCCGGGCGTTCTTGAGCAGAGCATCGTTGCAATTCCGGCCTATCCCAATGCTGATGTTGCGCCCTATGGTTTCAAGGCCGCATTAGACAATCTTCAGGAGAAGAGGATAGAGAACGCACAGAAAGCAGGATGGCATCTGCAAGAAGGTAAGACTGTCGCACCAAAGAGTTCTGCACCCAATCTAATGCCATTGGTAATCAAAGCGTTTAATGCAGTGGCCAATGTCGAAGTTGCAGTCCTAGAGACGCAAGTGAGACTTCTAGCGGCAGAATTTGAGGAAGAAGGTGTTTTACAGTCTTTGAAATTGAAGCCAAATGAAGGGGCAAATTGGTGTCCTGATTGTAAAGGACTAGGAAGATTCCCTATCAGTGGTGCAGATTGTCAATCTTGTGGTGGAACAGGTGAAGTTTCCAAGACAGAAATGCAGGAAGAGGCGGGAGAGTGTCCTGAGTGTGGTGGGCCTTTGGCAGAACTCGGAAGTTTAGGGTCAAAGACTTGGTATCGCTGTCAGAATTGTGGAATGGACTCATCTAGTGAGGGAGTGAGTGATGATGAAGGAATGCAAGAAGAGATTCATAGGCAGAGTCGAGTGCCAAGCGGCACTCAACACGCCCTAGAGAGGATGGGCGGCGAGAGCGAATTGGGCGCTCCTGAAAGCGAGATTCAGAACTTTCCTCTGGCCGAGAAGCCAGCCATAGAGTAGGCAAGACTTTAAATAGGGGGTATACCATACATCTCATACCTATGATAGCATCTACTTCATATGAGCGTGTAGTTGCTCGAATGGTGAAGGTTCGCTCATACAAAGTAAAAAACTAAATGTCTACAGCAAACGCATCTGGTGAAATATCTGAGGGCAAGGCTCTCAGTTATGAATCGGTTGTAAAGCAATTTGGTTCTCTCGAATCTCGTCTCGATGGTATCATGTCCATCATAAAGGAAGTGAATACCAAACTCGAACAACAGGAAGTTGCCCGTAAGAAGGCGGCTCTGTTGGGACAGAAGATAGCGGCTCGCAAGGCCAGCCTTCTGCAAGAAGAGGAAGAGGCGAAGAAAGCGGGAGAAGAGGCCAAGAAAAAGGAAGAGGAAGAGGCAAAGCGGAAGAAACTTGAGGAACTAAAGTCGAGACTTAGCGAAGTCAAGACTAAGGTTGAAGAGGGCAAGAAAGTCAGAGAGGCTTCTGCGACTTCCACCAACACTGTGTCCGGTAAGGGCGCAATTGGTGAGGTCAAGGAAGAGTCGAAAGACCCATATCTCGCACTCTTCGGTCAGGGTGCTGAGATGCCACAGGAGTTCAAGGAAATACTCGGTGCTTCTCGCAAGTTCCAAGAGTTGGGACTGCTTTCAGGTTAGTCAAGGTGAAGTGATTCATGTCATTCCACGGTTCTAGCCTCCCTCAGAATTTTGAGGGGAAGCCTTTCCACTCGGACTCTTTCATGGTCTCCTTCAATACGGAATCAGACTCAAACGGTGTCTTTCCGTATCTCGGAGCACTGGTGACATTAGCCCTTGACGCTGATGAGACCTGCAAGATTTCACTCGACAACACAGGCGCAACTTTCATTTTGGGAGTTTGCGAAGAGTCGGGTATTCTACAGAGTCAACTCAACGTAATTGTCAGAGGTGTCGTGACTGTCTCAGTTGACAACACGACAGCCGCAGGTGATAACCTTGTGTTTTCGGCTTCAGTCGATGGAGCCGCACACAGCATCGGGTCTTCAGTTCCAGCAGTTGGAACTAGGCTTCTTGCTATTCAGGCTGTCACTGTGCCTTCGGGCACTCAGCCCGTTCTGGCAATTCTTGTCTAGAAATAGGTGAGATAAAATGGCTATGACCAGAGAGAGTTTCCCAATTGTTAACACCGGAGCACTTTTCTACCCGGCACTGGCGAAGAGGATAGTAGAACTTACGATGCCTAATCTGGCATTGAAGCCTCTACTTCAGGACTTCTTCATCAAGACCGGAGCGAGTGCTTCGATTCCGAAGCAGGCAGGTGCAAGGTCAACCGCAGTCATCGGCAAGACAGCAGAAGGAGCCGAGATTATGGCTGACTTTACGCCTTACACATCCATCAATGTCACACCTTACAAGGTGGGCATGAGGGTAAGAGTCACCAGAGAGTTGATTGAAGACCAGATAGTGAACATCGTTGAAGACCAGTTGAAGAGAGCCGCGAGACGGGTGGTCATGACAATTGACCAAGACGTTGAGAAGGCTCTGAACGCGGGTGCTTTCACAAGCACTGCGGTAACTGGAACTTCGATATTCATGGACGGAACCCCCGGTGTGTTCGCAGGAACCATCGGTGTGGACGACATTACGCAGGGTATTTCGACAATCCAGAATCTTGCCTTGGAACCAGACACAATGGCGATGAACCCATTGGCTCGTCAGGACTTGGCTAGGATTCCTCAGTTTGCCGCACTGCTCTTCTACGGACAGCCCTTGTATGCACAAGGCGCTGGAACCGTTGTGTCGGCTCCACAACTCTACGGTCTGAAGCAAATAGTAACGCCTAACATTCCGGTTACGGGTGGAAGGGCTTACATACTTGCCGCCGCAGGGTCGAACTACTCCGCCTCATATGCACCGCTTGGTTACTTCGCAACGAAGAGACCAATCAGTGTAGATGTCTGGCCACAGCCAACTTTCGACTCGATAGATGTTGTAATAACTGCTAGGTATGCCCCGGTCGTGACGTATTCGGAGTCAATTTACAAGTTGACTTCACTACGCACATCGTAGGCTCACCAGAAAGTTAGCAAATCGAGAAACGAAAGAGTTTCGCACAGCACGATTAAGGGTGGGTGAAATTCCCACCATTCTCCGTTTTTAGAACAGCCTTAAATACTTCTACGCACCCACTATACTCAGTATGTCATCTGGCCCTTGGCGCAATCCTTCATGGAAGATTGTGAGATTTGACCTTCCAAAATCTGGCTCCATGACCGAGATTTCCGACTTCATTAGAAACCACGGTCTTGAAGCGGCTAAGAAGGAATATGCCTATGCTTTACTGCCGGAAAGTAGGTTTGCTCCTAATGGTCTTCTGAATGGAGGTATCACAGTGATGTGGAATATTCTGATTGGGGCCAATGTGGTGGTTTTCAGCAATACCAATTGCAGATTGGGTGTTTCGACAGATAACACAGCCTTTACTGCTTCACAAAGCAATCTGAATCCAAGCGGGTTGGCCACCTTCTATATGCAAGTGATTGATGCTCTTTTCCCTGCTGTGTCGGGTCAACAGTGTTCGTGGGAAGCCACTTACGATGGTAGCACAGCCAATTTCCATTGGTTCTCCTTTGGCGTAGACAATGATGCTGTAGATGGTGCAGGGTCTAGCATCGCTAGTTATGGTGCTACTAGAGCCTTATTCAATAGATTTGTCTCTGACCAAGGAACGAAACCTATGGGTCAAACATGGGTGCTTATTCTGGTGATTGACCAAACTTGAGCAATCCTACAACCATAACGGTCTTCTAAACATGACTAATGACGAAGTTCGGGCGATTACCATCAAAACTTCTAACAAGTCCTTTACTGTCAAACTCGCCAACAAAAACGTTAAGACAGAAACGAATGGCACTCAGGTCTAGCCTTAAATAGCCCCAACTCCTCTATAAAGACAGTATGCCAACCGGACTCATTGTCAAGGTAAACAACTTTGGTTTTCCTCTGACCTTTACTGTATTAAATGCAGATAACACTCCACGAGATTTGACTGGCAAAACGGTCTATCTCTATGTTTTCACTCAAGAGCAAAATCCCACATTGCTCTTTTCGGGAGCCTGTGTCTTACTTACTCAATCTGGCCCAACTCTTGGCCAATGCACTTACGCTGTTCAAAGTAGCAATTTCTCGACTATAGGAACCTATGACGCTGAACTTGAATTGACCATCCCTGCTCCACCCGGCCCCTTCTCCTTCTTAGAGGATACTGAGACCTTCACAATCAATGTTATACCAAGACATCCGACTTCTTAGATTCGACAACCTTCTCTCTGGTTTGGACTTGGAAATCTTCAAGTAGGAGTAGGCTATTTAAGTAATGTATGAGATGTAAACCTTTCTTGGGGTATCCTAGCATAGCCACTTACATTCGCATCAGTATAGAACACGACCCACCTTTGAGCCGACAGGAAATCATGAAGCCCCTCCTTGAAGAAGGATACACCCTTCTGCAAGCACAGAATCTCTACAATATGGTGTTGACTCGATACAGGAACAAACGGATGGAGCAACTAAGAAGGGAAGGAGTGGCTGTCGGTTAGTCGGGCATTTCGGTGAGGTCTATCATGAAACGAAGTGCCATCGCCGCACACTGTTTTGATTCTGCTCTCAATTTTCCTTCATCTCTCTCAGACGGCTTCTTCTTGATTTCGGCCCACAACTCTTCCAACTCTTCTGCCATGATAGCATAGCCCTCATGGTAAGAAGCAAAGGGGCCATAATTGAGAGTGGCATTTTTGTATTCATTGACCACATCATTGACTGCCGCCGTAAGAGGTGTGACCTCATGTCCATTTATCATTTTCACTGGTTCCCAACATTGTTTGCATGATTCGTCGCAAGGACAGTCTTCACCCATTTTGCAAATATGATTTGGTTTGGACACGGTTACTTCCTCTGAAGATATTCTGCGGCTCTAGTTAAGTGTTCTGGATTATCACTGAGAAGACCAATTGCGGCATTACAAGTGTGATGGAGTATTCCTCTAATTTGCCCTGTTTTATGGTCATGGTCTGGCACAGGTCTATTTCCTCCCATACCATACCAATTGCCAAACATTTGGTTGCAAATGAGACATTTGTTTTCTTGTTCCAAAATAAGCCCAATGAACTCAGGAAGAGTGATTTCGTATTGCCTCTTAAGACGAGAGTTCAATCGAAGCAGTTTCTTGCTCTCTTGACGCTCATTCTTGTGTTTCCAATAGTAGGCACTGGCTCTTTCTTTGAGACAATTCTTACAGATACTATATCGGTCTTTCTGAGAACCAGAATACCAATTTTGGTCGGGAATTAACTCTACTTTACAGGAGATACATTGTTTCATTTCTTCTGAAAGGGCGTTGTCGTAGGTTTTAGAGTTTTCTTCTCTTCAAGAAGTTCGTCAATTACTTTTTTCATGTCGGGCCAATTGAAAGGATTGATTGTGTAACTCTGTTTTCTCTTCCAAATCTTTTGCCCCGGATTGTTCTTATCATCTCGTTCTTGCCATAGGTAAATCTTCACTTGCAGTTTGGAATAGGTATCCACCAAAAGAACACCTGACCACCAACCATTGCTTTTTGAGAGTGTTTTGCCTTTGATAATCTTGATGTGTCCTTCCTCATCTTCAAACGCAGGATACTTCTCAGATGGCGGATTTTGTGGGGCTGTAGTGGGTAGGCTCAATGCACCAATCGCCCAAATATTACACCAATGATGAAAGTAAGAGCAACCATCGCAAGTAGCACAACGAAATCAGCAGTCATTTTCTCTTCGGTTTCGATTGCTGTAGCAGGTGCGCTCATGAGTGAATTACACCCATCTTGTCTAACCATTGGTTCTTTATTCCAAGGTTGAAATCTTCAAGTTCTTCAGTTGAAAATTCTCCATTGAGAGTCCAAACACTCCTACTTGGGTCAAATGCGATTGTCCGTTTCAGTTTGAGTTGTGTTTCGCTCATCTAGATACCACCACTCTTAATCGAATCATCTCTTGCCTTGACTTTTTATTTGTTCCTCTTGAAACAAGAACATCTACGGTATTTCCATTGATTCGTTTGACACTACCAAAAAGTTTGCCTTTCATGTTGAAAACTCGGATTTTCAAATCGTTGCGCCCGCTTTGAAAGCGAAAATCTCTTTTGGCTTGAAGGTCGCTAAAGGGAAGTTGATGAATTGAACGTATCCTAGAAGTTTATGTCCTTTGCGTCTTTCTCGGATGTATCTAGGGTCAAGTGGCTTGAGTTCAACTCCATCAGCAGTATGAATGATTTCAGCATAGGCTTTTCCGTAAAGAGCCACATCCAAAACCATCTGACTGATGACATTCGTATTAAGTGCTCGTTTCAGATGAAGCCCACCTATAGAAGTGAGAGAATGAAAATCGGGGTCAGTTAGGTATCTCTGATACCTAGTTTCGTCATTATCCTTTACTTTGCTCATACCGTCGCACCCGGCCCTCTTCCCTCCCGGCCCTGCGTCGGCTCCCGCAAAGGTAGCAGGATGTTGTAACCCTCTTTCTGTAGGTCATCCACGACCTTACGGATGTTTTGCACCTTCACACCAAACTGATACTTGAACTCCTCAAAGTTCACAGTCTCCCCTTCCTTGTATTTGGACTTCAAAGCCGCCTTCACTTTCGCCTCATAGTCGGCTCTGTTGCGAGCAGTGATTACTTGTGCCATAGTCTACCCATAATATACAGCCTTTATAAATGTTCAGGCTCGGCTCAAAATGCGAAAACCCCGACCTTCCATAATCTTCAGCAATTCTTCCTGCACCCAATCAGGGTTATTAAGCACTTGGTCATTAGTAAATCGCCTTACTTCTCTATAGCAATCGCGTCGCAACCAAGCATCCCTTATCGAATCATAATCTTGGGCTTTGGGTTCGCTGTGCTGTTTTCCATCTACTTCTACAACAAGCGACAACTGTGGTATATCGAAATCCACAATGTAAAACTTCCTCAAACCATACGAAAGTTGTCTCTTAAATGGAACAAAGAATGGTTTCTGAAAGACAAATTTCAGATGGAGATTCATCAAAAGTCGTTTCATGGTCTCTTCGGCGAGAGTTGTTCTCTTTTTGAGGTCAGAAGAGAATTGGATTCCTGTGCCAACTTGGTTGACATACACGCTTTCAGACAGCAACTTCCTCTTTCGGAGGTGTGTTCCCATTGCTATTTACCTCATTCCCCGCAAGACATAGATTTGAGAACCTAATAAGGATTGTTTGGCTAACCGTTGGATAGCCACTTTTTCCAATATTGGCGCAAAATAACACCTACAACCACAATCCGAGCATAGATTGAACTCCCCATCATCCAACTAACGACTGTAAAGTGGAAAAAGCCGCCTTGGAACACAAAACAGGGGTTCCAGCCGTTTAGCCCAAATTGGTTGGCCCACCACGGAATCAGAGCAACATGGAAACTAAAGAGTGCGTCACCAATGGCAAAGTAGAAGACATCATTCATGAGGCTCGACATTAGACCAAGGGCGACGAAGAGTTCTATGTCTCTCTTACCGTAGAAGATGACCGAGATAAAGAAGGGCATGAAGAGCATACTAAGAAACCAGATGTGGTAGGCCGGGATTGTTACATTGAAGAGGTCAATCCAATTGATGAAGAAAAGACCATAGACTATCGAGAATGCAAACAACTTCAGAAGTGTTAGATGCCAGCGTTTCATCAGAATCTTTAAAACATTGCGAGTATCTAAGGGTTGCGGGATTGCAGGGCTTAGTTAGCGAGACCCCGCACCGTATTGGGGTAAACCCCTCTACTATTGGGCCGACGCTCCCGTAAGGTGCGTATCGAGAGTGTGCGAACCTGTAATCCCAATCTACTGAATCTTTATATAGTCTCCAAACCAACCCTGTTGCAATGCCAAGCAGATTCACACGAGAAACAGAAGCCAAGGCGTTGGACTTCGCACAATCTCTTCGGAAGGATTTGACTTCTGAAGAAGTCAAAGCCTTATTCGATGAACTTGAAGAGGAACACGCCCTAATTGAAGCCAAACTCGTAGTCATGGGAGTGGTTTTCAGGTCGGTTCTCGACGAAACCTTCCGCAAGGAAGAGCGAGAACTATTAGGGCCGATGGGAATGTCGTAGGCGAGTCCAATGGCAACTACCATCACAACAACCGCAACTACTTCGGGGTTCTTGGCTCTGAAGTATCCATCTGTTTTCGTAGGCCGTAAGCCTCTCAACGTTTATGTCGAAGCGGCTCAAAGAGAACTCAATAAGAACGCCATGATGGGAGTTCAGATTGAGGCAAGAGGTAATTTCATTCCACGAGCCATTCTCGTGGCCTTCAGACTCTTGAAGAGAGTGTTATCAACCGCTACTGCTGTAGGGCCACTTTATTCAGGCTTCATTCTTCAGCCCATCATCTCATCTGTTCAAATGAAGGGAGATGATGGAAAGGAAAGGGAAGTTCCTACCATATCCATCCTAGTCTACAGACCGCCATCCAACTTCTCTTCAATAACCATTCCGGCTGATGGTCGAGTTGTTGAGGTTCCTTACTTTCTTTCGCCCCATTATCCGGGCGTTACTGAACCATCCTATACGTCAGACCCACTTCCATCTCAACCAGTGACGGGGAATTGAAATTGACAAACGAAGATAAATTGATTGTTCATGAAATGAGTGTCGAAACTTGTCCATTATGTCATGGAGCAGGAACAGTATCTATAGATAGAGGCTTCCACGAAAAGTTGGAGCCTTCCTCAAAGGAATGAGATTATGCCAATGGAAGAAACCAACATTCCTTGTCCTGTCTGTCACTATTTTCTGACAGATGTGGATGGTCTTTTAGAGTGTCAAAATCCAGAGGCCAAGGTATGGCACGTTAACTTCTTCTCTTCTGACCCCAACGACCCATACTTCAAAGACAATGCTTTCAATTTCGAAGCCTACTTCGATAGGCCGGAAGAAAGGTTGTCCAATGAAAGAGCCGAACTTCGAGAAAAGTTGAGAACAGTTGATACTAGAGTGTCGAGTGTGTAAGAAGATAATCGACTCTGACCATCTGAGGATTGGTGAGAGAGTCGATGGATTTAACGATGGAACAGGTTGGCGGCGCACCGCCTATTGTTCTGAGGAACATGAAAATGCGGCAAAGGGGCCGCAAACAAGAGCCTAACCTGCTCCGCCTCTCGGAATCACATCGTCATTATCATAGGGTAAATCGCCGTAGATTTGACCCCGCACGATGGTTTGTTGGCCGTTGAGAAGGACTGCGACATAACCATTGGCGATGGGAACATACTCTTTGTAGGAGACTCTGCATTTGAAGACATCGCCGCCGAAGAGTTGGAGTGTGGTCATTCCCAACTGAACTTGTGTTGACTTATCAAGCACTGTTACTGTGACTGTAGTAGGATAGGGCACAGGAATAAGAGAGCCAGAAGCGACATATGGCCCTGCTCCATCTGGTGAAGCGATTTGACCGATGAAAGTTCCATCTGCCGCATTGAAGTTGAAAACGAGAGCGTCATCCGACTGAATTTGGATTGTTTTGTTGGTCGAAATGTTGGTTGTTGAGATTAGTTGGAAGGATGGAACACCCTCTGTTCCGAAACCTGTAATTGATGCCATAGAGACTTTATCAGCCGCCAGCCTTAAATACCTATGCCTTCCTATGATTAGTGTATGCCACATTCTTATGGTTGGATTAAGGACAAGCCCGACGAAAGAGACTTCATCTACCATGCGGGTCAAGATGTGAAAGAGCCTCTTCCGAAGACACCCATTGGTTACTTTTTCGAGTGGCTAGTCAATCTTTTCCATCCAAAACCCAAACCACAGCCTTCCGATAATAAGAAGGTAGATTTGCGTTCCGATGATTCACCCATCGAAGACCAAGGACAACTTGGTAGTTGCACTGCAAATGCTCTAGCAGGGGCTTTGCAGTTTCTAGAGGTTAAAGACAGCCTACCCGACCAAGCATTCAGTCGGTTGTTCGTCTACTACAACGAAAGGGTTATCGAAGGAACGACAAGTTCGGATTCTGGTGCAGAGATAAGAGATGGAATCAAGACTCTAGCAAGTCAGGGTTCCTGTTATGAGACGACTTGGCCCTACGACATCAACCAATTCGCTGTCCAACCGCCACAAGCGGCCTACGTTGAAGCCAGCAATCACGAAATTGTGCAATACTTCAAAATCACCAGTCTGGCCGACATGAAGGCTTGTCTCGATGCTGGCTATCCCTTCGTCTACGGATTCACTGTCTATGCGAGTTTCGAGAGTCCATCAGCAGATTCGACAGGCATCATACCTATGCCTTCGGGCTTGGAACCTGTTTTGGGAGGTCACGCAGTCATGTGTCTAGGATATGACGATGAGAAGCAGTGGTTCATCTGCCGCAACTCATGGGGCACTGGTTGGGGAGACCACGGTTACTTCTACATTCCCTTCGACTACCTAGCCGATGCTCAGTTGGCTAGTGACTTCTGGACTATCAGAAGGGGCACGAATATGGTCGCAAAGCCTTCAACGGCTTAGAATCCTTATTAACCCTGCTAAAGAGAGGCTAATCAATGAGTGAGAAACGGGCACTAATACTCATGGCAGGGGGATATCCACAAACAGCCCTTCCAAAGCATCTTCTTACCGACATGGTGACTGGCAAATATCTCTTTGAAGCAGTCATCGACAACATACCATCAGATACGGTATGGATTATTCATAATAGAGTCTTTCAGGGCTTCTGGAACAACTGGTATTTCACCTACGGTAAGGATTTGGGTCGAAACATGAGTCTGTTTCTCGATACTCAGAACTCGTTAGGGAATGTCAACAATCCCTCATTGTGGGTAACGAGTGGTGCGGCCTCATTAGCCATGAATCATGAGATGGATGAAGTCGTCATATCGCCTATCGACCTCTACTTCGGACTGGACTTCAATTGGGTCGATGACTTTCTTGCGGCCAAGAACGCAGTTGTAATGAAAGCAGATGGCAGTTTCAGTGGGATGTTCAAAACTACCACCAATCTACTCCTGACCAATGGTCAATTGACTCACGGCAAGATAGGTGATGTGACGGCACGAATGATTCAGCGTGGAACGGATTTCAAGGTCATTAAGACAAAGGCCGTTGATGTAGGCACAGAAGAGAATCTTCAAACTGTTGGAGACGCAGTAAAGATAGTGAGATAGTGCTTTCTGCTCAATATATAGCAGGTCTCATGGATGGTGAAGGCAGTTTCTTTTTAAGTAATAGTAGTTCCCACTACAAAGGGAAAACATATGCCCATAAAAAGGGCACAGTGAAATTTGCAGTTATACATACGCCTACAAATATGGCTCTTATGAAGGAGATACAGCGTTTCTTTGCGGCAGGTCATATCTATTTTCGGCCAAAGAGATATTTTGTGGGAAAGGGCTATAGTGGTTCAAATCCCCATGCCCAAATTGAGTGGCGAGTTCAAGCGAAGATTGACGTTCTTCGTATTTGTTATGCTTTACAACCATATCTCAAGATAAAGAGAGTAAAATGTGACATTCTAATCCATTATCTCAAAAACACCTATATAGTGCCCAAAGGAAGCATCGTAGTGAAGAGGTAAAAAGATGACAACAAAGAAACTCGACATAAGGTCTTTCATCTGTGAACATAGACACAGAGTCTTCACTTGCAAGGATGGTGGCGATGCTTGCACACATTTAGCGTGTTGGGAAAAGGCCCGACTGAAGGATGCGAAGGTTCTCTATCTAGATATAGAAGTGAGCCAGTTAGCCGCAGACTTTGGAGTGTGCATTTCATGGACTGCAAAAGAGAGGGACAAGAAAATCTACTATCAAGAGGCTATCACTGAAGCAGATGTAGCACTGAGCAAGAAGTTGGGAAAGGTGGTCACTGACCGCCGGATTCTCAGAGACCTTGCTAAGATACTTCCACAGTATGACATCATCGTATGCCACTACGGAACCATCCAGCGTGGACTTGACGTAAGATTCCTCAGAACCCGATTCCTGAAGTATGGAATCAAATTCCCCGTCTACAGACAGATGTTTGGTCTGGACACCTACCTTCTGGCCAAGTATAAGTTGGCTCTCCACTCCAATAGGTTGGATGTGATAGCCAAGTTCTTGGGCGCACCAGAGCAGAAGACAGAAATCAATCCAGACGACTGGATTCTTGCAGGATACGGTCTCAGCAAGAGCATCAAGTATGTGATGAAGCACAACAAAATTGATGTCGATGTGCTTGAGTTCGTCCACAAGAAGTTGGAACCCTACGGCAACTTGGGAAGTGTCTCGATATAGAGGTCAATCACATGGTTGATACTCTTATCTTTTCAGACGAAGACTCTGATGGACTCTGCGCCGCAAAGATTGTAGCGTCGGCTTACCCCGATGCTACCACCCTATTTCAGAAGTGGAACATCTTTGGTGTTCAGAAGCAGGATGTTCAGAAGATTCTTTCTTACGACCCCAAGCAAGTCTATCTCCTTGACCTTGGAAGCGGTCTTGAGATGCTGGATGTGGCTTTAGACATCCTTGGAACAGGAGCAGGTGTCACGATTTTGGATAATCATCCTCCCGACCCCATAGTTGAGACTCCTGAAACCATGAACGAATATCAGGTCAAACTCTCCAATCTGAGGTCGATGTTCAAGGACAAGTTCTTCTATGATTCCACTACCGAGTCTTGCACAACAGGACTGGCCTATGAATTGTTTAGGGAGAAGGTTCCTATCAATGTTAGATGGGCACTCATCGGATTAGTGGGCGATGTTGCGACAGACCCCAAAAGGAATCCGAGAGGTTATGCTCTCTATTCCCAACTTCTCTCTGTTTCGCCCTACCTCACTGGTTTGTTCATGTCTACCAAGGATGGTGCATCCTACGACTTTGGCTTGCTCAATTTCTACGCCAAACTACTTCATGTTCCACGCCGAATGCTATTTGACAACGCTCCGCTACTCGCGTTTGCCGCCATGAAGGAGATGGATTGGATTTCCAATTGGATTGAGTTCAACCGACTGTTGGGCACAAAGGATGAGATTGAGAAGACTCCACTCTTTAAGGACGGTAAGAACAACAACACAAAGGTTCTGCTTCTGCTTCAAGCCGAATGGGAGAAGGAGCATTCCAAGGCCGAAGGTAAGGGTAATTCTACTCTACTCCACTATCCCGATTTTGATGTGACCATTCTAAGTCACAAATGGAACCTTGGTGCGGCTCTCGCCAGCAAACGGCTTGGGATGACCAAGAAGGCACAGTTTGTCATCAATGACATACCCGGCGTGGAGATTCACATCTCAGGGCGTGGCCCAACCGAAGTGGCTGTTCTTGCCTCTAGTGGTGCAAACGTTTACAAGATGAAGCCGGGACTTCACATTGGAAAGGTCTTTAGGTCGGCCAACCCTGCTTACATAGATGGTGGTGGACTTCAGCCAGCCGGGTCTGCGAAGGGTTTGGTGAACGATTCTGAAGTGCTTCTCAATGAACTTGTCAAAGCCGTAGACAAAGTGAAGAAGAGTGAAGTTAGCCAATAACGATAAACTCAAGGTTGCAACTGCTGTTCCACCAAGCGGAAATGACATTAGGAGAATTATGCCACCTAATGATGAAATCATCATTTACGACTATCACATTATCAACGATACAGGGCACGTTATTGAAATCGTCATTCCGAATCCTAATCCTAAGAAAGTGGTGAGAATCGTCAGATGACATTCGAATTACCTGCCTCACTTACTGAGGCTGTGTTCGAAGCCACTGGCATTCTCTTCGGTAAAAAGGGACAGGTAAGTAAAGACATGAAACCCTTTGTCAAGGAAATCTCTTTGGCTGGCAATCCCATCCTAGACCCCAAGTTGGTGTTGGATAGACTTGATGTGGCTGGCAAGTTCATGAGAAAGAGCCAAAGTCCTGTTGTCTACGCAACCGACAAACGATTCGAGAATGGAATAAAATCCTTCCATATGGCAACAAAAGTTACCACTCTTCAGGGTAGGATGTATGCCGGAACTCTGAGTAATCCTCTGATGAAATACTATCAGGAGTGTGACGTTTTGCTTGTTGCTGACCCTACTTGTGGAGTGCCCACTAAGATAGGGGAACCCCTCAAATTTGAGCGCAGAGCAATGGATGAAGCGGCCAGTCAGGGCATTCCTGTCATTGCCATCTGCAATACCGATGCCACTCTTGAGGGGGTGGACTTGTGTATTCCGGCCAATAATGTTGGGACTAAGGCCATTGCTACAGTCTTCTACGTTCTAGTGTGGTCTTATCTGAGACCCAAGGAAAACCCCAATACGGTCATTATCCCACCACTTGAGTCCTTTGAGACTGTGGTTCCCGATGAATCTTTATTAGGGGCTGATGAGGTCAAATAGGTATGACCGGAAAAGCCTGTATAACGCACAAAGTCGAAATCAAGACAGAAGATGACCTTCTGCGGCACATGGGACAGGAGTGCATCATCGTGGATAGCGGCGTGAAAGACCTTGGTGGTGTAGCGCCTATCGCCGGGAATGCTCCCCAAACTGTCGGCCCGTTTGATGACCAAGCGCCTTACGACCTTGGCACAATCCTGCCCTACGAAACAAAGGAAGAGGCCGATAAGAGGAAGAAAGTCCTTGGCATCCCAATCACAGAAAGACCCAAACCATCCTGAAGTCGATATTCTTCAAGATGGTGACTTAGTGTTTGCCAGAATCTCTAGTAAACGCTTTCCTTGGCGCAAATACAACGTCTTCTACAATAAGATTGATGACATCGCCGCTTGTGAGTGTGATGGTTGGTTCAATTCTGCGGCAAAGGGCAAAGGCAAATGTTGGCACGTTACTCTATTGAAAAAGGTTCTTGCTATCCTACATGACGAAAAACCATTGGTGACTTCGCAAGAGGATTTCCCTTTTCTGACCTCTGGTCAGTCGTAGGGTATTCTTCTCTTTTTGGAAGTTCGACTCGTCCATCTTTATAGATGATAACCATTGGTGGAACCGTTGTGTATCCGCCAAATGTGTCTATCAAATCGCCGCCTTTTGCTTCTTCAACAGGAATTTCGCCTACAATGTAACCCCAAGTTCCAATTGCTTCTAATAGGTCATCCGTATTTTGAGGAATAGGATTGCCTTCGGGGGTCGAGAAACTGTAGAGTTGAGCAAAAGAACTTATTTCCGATTCCAAATCTCTTTCCAAAGTATCTTGTTCTTCTTCTTTCTTAGCGGTGGATATCAATTCTGATGGAATCTCTGTGAAGATGGCTTTCTGGTCGGGATAGTTTCCCACTCCACCTATGTATTCTTGCCACTCTGTCTGTGCCAAAGTCTCGGTGGCCATCGCTCCTCTGGCCTCTTCACTGAACATCTGCATATGGCAAAGGAAGGCGGCAAACTCCCCCTCAAAGTTGTCGAAAGTGTTGTCGTGGGCGGCGTGACCGAAGAGGTCGTGGATTCCTCTAAAGATGACGTTGTAGGTAACTCCTTCAGGCGATTCTTCTGCGAGAGGGTGGTCTTTCGGTAGCGGATTGCCTTCAGAGTATACCTTGAGAGTGTGATTCTCTGTGAGGTCTTCCATCATCTCTTTGTAGTTGTCGTAAGGGTCTTCTTTGCTCTCTTCGAGTTTGTAACCATTCGCCTTCGCAAATTGCCATTGAGCCAATGACTCTTCTTTCAGGGCTTCGTAGGCCGCTTTCACTTTGGGGTCGGCAGGGTCATGTTCGGCGGCATCAAATGTTTCGGCGACCTGTTCTCCTACTTTCTCATCTAACTTCTTAGACTTCACTGATTCGTCAATGGGTTTGAAGCCGTTCTCGGCGTTGTAGGCATCGGCCAACTTAGTGAGTAAATTTGATTCTTCTTGTTTGATTGGTTCTGAATAGCCGTAGGCTTTGCGTCTCGGAATACCATGCCATCCACAATCAGGACATCTATATTTCTCGGTTTGGTTGTCATAATAGACTTCAGAATTACCACAATCAGGACAAGATGGTAATTCTTCCTGATAGCCGTAATTCGTTTGCATCGGACTCTCTTGCCCCCTTCCTTGTGTAGCATTACTCTTATGCAGGAAGAAATCACCTACTTCTCCGACTTGTGCGAAACCACTGTTAAAATGGTCTTCTTCACTTTTCATAAGATAGAGTTTTCCTTCTTCTGGCCCCAAATTGCTAATCACAACGGCATCTGAAGGAACATCATATTCAGAAGGTTCACCAAGAGTTTCGCCGTCTGCGGTAAAGCCATAACGCTCTTTTGCACCTTCAGCAGTATCAACCAACCAAATGGCTTGAGCATCTGGCCCAAATTTTCTGTCGATAGCATCAAATAAAATATTGAGACCCGCTTCTACATCTTCGTCACTTTCAAGTGGTATCTCAAGGCCAAAGGCTTGTAATGCTTCAATGAGAACATGGATATTGCCAAGTTCTTTTACTTCATATTCGATGACCTTTTTAGCATCTGTAACTTCCGAACTACTATATCCTTCGATTCTGTAACCTTTGTTTTCCTCATGAAACAAGTGATTAGGAAACTCAAGAGCCTTCCCTTCGCCGCCTTGATTGACTGTGTTGACTTTTCCACGACTAGGGAACAAAGGAAGATTCTGACCTTGATTGAGACTCGCTTCTTGATAGGGCGACATCACGGTTCTAGAGGAGATGTCTGGTTCCATTTGTGTTTGAGGTTGTGGTTCTGGTTCGGGTTCCGATTGTGGCATCTCATAGGGAGCCATATACCATGAATAATCTGTTGGGTCATGAGGTTTGGGTTCTTTAACCTTTCCCAACTCCTCTGGATGAAGGTCATAGTAAAGTTGTCCCATACGCATTGCTCTATCTTTTTGACCACATTGAGGACATTGATATTCAAGTCTACCACGTTTTCCGATGCTTTCTTGTGCTTCATCAGACCGTCCTTCCCATCCACAGTGAGGACACGCCAACATCATCTCACTTTCTTCTTCCTCAAAATATGGTGTTTTCATGGCTTTTTGCAATTCAATGTGTTCTTGCATCCAAGAAGGGCCAGCATGATGATGAGAATCACAATCTTCACACCATTCTAAAAGTCTTCCGCAACCGGGGTCAGAACAATGGTATGGAGCCTTTTGGCGGCTCCAATAATCGTCCTGTTCTTGGTAGGCAGGAGCACCACCCATAGGTTCATTCCATTCATGTTGAGAGATAACTTCAGACTTTGGCACTTGATAGGCTTTCACACCCACCGACAGAAGCCGTGGAACCAATTCGTTGTTGATGAAACTCTCAGTCCCTTCTGAGGGGTCGAAGGCAACAAGGTCGATGCCATGCTCTTGGGCAAAGTTGGATTTGTATTTGTCGTTCTCAATGACTTGCGGAAAACTCTGTTGACTCTTACCGCCGATGTGCCAGCCCGGTGAGGTTTCAATGGCGATGAGGTATTGGGGCAGATAGATGTCATATTCGACCTTTGGTTTTGCGGTTTCAGTGGGGTCAATCTCACCCAACTTCATTTTGTGAACATACTTAACTCCAAGACTATCAAGATAACTGGTAATCTGCCATTCGTCTCTGGTAGGTTCTCCACGCACCATACCCGATTGAGGCCCGAATGTCCCAAGTTCGCCCCCCTTCTGGCGCTCGGCAATGTGTTCTACAGACCTTTGCCATGAAGGGTCTTCAGGGTCGAGATAACCAGTTGTGGCTCCATAGGGTGCGGCAGAATAGCCGAACAGGTCGCTCATGTGTTGGGCTTGGTCACTATTTGGATAGATGAAAGTATTTCCTTCTTTATCCTGTTGGATGCTTTGAAGAAGCCCCTGACAAGCAGGGCAGGTTTCGCCAGCCCATGCGTGGTCGGTGATTGCTTGATATTCCGCAGGAGTGAGTTGGTAGGCTTCTACTTCTACTGTGGCCATACTGAAACGTTAAATACCTTCCGCCCTTAATAAACTCTCAGATGAATCCTATCCTCATTCTCTCTGGTCTTGCGGTCGCAATTGGAGGAGCAATCAAAGACAGTCGATTTGAAGGGTTCAAGCCAATGGTCTTTCTGCGAAGTCCAATGATAGGTTTGCTTCTCTCATTCTTGTTTCCTTGGCCTGACTACTATAATCTCTATGGAGATACGATACTGTTTTGTGCAGGAATAGGAATGGAGCGCATAATAGTCGAAGTCTACAAACTACTTAGAAAGAAGAAACCCGCCAAATTCAGTTTTGGTGAGTGGAACTCACATCGTTAAGAACGGAACACCCGCTTCGACTTTCTCTGGCTCTTCAGAACCCTCATCTTCGGGAATGCCTTTATGCTTTTCGCTCTCATAGGTGTTGCCAAGTTTGCTTTGGGTATCTGACTCCTTTACCATTGCATCGCCATCGGGTGTAGTGATGTATCCGCCGAACTCGGTCTCCATGATAAGTCCTTGCTCGACCAAACTCTTTAGGATGGGTGTAACGAGTGGAGTGCCCTCTTCGACAGCCATTTCCATCGCCTTATGAACATCGCTATCCTTTTCTTGAATCTCAAAGGCAACGTCAGCAAGACTCGCCGGAGCCTTGTATTCTTTGCTGTAGTGAGCCACTTGGAATAACACTTCAGCCTCAAGGTCTTCGTCTGCACCTGCTCCTAGTTCAGCACCACCAGAATCTAGACCAACTTCTGGTTGAGTTTCTGGTGCTACTTCCGGCTCTTTGAACTCTTCCGGTAGTTCCTCATCAGGAATGTTAGGTTCATGGTCGGGAGCGTAAGTGGCCATAGAGTTTAAGTAGTCGCAGTCGCTTATAAAGGATTGTATGAGTCAGAATACACCGATAGCCTATTGTGACACCCAAGACCTTGTAAAGCAGTTGAATTTGCAACAGACATCCTTCGACCCTAGTAAGTATTTGGTTTGGCAGATTCCTACGTCTGTGGATATCCTCAACACTTTCGTCAAACAGGCTAACGAACAGGCCACTCAATTGTTTGGAGACCATACAAAGGATTCCCTATTCGGCCTTACCAAGCAGTGGGCAACATGGCGGGCGGTTCTCAATATGATTGAGACAATGACCGTCAATTGGGTGATTTCGGGTCTTCCTGCTACACTTGGGGATATCAGCATCAATAGACTTGATGCGATGAGGTCGGCTTCTGCCGAAATTAAAGGAAATGCTCAATCAGAGTTGGTGAGGCTTTACACCATGCTCTCGGAGATAGACCCCATTCAGAATTACCAAAGCCCGAGTCCTTTTGTAGACACTGGCGGGCAGAGTTTCTTCTCTTAGTCGGTAGTCTTTAAATACTCCAAGAGGCATATCTAAACCAGTATGCCAGAGTTTGTCCTAGAGCCAGAGTTTGTCTCACCTTGCACATCATTCTCTAATCAGACGGCCAATATAGGAACAGGTGGACAGACAACCGAGTATACCTGTATGACGCTTTTCTCAGGAGCGAACATTACGATTGTAACCAATGCCACCATTCTCATCGATAATGATTTGGTCATTGAAAATGGTGCAACACTAACTTTGAGTTCGGGTGCAACTCTCAATGTATTGGGTAGTCTCACTTGTGGTGGCATGATTGTAACATCTGGAAATTGCACTATCTCACCAAGTCGCTTCTCTACTGCCTCTAGTAGCAATATCACATTGACAGCCACAACGGATGTGTTTATCACTCAGGCTCTATCCCACAATTATCTGACTGGAACACTCCAAGGAAATGGAACTTTGAACTCATTTGGATATTTGAGTGTTCCTTCAGGAAACACATTGACGCTTAATCTTGGTGGTGGTGCCTTCACAAGAGGAATCCAACTTATTTCCGACAGTCTTACAGGTTACAGTGGTTTCATCATTAATTATGGAACAATCCACGTTACAGGAAGCACTACAATCACTAGAGCATTGGGTGGTGTGGGTTGGAGCATCAATGGAAATGTCACAATTGATTTTGGTCAAACTCTTTTTACAGATGCGGCAGGCACCTTTCTTCCCGCTTCAACCACTCCTGTAATATTTACTGGCCCCGGCACATTTGATGCAACCACTATCTCAGTTGGTTCTACTGTAAAACTTCCAGCCGCAAGTGTAACATTCACTGGTGGAATAGTTTTGAATGGCGGTTTCTATTTTACAGGAAGCCCATCGTCACCTGTAACATTTACCATCAATCAGGCCACATTCAAAAATCTTGCGGGAAATCTTGTTTTAGCGGGAACAAATTGGACTGTCAATTTTGGAGCCTTTACATCAACATGGATAGGAATCCAAGTTTTGGAGGTTCCAGCCGGAATTACTACGGCATTTGGCGCAATCATTGATGTTCCAACCAATACAGATGCTTTCTTCATTACATTGCCAACATCGTTTGGTGGTTTTGAATATACAGGCGCAGTTGATGGAGTAGGAACATGGAGTGGGCCAACCATAAGTGGAATGGGTTTGTTTCTTGCAGGTATCATGGCAGGAACCACCACGCAAGGCATTGCTTTAACTGCTTCACAGACTATAGCGGCAGGAGCCGACGCAACTCCAACAGCACTTTCTGTCATAACAGATAATTATGGCATCAATACAGGCGATACGGTTTACACTTTTTCCGCTATAGGACAATATTGGTTTGGATGGCACGATTCAACAACTCCTCAGTTTGTTGAGAGTATCTATGTATATGCAGGTTCGGTTGGCGCACTCAATTGGCCACAGGATTCGTTTGGTCTTTTCAGTCTTGCTACCCAAGCCGCTAATGGAGATACCATTGCGTTCCATGCGTCGTCGGCTAATCCGGGCAGTTTGACGATTGGCGCTACAACTGCTTTCGACTTTTAGAAGCGGCCAAGCCTTAAATAGTCGGAACAGCCTTTCTATCCTAGAATGCCAGCATTCTTCATCAATGCGAAAAATGATACTGTTACAACGATAGGGCCAGTCGTTCTCAATGTGGAAACCACACTTGTTGAATATACTGGTGCGGCTTTCGATTACATTGTTGAAGGATATCTTGACATTAGTGCTGTAACGAGTTCTGACAGTGTGACTGTTACTGAGTATATAGCAGTTGATGGAACCAACTATCAGATTTTCAAGCAAGATACTTTCGCTGGCGCACAGGTCGAGAACGCTATCCGATTCCATGCAAAGACTTTTTACTCTGGCGAAAAATACAAGGCCACCATCAAACAGACAGTAGGAGTCGGAAGGTCATTCCCAATTGTTTTCATTCAGGAGATATTCAACGCCTAAAAAGGTGAAACTAGATGGTTCAGATTGGAGGTAACTTTCTCAACACTCCTGTAGTTCTCTATCCAAATCTATCTACTAAAGTTATGATTAACGATTCGGCTCACGCAACCGATAGTATAGAAGTGTTACATATTCATGATATTACCGATAGAGCCTTCGCTGAAGACTTCATTTCGGTGGCAAGGGATACGCCTTAAATAGTTCGGTGGGGTATAAGTTCTTATGGCCTTCTCGCCGCCTTCAGGAGCCTATCCTCTCAATGCCCAAGAGACCGATTACATTGTGCTTACTTACCATCAGATAATCGATATGCTTGGTTTACCTTTGACCTACAAAATTCAGCAAATTACCGGGCAGGATGAATACGAGCATCCCGTCATTTCCTTCATTGTCAAGACCATCAATGGTGTAGTGGCCAATCTTACAACCGATGAATATTCCTACGTTGAAGTGGGTTTCCTTCCTACTCACTATGCCAATGTATGGGTTTACGACGCTGTGCCACAGATTGGAGACCATGTGATTTGGCAGGACATCGAATGGGAAGTGAGGAATTCTATTCCTACAGTGATTAGTAATCGCACCGTTTACTATCGTGTTCTGATACGCAGAATACTCACCGATGGGACTTTGCAGAGTGGTGGCGAGATTACACAGTTGGGGTCGGGAGACCCCTAGACCTTAAATAGTTGGCTTGAGTAGGTAGTAGTGATATGGTGCAGATTGGTGGGTCTACTGGTCAGGATGCCATCCTCTTTATTCAGGAGTTGCTTGAGGGTTACATTAAGGATGAGAATAGCAATCCTGTTCCCTTTGGATATACCTATCCCAAGCAGATAAATCAATTGCCAAGAGTCGCTCTCTTTGCCCATGATGAAGAAATGAAGTTCATCAGTATTCCGGCAGTAAGACGCAGATGGACTGCTCCATTCACTCTGAAGATTTGGGCAAAGAGTGTGAAGCAAAGGTATGCCATCAAACAATCGATTCAGGCCAGACTCGACACTCTTTCCAATCCAACACAGCAGTTGGCAGACAACTATGTGTATATGTGGTATAAGAGTCATACCTATCCTGACGAAGTGCGAATGTTCGGTCAGCCAATCTTCAAGATAGATTTCACCGTCAATATTGTCTACGATGTTCTCATCAGTGATGCGTTGATATGAATCGAGAGAGTTTCATGCCGCCCCCTACAAATGGGGTCGTCACAAAAGGTGCGCTGTTCTATCCGGCTCTTGGTGGACAGGTAATCGTGATTACCCTTCCAGAGTGAGATTCTCAACCTCTAGAAGAGCATCGGCTAATTTCTCGAAGTAGGTAGATTTCACTAGGCCACCAATCAGCGAATACTTCTCGGCCAACTCTCCGACCAAAGTGACCACATCTTCTTTGTCTTGCACTTCGGCTCCACAGTAGATAGCGACAGGAACTTTGGCCTCTTTGCAGAAGATGAAGGTGTAGTCGAGCACTCGTGCAATGTGTTTGGTATGTTTGCAATCTTGGTGCTCTCCTTCAAAAAGCAGAACGTAATGGCCGTCTGAAGCCTTTGCACCCGACAATCGCATAATAGGGATATACCCCTTACCCTTAATAAAGGTTAGGCAACTTTAAGTAGGTCGCAAAGAAGGGGTATCCTAAGATGTATAGCAAAGAATTCGCTGAAATGTGGGACGCACTTCCAGCAAAGATAGCCGACGAGACCGAGCACAATGGCAAACCAGAATTCATCACAAAGGCTTCCGACCTCATCTTTCCTGACCAATCTAATGCAACAACTGTCCAAGCCACTCTGAAAGAGATTCAGATAAGCCGTGGCGATGGCGGGTCGATAGGCAAGGCTCTCGGTATCAAACCTAAGACTACTCACTTCAAACTCGATACGGTGATGGGATACAAGTCTATCCACGACCTTCGGATAGTCCATGCGAAGGACGAAGTGTCACCTCTCAAAATAGGTGTCACCGAGTCTCAGGAATCCATCAAGGCTAGAACCATCAAACAATTCAATCTCTACACCAATCGGGCCTCCGTTCTCGTTACACCGCTTCCTGTAGGTAAAGAGCGATAGTGAAGGGCTAGGGTTTAAATAGTTCCTTCACCCTTATTTCTTTCAGTATGCCAATGGGCGAATACTCTTCGTTTGCTGATTGCACATCCAAGAACAAGGATAAGAACGACCCCAATGCCTATTGTGGTTATATCAAGCATCAGATAGAGGGGGGCAAAAAGAAGGAAGAGGCGATGGGATATGAAGCCGAGCACGAAGCCTACCATCTTGAGGAAGAGGTCAAGAAGTTGGAAGAGGAGTGCTCTGCGAAAGAGGTTATGAATCTCGCACTCAAGTCAGTCAAAGACGAAGACAAGTTTGGTTCTGCGTCAAAAGTCATGAATCTTGCTCTCCATAAGGAGGATGAAGAGGTCAAGCATCTAGAGGAAGAGATTACTAAAATGGAAGAGGAAGTCAAAGTTTACGACAAAGAGGGCAAGGAGTTTGATTGGGAAGGCGGAAAGTTAACTCCTTCTAAGGAGCCAGCCAAAAAGAAGGAAATCCAACCCGAAAAGCCGCAATGGTGTTCTGTTCACAAGAAACCCTACTTAGAGCATACTCCTGATGAGACAAAAATTGATACGAGTCAGACTCATTGGGGTGAGGAGGCAATGCTAAAGGACATAGGTGCTTTTGTCAATACTCTGAAGGCCACCGTTGATGATATTACACTGCTGGCAAAAGACCAAGGATGGGACTCCAATTCAGGAGTCTCAGAAAAGGTCTCTCCTAGCAAACCGACTAAGGTTGGAGATGATGTCTCTGGTGAGTTGGTCGGTGTAGCAGTCAAGAAATTCTCTGGCGATGCTCTCAAGGTTCAGGTCAACTGGTTCAATACTGCGATGGCTGAACTCAAGGATATTGTGGCTGATGCCAACCAATTCTTTGAGGACGCTGGCTGGAACTCAGCCGAAGTCGTGAAGGAATACAACGAGCACAAGAAGCATTGGGGGAAGGATTACACAGCCGGGACTTAGATTAGTCCGAATACCTTCAGGAGCACTAGAATCGTTGTTAAAGCAGAAATCACATTTGCCACCGTTCTTATTTTGTAATATCGTTTCTCTTCTTTCATAGCAATACTCCTTCTATAGTTGGCTTTATAAACGTTCTACTTCTTTCCTTGTGCCTCTTTCCACTCATCTAGAGTTTTCCGCATTTCGTTGAATTGCATCCACACATTGAGGTCTGTCTTTACCTTCACTGACTCCTTCAGAATCTTGAAAGCCGCAAGGTCGAGAGTGTTGTGGTCGGTAGTGGCCAATAAAATCTGTGCCCTCTTAATCAACTCATTCTGTCCTTCTGCTGTGTCTAAATCGAGACCAGAGAGGTCGATGAACATCGTGCGATGGAGTGGCGGTTTGTGTCCTCTTGGTTTTCCGACAGGTCTACCTTCTTCGTGGTCACTCATGACGGAGGCCACTTCTCAAACCTCTTTAGTTCCAGAGCGAGAATTTTCTTCTTATCGCTATCCATTCCGACAGTCCATTTTCCACCAATGATGGTCTTGGCATTGGCATCAGGAACGAGTTCTTTCACTAATTCAGCAGGGATGAAGATGATGCGGGTTGTAGCATGGCCAACGGACTGAGCCTTTTTCCACTCTCTCTTAGGCATACGAAAGGAAAGGGTGGTTCTGACTATATAAAGATTGGCTTTTTACCACCGAGAATCCCTAAATACCTCTGGAACAGACCTTCAGACTAATGGCTGATTCAGCCCTTCCTGATGTCATATGGTCTATAGCCATCATCTTCTTCTTCCTTGGAGATGCTATATGGGCGTGGTCAGTGAATGCGCCTAGTTCGGTTCTTGAAAGTTACGCTATAGGAATGGTAGCATTAGGAGCCAATATCACCCTTAGATTCAAAGGGTGGAGAAAGAAATGAGATACTATTTGGCTCATCCCTTTGAGTCTAGGGAAGAGGTCAGGACATGGGAAGTTGGGGCCGAGAAAAGACTTGGAATAGAGTTGGTGAATCCTTTCTATGATGTGCCTAGAAACGACATCAAAAAATTGGATGTCACAAAGCCTATGACACGAGAAGAGAGACAAAGACAGATGGTTGAGGCATTTGGGCCAGATTATTACAACCCCATAGTCGAAGGAGACCTTCACCTCATTGCTACATCCAATGGTGTGATTGCTATTATGAACGATGCCGTATCCATAGGCACACCAATGGAAATCTTCTACGCCAGAGTAGTCCTACAGAAGCAGGTTTACGTTGTTCATTTGACCGACAAGAATCGCTGGCATCCGTGGCTTCAATACTATGCCAATCGAATGTTCAGTGGTTTTGCAGAGTTCGAAAAATGGTGGAGTGAGAATAAACTATGAGACTTTCTCTGGATATGGATAGTGTAATCGCTGAGAGCATGGATACCTTTCTTAAAGTGGCAAATGAAACATTTGGTTATTTGGCTTCCAAAAAGGATTACGTCGAATGGGATTGGTATGAGAACAAGTTCCACTTGACAGGTTCTCAGATGGCAGGAATCTATGGAGAAGTATGGGGTAATCGGTGGGATGAAATCAGACCGACAGAACCTAATATTGAGAAGAAGGTAGAAAGACTTGCTGAATTGGCTGATGTCACTGTGGTCACATCTGCGGGGCCACCACAAGCCGGAGGTAAGATAAAATGGCTTGAGAAGTATGGTCTTAGACAGATTCCAATTCTCATTGTGCCTTATGGCAAAACTAAAGAAGCCCTACCTTACCATATTTTTGTGGACGATAGGAGCGATACAATCGAAAAGGTAACGGCCATTGGCAAAATTGGCTTTCTTTACAATCAACCGTGGAATCAGAAATGCAAGGTTGGCATAAGGATAGAATCCTTGTCCAGTGTAATTTCCTTTCTCCAAGGCGAAGGCATATGAAACCAATCGACAAACCATTGAAGGATAGCGGCAAACGGGTGCAATTTTCGACAGGGGCTATGAGGGATATTCAAGACAACAAAGCACGACCAGACCTCATGAATCCGATGGTCGATATGCGTCTTTCGCAACACTTTGCCAAAGGAGCCAACAAGTATGCCGCCCGTAATTGGGAGAAGGGGATTGATGAAGAGAGATTTGTAGCATCAGCCAAGCGACATATGAATCAGTGGCTCATGGGAGACGATGACGAAGACCATCTCATTGCATGGCTCTGGAATGTCTATTGCATAGTGGCCACCGAAGAGATGATTGAGAGAGGTATCTTACCTGAATCTCTCAGAAATCTTCCCAACTATCGGAACAGGAACCTTAATAAAGGTCGGAAGGGAGAGAAGAAATCATGAGTGATGTAATACCGCAAGCCGACAAACCCTTCTATCTGACCATACTAATCACAATTCTCACAGGTCTCTTTGGCGTTGTTGCCGTAGTGAATCCGGTCAATGTCAATTCGAATCTGCTTCAGAACGTCTTCACGTTCTTCAGTGGATTGATGGCTATGTCGTGGGGTTTCTATTTCTCTTCTAAGGCATCTAGCAGTTAAATGTCAAGCATTTGGTCACAATGGCAGAAGATGACTGTAGAAGATATCCAAGATACTATCTATTGGCTTGCTCGGTCTCTGACCTCATATGAGAAAGGTTCTCGTAAGCACTATCTGACGCAAGCCTATCGTTCATTTGGATGTATTTTCTATGGTCACGGACTATGGGATTAACGTCTCTGTTCGGCTTCGTCTGTCCCTCTTTGGTCTCCGGTAGGTGTCCTCCATACTGCTTTTTGGAATGCTTCCATCCCTTTAGGATTCTTTCTTCGTTCTAAGAACTTGCGGTAGGTGGCCTTATCCACCAACTTGGGATTCCAACTGTAAGCCCCACAATAGACACAATTGGTGGCCCCTTCCGCTAGACCATAGATACCAAGTCGATAAACGCCTTTGCAAATCAGACACTCGATGTAGATGTATTTTTCCCACTCTAGACCATAGAGGGCATCATAGAAATTATTGGTTCCTTCAATTGGCGTTTTGCTTCACCTTCAATTTTTGAAGCAACTCATCCAACTCCTCTGGTTTGAGTCTTTGGACTTCGGCTTCATTCATTTTGTAACCCTTCTTCAAGACGAAGATTACGGCCTCATAGTTCTGACCGTGGGCCATCAGGTCTCTCATGTGCATATAGTCGAGCCAGCCGATGGCGGCTCCTTGTCGATAGAAGCGGTCTTCCCAATAGTCGAATGCTCCTATGATGGCAATACCGCCAACGATGATGGCAATCCCTAGCCATGTCATACCCAACAATATGGCAGGTATACCAGTGGCTAGGTCGTAGGCTATCGAAACGATAGCCACATAATCATTTGGATGGAGTTTGCGATTCATTCTTACCACCGCTAAAATCGATGAGTCCATGAAGAGCCAGCAAGCATTTCAACCAAAAGGCAGAAGTGATAGTCCCACGAAAGATGAACTCATCTGGCGGTGTGAGTTTCATATCCGAGCCGTCCATCAGACCTCTTGCAACCAGAGTGCGCTTTTCTTTCTCGGTTAGTCCTGTCATATTGTTTCCATATTGCATAAGGCGGAATACAGTGTCTTGGTCTTCTCTAGCCAAGCCATATTGTGTGGCCATGAGATTGTGCATGACTTGGGTAATCTGTTGTTCTCTAGTTGGAACAGAATTATCACTCATGATGAAAGGATTTCATACTAGCCTAATAAGGATTCTCAGTATCCGTAATGGCTGTAATGAGTTGCGGGCAGACCGCAGATGGCACATTGACCTAATTTGCCTTGAGTGTAAGTATGGGGTTTCCCACCGCTTGGGTCTTTCACGGCTTCCTGTTTGTTCATATCGCTATTGGGGCCAACCTCTTGAGTTTGAAGATGAGGTTGAACCTGTGGTGCTACGGCTTGTGGTTCTAGTGCAGGAGAGGCGGTAGGCTCATTAATCATGTCCACGATATTGGCAAGGTCAACAAGCATATCCCGAATTCTGACGTAGAATTCGTGCTCACTGTAGATGTCTTCTACTTCCTTCAGAATCTCTTCTACTTTCATTAGTTGGTCTTCCTGTCCAATCTGAGCCGCATTAACTCCCATCGGGCTTTCACGGTAGGAAAGGTCGGGCATCTGTGCTTCAGTGTGCGCCAAAGTCTGACCCACATTTTTCCACGAGCCGGGTTCTTTGCCAGCGTTTATGTCATCGATGCACCTTTGGCAGATGTTGAATCCTGATTGTCTTTCGCCCATACCGAGTGTTTGGCCGCACTTTGAGCAGAATTGCATGGATTCATCTTTCTCCAAGTCTTTAGGACTGATAGGTGCTCTCCTACTCTTTCGATAGGGTCTCCCATATTCATCAAGGTCAGAAGTTGTTGGGCCGGGAAGACCAGACATCCATGAGGCCCATTCATCCATATCGGAAGCCTCTTCTTTGTAGACATTGGCAATCTCGGCATCAGGATGATTACTGGCATAGTGTTCTGCAATAGCATCATTGGAATTAGGAAGTTGAGCACCGCACTCAGGACACGCCTTTGGTCTTTCCCATTGACTCTCAGGAGCATGACCTTCAGTAACAGCATCTAGAGCCATTTGGACTGCATCATTGATGTCTACGCCTTTGGCCGCACCCTTACTGTCTTTCAATTGTGGAGTCAAATCCATTGTGTTCTCTTCGCCATCGGCATAGTAAACAATGGCATAGAGTTTGCCAGAGACAACTTTGTATTGGTCAAGAGCGAGAAAGGCTTCGTTAATCTTAGTGATGGCATCAACCACACCATCTGGCCCACCACCAAGCGAGAACTTAAAAGAATAGGTGATAGCATTAGGGTCAGATTTCGACGGCCCTTTCATCACAGTAGCATTGTTGTCAAACTGATGAAGAACGTCTTCAAGTAGGTCAGCCTTCTTATCGGGTTCGCTTCCCATCCATCCTTCCCACACACGATACTCCCAATTGTCCAAGTAGAGGTCAACCTTCTCCCAAGGTTTGACCACACCCACCATCTCACTGATTTGCTCAGTCTCATCTTCTGGCACTTGTGGTGTTTGCATTGGTTCCTGTGTAGGCTGTGCGGCTGGAATCTCTGGCTGTTGAGTTTTCTCAATGGCTTGTTCAGAGGGGTCGGCAGGAGTGAGGTCGGCTGGCTTATCTTTGGGCATCATGTCGTTTTGTTCTAGCCATCGGGACAACATCCAGTCATATTTGGTCTTCGACATACAGAGAGATGTAACACAGTCGGACTATTTAAAGCCTAATGAGACTAAGCCCACGAAAGCCAATCGCCTACATCCTGTGGGACGGCGGTGCCCTTTGTGATTTGGAAGCCTACGATGGCATTCGTCAATGAGAGAAGCACATCGTCGGTGGTGTCTTCGTTGTGCTTCCACACCTTCTTGTCGGTTCCTTCTGTGAGTTCGGGATATTCGGCCAAAATGTCTTTGATGATGTAGTTTCTTCTCAATTCGTCTGGCTCATTGTAGAAACGGAAGCGAGAGGGATTGGTAATGTAGTCCATTGTGAGGTCGATAGCATAGGTGCGATTGGCCTTAATCATAGACCCATACATGGTAGGCTCGACCTTCAGAGGCGTAGATAAGAATCCATTCATCATCTGAATTTTGATTACCTTATCTCTGAATTGTTTCCAGAGTAATTGGTTCTGCATTTGTCCAGACCCTTCGTCGCAGACGACCAATGAGATAGGGTATTGCCGGATGAGTTTGGCCACCTCCTCTACTTGAAGAGTGAGGTCGGTTTGGTCGATTTTCTCAACGTCCAGAACATCGATGGTATAGAGGTCTGGTAACTCAAGTAGTCGTGGTCGGATGAGAGTGAAGACCGTATTGGATTTGGTGATGCCCCAATCTACTCCGGCAATCAGCAACTCACCATTGACGAAAGACCCTTTGTTGAGCATAGGCGAGAACAAAGTCTCCATGTAAACTCTGTCAGTTGGTCTACCCAAACCCGCATAAAAGCGACCCAATACTTCGTTCTCGAACTCTTGCCGAGTTTCAGCGTGTTTTCTCTTGAACTCGAATTCTTCAGGAGTTATCCATACACCTACAGCGAACTCTTGCGAAATGTGATAGCCTGACCATAATCCATCCCACTTCGGATTAGAGGGAGACCAAGTTTTGGTCACAGGGTCGAACTCTTTCATATCACTAAGTTGCCACAGGTTGTCAAATCCACTACCTGTCAATATTGGAGTTCCAATGACAAGCATTCGTTTGAAGGATGAGTGTGAGATTCCTGCTTGAGCAATAGGAATGGCATTGGCTCGATAAGACTGAAACTCGTCAAGCACGATAGCATCAGCGTCGATAGACCTGAGAGTTTCAGTATCCTCAAAGGCTGTTAAAAAGTAGACTTCTGATTTGTTTAGAACGGTCTCTCTCACGGCCATATTTCTGACCATTTGCATAAGGTCAGGACTTCGTTTCAATTGTTTCTGCCATCTGTCTCTGCTGAAGATGTCGGCCTTAGAGCCGGATGCTGAAGCATAGATGAATTTGCCGGGATGGGTGAGAGCATGGTAAAGTATCCAATTGACGGCATATTCCGATACTTCCATCTGTCTGCCCTTGACGATGATGATGTTTGGATTTTCGTCGTGGTAGAGGTTTTTGAGCCACGGTCTGTTTGCGAACCACATATCCTGTGTAGCATCAGGGCCAGCCTTCTCAGGAATCTTAACGTGCTTCTCAACGAAGGCCATGATATCCGAAAGGTCGAGTTCAATCTTCTTAGGAGTCTCACCTTTGACCTCTTTGAACTCCCTTTTTAGAGAGTTTAACATCCTTTCATTGACACTACTCATACTAATCTTTATATAGCCTATTGCCTACTTAAGCGTTATCATGAAACGAAAGGGGCTTGCTTTAGCATTCATTTTGATGATGCTCCTCTCCTTTGCGCCAGTAAGCCACGCTTCATTTGTCGAAGATTATCAGATTTCGCCTCTACTCACGCCCGGAGCCTACGTTGATTACAGTGTGACCTATCATCCTTTCATCAATTCCTTTCGTGTAGAAGTAGTGCAAACTATTTCGCCTACTTTGATTCTATTCAATGTGACGCTCACTTTGTTTGACCATTCTCAGCACAGTTACCTTCAACTCATCACAGTAAAAGGCGCAGGTGATGATAACAAGGTTATCACAATGGCTATAGGTAATCAAACAATCTCAATGGTTCCAAAGACAGATTTCTCCATTCCCAAATATCAATTTTTCATGCGACTTCCAGTCATCAGTCCTTATCTTCAAACCAATGATTTTGTGAATCTGGATGAAAGAGTTGCTATCACTCAGGGAGGCTTTGGAATTTTTGTGGCGGCTTTCGGTGGCGATGTCATCGATTTGGCGTTCAGAAACACCTATACCTATCAAAATTCACTTACCGGAACCATGCTTGAATGGGATAGAGCATCAGGACTTATGCTCCATTATACCTATTTTTCGGCACTTCCATCACAAATTGATGAAGTAGATACCAATATTTGGAAAACACCAGTTGGACAAATCTACAAACCCATCAGTCCGGTCGTCTTCCTCCTCAATCTCTATCTTCTTGCCGCCGAAGTGGGTGGTCTCTATTTCACCTATTGGGAGTTATGGGTAGCAAGTTTGGGGGCCGTTCTAATCTATGTTTTCGAAGGGTGGTTCAAGAAATATATCAATGACAGACGAAGATTGATTGCTTCGCCTCATTTGGAATCCCTACTTAGAAAGGTTGAAGCACAACAGCCAAGAGTGTTGTTTTTGGATGACCGTAATAGGTCAAAGGTGGCCAACAAATGAGAATCCCAAGCGTCTTTAGACGAGTGAAGAGACGACTGAGAGAAGGTAAGGAAGACCATGACTTTGGTGAAATCAAAGTTTCAACGGAAAAGATTCAGAGAGACATGGAGATATTGAAGCCAGAGTTCGACCTTCGAGATGATAAATGGCGTAGCGACCCCAAGGCTTTCACCGATAAATTCTTCGACTCCAAAGCCAAGCACACTACTGATGACATTCGTGTGCCAGAGAAGTTCAAGGACTGGATTATCGGTCAGGATGCCGCCCTCAAGAAGATTGACCTTAGTGAGATAGAATGGATTCGCACTCTGAAACAACTTCAGGAGATGGAAAAGAAAGAAGCCGCCGGAGTCAAACTTTCGGCAGTTTTGCGTGAAAGACCAACTAACAACATTCTTATGTTGGGTGAACCCGGCACTGGTAAGTCTCTCATTATCAAAGTTATGGCCGAATCGCTGAAGGACAAATACAAGGAAGAGGGCATCGAACTTGAAGACGTTATGCTTGGCGAAGACCGCATCAATCGCTACAAGGCCAATGTGAGATATATCAAGCCAGCAGGAACCGCCAAAAAGGTAGTTGAGTATGCCGAAATAAAGGAAACACAGAAAGGACGTAAGAAAAACGCTTTGCTCTATGGTGGCATTGGGACTATCATCTTTATTGGGGTTATGTTGATTTCATTAGGTCTTAGAAAGATGTTATTGAATATGCTTGGTGGCATGGATTTTGAGTCTGCTCTGTTGAATTCGGCCAGCGTTTACTTTGGTTTGGGAATGACCATGATAGGCTTTCCTATGTTCATCATGATTATGTTCTGGCAACAGCGTTGGATGTTCGGACAACAGGGTAACGAACAAAAACACATTCCCAATCTACTTGTGGATAATGACCCTGAGTCAACTCAAATGTATGTCAACTGCACTCTGGTTTCGGATGCCGCCCTCTTTGGCTCGATAGAGTGGTCTCCGTGGCAAACTGGTGCAATGGCCAAACCACCTTACCGTAGAGTTCAAGCAGGGAAGATTCATGAAGCCAACAAGAAGATTCTCTACATAGATGAGATTCGCAATCTCTCTCAATCATCAGCCATCAAACTTCTGACTGCAATGGAAGATGGGGAGTTTCCTATCCAACAGCAAGCCGATAATACTTCCACTAGCGGCGGTGGCGGAACGGCAGGACAGAACATTCAAACACCACCTGTCAAGGCCATGTTCTTTCTCTTTGCGGCTGGCAATTTGGATGTATTGGACGACCCACATAGCATTATCAATCAATTCCCTGCTCTTAGAGACAGGTTTGAGAACTATGGTGACATCATCGCACTGAAGGATGAGGTAGAAGCCACGCCTCTCAATGAGATGCTTGTGGCACAGGTCGTAAGGGACGAACTTTACAGGTTCGGCTTTCCACCTATGGAAGCGGCAGGTGTAAAGCGCATACTTGAATATGTGAAACAAAGAGCCAGCGACAAAGACCACATCAAATTGATGTTCAGAGCCGTCATCAAAGTGCTCAAGAGGTCATCACAACTCTCGTGGAAGGATGGTGATGTTATAGTTCGAGACAGTCATGTGAAAGATGCTATCGAACATTACACTGAAACCATCGAGAAGCAGGTTATCGAACATCGATTGGAGAAGAAGGAAGCCATTTCGCTAGTAGAGAATGTTGGAACCAAAGTAGGTCAGGTCAACGGATTGGCAGTAGTGGCGGCTCCCCACGGCGGCGAAGGGGCTGGCGATGTAATGCAGGTGCAGTCTTTCCTCAGATTCGTAGATTCTCACGACTATGCCAATTTTGAGGTTACAGGTGTGGTGAGAGGCGATGAAACCGATGTGCAGGACTCGAAACGCGAAGTCAGAACAGCCATACTTAGGATATACGGCGTAGACATAGGGAAGGATTGCTATGTTCACATCAAGTTCTCTCAGACTAAGGTAGATGGGCCAAGTGCTGGCATCACTATGACTGTCTCTCTTATGTCGTGGTTAGGAGACCCAAGAGAGTTCAAGAAACGCTGGAAAGCCCATTTAGCCTCTGGTAAACTCAAGTCCGAGTTCGAGTTGATACCAGTCCCATTGAGACAGGACATAGCCATGACAGGAGCGATGGAATTGAAGGAAGAGAGGGCAGGTGACATCAAGATTTCGGCTATCGGTGGTGTGTATGAGAAGATTCGGGGAGCCAAGAGATATGGACTTAAATATGTTCTGATACCCAAAGAGAATTACGATGGTAAGATTATCTCAAATGACCAGTTTGAGGGTATCAAAGTCGTATCTTCAGATACGGTGCTCTCTTATTGGGAACAGGTTCGGGGAGACTCGGAAGAAGATGAGATATGGAATAAGGTGAAGAAGAAATGAGATTGTCCAAATTACCTATCAAACTCAAAATTCCGTTGGTTTTGCTGACACTCTATTTGGCTATGTTATTGATTGCTCCTTCAGTCCCTATTCTGTCTGGCAACTCTCATATTGTAACCATTCTTCCTAACACATCTAAGGGAACTCTCGTAGATATCAGTGGACACTCCACTTACGATGCCTACGATAGAATCATCTCTGTTATGGATGGCAATATCGAAGTGGCTAGAGTCATAACTCCGCTTCATAGAGATGGAAGTCTACCAAATACTTTCAATGATATCATCAATTTGCCTTATACCGCTACCGACACTCTCCAATGGATGACTCTCAATAATGCTCAAGAATGGTCAGTCAATATAGCCGTTCAAGCCACGGCCCAAACCGAATCCACAATAACCCAAGTTCTGCCTTTTCAAGAGGCAGACACCGGATATTTCAACACTTTCTCTCTTACACAAGCAGGAACCGTTTACTTTCTAATATCGGGTCATTCAATGTTGGAAGGTGTCAATCTTACCATCACAATAGATAGCAAAGTCTACTTGGTTTACAATTGGCATCCTCTTGACAATGATGCTCAACTTACTACAGTTGGAGCAGTCATTCCCTACATAGCCATAAATATGACAGCAGGATACCATTACATAGACCTTACAGGAACGAGTCAGTTTGCACGAGATTTTATCGATTATGGTCTGACCACTCCATATTTCGTTGTCTCGGCTTTTGAAGTGACCTATCCTAATGTTATCCCGTAAAGTGGCTCAGAAGATAGTCGATGACTTGGCACATGAATGGGGTGTGCCACCAATCCAAGTCATTCTAGTGCCAAAGGCAGTAAGAGCACCCGGCGTAGGAGTCTACTTCTCAGACCATCCCGATTGGCATATCGGCATTACAAACAAAGCCACCGAAGAGAAGATAAAACACGAATTTGGACACTATTTGATGGCTTTGGCGAAGTTGAAAGACGTTACAGAAGAGAAGATAGTCACTCAGTTGATGTCGTAGTCATCTTTCGGCCTCTTCGTTCTATGATGACAGAATTGCACTTGTCGCAAGCAATCTGCTCCACATTCCCCCCCTCATTTAATTCGTATAGGAAGAATTCGCCACATCGGAAGCAGAAGATACGATAGACTCCATGAGGAACCTTCTTCTTGGGTTGTCCTGCTTCATCTACTTCGACAACGGCTTCAGTGACAGGATTGGCATCTACAATGGCCCAATTCTCTAGATTCTGTTCCCTTAATTCGGGAAGAGTGCAGATGAGAGTGAACCGATTGTCTGCATTCTGTGGATAGTCAAAGAGCAGGTCAGCAATCGAGTGTTCTTTCTCTTCGATACTAGGTCGAGTTACATGATAGATGTAGTCGGTCTTACGGAAGACATGGAGTAGAGGGTCTGCTCGGATGGCCTCTTTGAAGTCTCCTTCTTTCAATTCTTGGAAGGTTTTGGCTCTCTTCTCGATTGGCGGCACGTTCTTGCGAAGTATCTCATTGAATTGCTGAACAAGTGCGGCTTTGTTGTATTTCATGGCTTCCGTATCTACGCCTTCTTCATTTTCCATCAAGTGAAAAACCATGTAGATTTGCGACCATTCCATGATTTCTGTGCTGTTGGCTCTCATGAGCCTTAGTATGATGTCGAGTTCGGCTTTAGTGGGTTTGTGCGATGGCAATTAGGCTATCCCCGCATTGACTTCGATGACTTGCTTCATGAGTCTCTTTCGTCTCTTGACTTTATCCCATGCGGCATCTACAGCCGCTTGAAGTTCAGCATCACTCATGCCATTCATTCTCTCGTAGAACTCATCGGCATTGGCTGTGCCCCACAATCGGCACATTTCAGAAATGACATCGTGGCTATCCAGACCAAGCATTATGCCAAGTCTCTTTTGGATGGCTCTTGCTTTACCCCAACATGAATGGTCGTCTGAACCGAAGATATTATTGTCTGGCATCGCTACGAAGCCTTCTTCTCAACGCTATTTAAGGATTGAGGCAAAAATTTCTTCCTCTTTGGAATACCCATTGCTCGGTCTTCTTTTTGGTGTTGTCGTAGACCCACATCCTCAAAGTAGGCTAGGCAGTCTTCGCAATAGATTTTGTCAACCATTGTTTCTTATGGTTGAACCACAATCTATATAAAGGTTGTTGCCGAATTCCATGAATGTGCTTACAGTCAACAAACAAGAGTTCGAGACTCTAAAGGAATGGCTTCCGCCCGATACGCAAGTGGCCAAACCAGAGGAGTTGGGAACGGATGCCGTTGTCAATGGTTTAGAGGTCAATCGGATGTATGAACGAAAGGAACTCAGAGACTTCATCGCATCCGTCATCGACCGCCGCATTTTCGAGCAACTGAAGACTCTTTCTGACAACATTGCCAATGGTTATGAGCCATTCGTCATTCTTGAGGGGCAGGGATTTTGGGATTGGTCAGTCAAGAAGTGGGTATCGTTGAAGCAGTGGATGGATTTGCATCCAGAGCGTAAGATAGCCTTCTATGAGGCTTTGACGGCCTTCCGAGCCTTCAAGGTGGGTCTCGTCATCACTGTAGATAAGCAGGATACGGCTCTCTATCTCTCTTACGAGAACACCAAGTTGGGCAAGCCGAAAGAACACAAAGAGTTTCCCGAAAGGGGCGGTTTCCGAAAGGATTGGGATACGGCCAAAAAGAAAGAATACTTTCTTGAAGCCTTTGGCCCTGCTACAGCCAAGGCTCTTCTCAAAGAATTTAGCACCATCTACGGAATTGCCGCCACAAGTGAGACCAAGATAGCAGAGGTTAAGTTAGCAAGCGGAAGACGTATAGGGGAGAAGAAGGCTAAAGAAATCAGAGAGGTATTGTCAACATGAGTTTTCTCATTACCCAAGCCGCAAGAGCCGACATCGCGGTTTGCATGAAAATCAACGAAGCAAGTATGCCGGAGACTTATTCGCCCCAATTTTGGACGCTCCATCTCAATCAGTTTGGGGATATGTTCTTCGTGGCCAAAGTAGATGGCCAAGTGATGGGCTATGTGCTCTGCCGTATAGAGATTGTCAATAACATCAGGACTGGTCTCATCATTTCGGTGGCTGTAGACAAAGACTATCGTGGGCTTGGTATCGGAGAAGAGTTGATGAAACGGGCGCACTATGCGATGCGAGCCAAGAACATTCCGATGGCCGGACTCCAAGTTCGGAAGAGTAACGTTTCTGCTATTGCCATGTATAACAAGATGGGATATGCGGCCAATCTCTCTATCCCCGGTTACTACAAAAATCCGGTTGAAGATGGATGGCTCATGACTTTGGTGCTGTAGGCTTTAAATAGTGCTGTAACCCTTACTATCTCAGTATGCCGACAACTTTCCCCACGATTGCTTCAGGTTGGAGAGCCGCAGTCAATTGGAAGCCGGAGACAATTTATGGTGTGGCTCCTACTGGTGTTCCCTACAATTGGGTTGGCGATGTGCAGGAGTTTCATGGTGTGATTGACAAGAATCCCATTCTGGTCTACAGGATGGATGGTAGCACCGATTTTCCTGCCTACATTCTGAAGGGGCAGAGAAATGTGGACTTTACGGTTACTTACTTTCCACAGGACATCAATCTTCTGACTGACGTAATCAACAACATTGGCACGGCCAGTGCTGTCTCTCACTCTTTCATCATCAAGGATTATGATACAGGAGCATTATGGACGGTCACTGGTGCGATGCCCAACACAGTCACTATTTCGGGAAAGACAGGTCAGGCTATGTCAGTTGAAGTGGCCTATTGGTGTCAGAACATTTTGCTTGGCAATCCTGCTGGCGTTTCCTATGCTAGTGACCCCGGCAATGTCCCATTCTTCTTCTCACAAGAGAGTGTGCAAATCCCTAGTGGAGTGCCACAACCACAAACTCTCACTTTCACTGGTTCTATCACCAACAATCTTCAGCGAGTGCCGCAATTTGGAACGGATGTCATCAGGTCGATACCCACTCTACTGAGAAAGGCAGAAGGGTCGTTGACCGCCACGTTTGCCCAATTGAGTGATTATCCGAATGAGAGCAACATTCCTTACACGACCGCTTACACCGATACCGAGACCGACCCATCAGGTCTGACGGGCCAGATTATCCGTCTTTTGCTTGGAACCAATGCGTCAGGGCCAACCAGTTTCTATTTGGATTACACTTCAGCCAAACTACCCAAGATTGACTTGGATACTCGTATCACTGACCTAGTGGCTCTCGAACTTCCTTGGACGGCGCAAGGAGCCTCAGTGCACACATAAACTTCAGGATTTCGGCAGGAAGACGTATAAGGTTCTTTTGCTATGCTATCAGCCGATGGTGAGAAAAACATGATTGGAAGAATCGTCGGATACGGGATAACGGGGCTTCTGTGGATAGGAGCCTTGATTGACTTCGACATCTTCGGCATCCTTGCTGTCATCGCTACAGTAAGCACAATCGCCTATCTCATTCAAGAGAGAACATGGACTCCTTCTGAGGGAAAGTCCTACAGTGAGACATATCCGGGCTGGCTAGATTCTTCTACTCCCGGCACTGCCGCATGGGAAGTTAGGCAACTAAGGGAAGATGAGAAGTATCATCGAACTACCTGAACATTTATAAAGGTGGTTTGACTATTTCAGTCTGATGACTGAAACCAAGAAGATTGAAGTCAGAGGTAAGACCTACACCATCAAACGGTTCAACTTTGAGGAAGGTGCAGTTGTAGATGACCTAGTTGCAAAAGCCACATCGCCCGCAGAGTCGCAAGTGGCGATGGTTTTTTATGGCGTTGCCGACCCCAAGTTTGAGTCGATAGATGTCGTCAAGCAAGCCGACAGAGAGACCGTTCTTCATCTCTACTACGAAATCAACAGGTTCAATCAGATGGAACCCGCTTTTTTATCGCTCTTAAAGAGGTCGCAATCACAGGGGTCTCGACGGTCAGAAACCAAGACATCGTAAACGAAGTCAAAGACCTTCTCGTAAGGTATCATCGTTATGAGATACTAAAGACTCTACAAGACACTCTAGGCGTTCCTAGAGATGAGGCTTTAAAGATGGCTGACAGAGAAGTGAAAGCCCTTCTATTGGCACATGATTTTGCCGTGGAATATGAGGCTAAAAAACTTGAGGCGGCAAAGCAGAAACTCAATGAAGCGACACAAGGCTTAAAAGCGGCAGGTTGACTATATAAGGTGTAATGGCGCAAACAGAAGGCCCATCTGTTCTCAGTAGTGCAGAGATTGTCAAGTTAGCCCAAGGATTCGCAGACTTGAAATTGGCACTTGAAGCAGGTGCAATCTCTGTCACTGATTTCATAGATGCCGCTTCCAAACTGCCCGGAAGTTTCCAAGCGGTTTCTGCCGCCGCTACTGCTTTTCAGAATGTCATTAGTAATCTTCAGAAAGCCTATGCCGCATCTGCTGACCTTGCGGCCAACAACGTGGATGAATTGGTATCACTCTATCAAGCCCAAATCAACGTCATTTCGTCACAGAATAGAATGACCCAAGCCATCGCTTTAAATGCTGTCGCTACTCAGGTCTATGGAAAGAATTCTCTTGAGGCTCAACGAACAACTGTGGCATTGAACTACACAAGTGCTCTTTACACTCAATCCAAGAAGAACGAATTGGTGGCCCAATTCGATTACACTACGGCAACTGCCAAGAATTTGGCAACGATGGCCACCTCATTTACGCAACTTGAGCAAGCGATGGTAGTTTTGGTAATTGCTATCCAAGCCTTGGCTATCTCCGCAGAAGAATCTGCGGCCAAAGCCGCACTTGCGGCCATTCCTATAGTGGGCCTAATTGCCACTCTTGGTATCACTGCCTATCAGATGGCCACCACAAAAGGGTATCAAGCGGGAGGATATGTTGCCAAATCAGGATTGGCTATTGTCCATCAGGGTGAGACCGTCATTCCGGCAACTGGCAACAATATGATGGGTGGTGCAGGGTCGGCTCCAAAGGTTGAGATTCACATTCATGCGACAAGCGATGTGGATTTGGCAAAGGTGAGACAAGAAGTCCAAAATGCCTTGGCTAAGACCTTCTATCAGGCTCAGAAGTCAAGAGGTGTTTACGGTTAATGAGCACTAACATCAACTATTTGGTCACTTTCGACTCGATTATCTCTGCCTATTCTTCCCTTCCTACAGGTTCTTTCTTTCTTTACAAGGATAGCATGAACAATCCACAACAGGCATCTCTGAAGAACATTTCATTCTCTCGAAACATCGCTCCTTCTGACGATAGTGCAACTTTGACGATTGCAGGAATTCTGAGGATTCCTGCCGCCAGAGAGGTTTATTTTTACAGAGTGAACTCTGATGGTAGTCTCACACTCAAAGCCAGAGGTATGACCACAAATCCCACCTATCAGGTTGAGGCAGATGGTGGTTTGCTCACGATGGTTGACATCAACAGCCTTTTCTATATGCTTCAAACTCGGCTCTTTCAGATTGCTGGCAAGTCACCTCCGCCACTTCAGCCCAACACCAATCCCTATCTGGTCTACCTGAATCCCAATCTCAATCTTCGGTTTGGAGAGATTTGGACACTCATTCTCTCAAATGCCTTCCAAGAGTCCTATTCGACTGGACACTTGCCGCCTTTGAGATTGGCCAATGTCACACCTTATGGCACAGCCAACGCCAATGTTTCAAACTTCTCCACTTTCACTGATTTTGACCAAGTGGTAGTTAACGACAATATGAATGTTCAGTATCAAAACATATCGGCAGTAATCGATAGATTGGTGACTTCGGCTCTCTTCAATGGGCAGGGTGGAGCACCTTTTCTTGCCGAATACAGAATGGACATCGGCGATTTCCCAATCCCCGGTTTTGTGGCTACCACCCTAACGGCAACTGCGGGGCCGGGGTCAAGCACTTTCCATGTTACCTCAACTGATGGATTTGCTGATGGTCAGATGATTTACATTGGTGCGGGTCTTGGAACGCAAGAAACCTTTACGATTACAGGAGTGTTTCCTAACACTCTCACTATTACAGTTGCTCCAAATTCAGCCAATACACACTACGCAGGAGAGATTGTTGAGTTGACCTCTTCACCTGCGGGCCTCTATCCGAAGACCTTACCTACTCTTACAGTGATGCTTTTCGACCCTATCCATAGCAAATTGGGAAATGGTCAGAACAGGTCAGGAATCCACTTGGGAGACAACTCATTAGACCCCGCCGGAACTCTACCTGCCAATCTTTTGTATCCGATGGATTATGTTGAATTTGGTGTTACCAATGGTTATTTACCAGTCGATACGATAGTCTATTCTGAAGGAGATAACATTGTTTCAATCAAACCCACCTATGACTATGTTTCGATGAACAACAGTTGGGTGCTTACTGGTGGTAGTTTCCAAGGGTCAGATGTTGTGGCCACACCAATCGAGAATCAGAGAAGCATTGCCGAATATGGACTGAAGCAGACTAATCAAACCCTAGCCAATGTGGTAGACCCCGGTGAGATTCAGAGATATGTTGGGACGAGCATCGGCTTCTTCCAGCACCCCATTCCTAACATTGAGTTGAAACCCGACTATACCTATGCTAGTTCTCACGTTCTCTATCCCGGCGATTACATCCTTATCAATGCTCCAAGTCTTCAAGGAGTAATGGAAGATAGCAATGGTAATCTACTTGGCGGCAGTTACGACTCATCGACGGGTGCTCTCATTTCGGTTGGATTCACTGCTAGAGTCAAGACTATCAACATCAAATGGGATGCCGACAATGGCGAAGACATTTCTATCATATTAACCTTCCCTGTTCTCAATGTTCCACTTGGAACAACTTGGGCAAACAATTACGACCCTACCTCACAGAAGGGTAGCAATGCCGGAGCCATGCAATCTATGTATACGTCAGTGGCTCCTTCTGACAAATCGGTGATAGGAAAGAATCAACAGCAGACGGGCGCATCAGTCCATCAGGGTGGCGGAGATTTCATTACTAACAGGAACAGTCCTCTCACCATTTCGGTAAATGACACAGGAAGTATGGATAATGTCAACCCCGACTTTCAACATACTGACATCCCGATATGGGCACAAGAAATTCCAAACAATGCAAACATCTCAATTTACAATAGTATGAATAAATTGCTCAGTGTGAAGGCCGATGATGTTCTCATCTATCAGTTTGGAGTGGAAGTTGATTCGGCTTTGGGTGGCACTGCTCAGAATGACGTATGGCTCACAGTCCTCCAACCAGACGGTTTGACCATTTACGATAGTATTCTTGGTGCTAATCAATTAGCCAACATCCTCTCTCTCCTGTCCAAATCTCACGCTTCGCCCCTCTATACGGGTGCTTCGGCACAATTACTTGATGGTTTATCAGGGAAGTATGAGATAATTCTTCGCAATACAGCCGCAAATGCTTGGTGTCCCGACCCTCTGATGAGCACTCTTCCTTCTCCTGTTGCTGATGGTGGGTCAGGAGTCCCATTCAATGTATCCACTTTCTTTATCTTTACGGCTGTCGATGCGGCTGGCTATGAGTTTGCGATGACAGGACGCTCTAATCCAGCAAAGGGCGCAACCATTGGTTTTCCGGTTCACGGTAAGTTTGCTGTTGTTCCGGGCGCAGTCTCTTACAATGCTTATGTTGCCAATGAAGGGCCGGGAGATACCTACGCCAGCATTCTTGATATGACATGGAATGGCAATTCGGTAGCAGGTGGTGGTGCAGGAGCAAGTTGGTCTATTCTTGGCGGTGTTGTTACTTACACTCTTGTTACAGCACTTCCATTCACTGCTGATACTCAACCATTTGATACTTCAAATCTAACAGAAGTAAATGGTCTCAATGTGGTTTACACTGGTTCTGCGGCATTAGGGGCTAATCTTGTTGCAGGAGAACAATACTGGTATATTGTGACGGCACTCAATCCTGAAGGCAATGAATCAGATGGCTCTCAAGCAGGAACGATATTCACTGGCAATAATGCAGGAGTAACGGGTCAACCCGATGCCAATACAACTCCCGAACCTCTCGCTCCACAGCAGGTTGAAATCCGATGGCCGATTATTCCCTATGCACAAAGTTACAACGTCTACAGAAGCACCCAATCTACTTGGGGTGGCTTGGGAAATTTGGATGAAGGACAGAGAAATACTTTCGATTTGCTCGCTTCAGGAGTTACCGCAACAGAAGTCATAGATGATGGAACAGTAGTGCCCGATAATACGCATCACCCTCCTGAAAAAACTACGACTAATCCTTCAAATGTAACTTACACGGCCTACATTAATTATTCATATCAGTCTGACCCTACTCATACACAATCCATTCAGAATGCCCAAACCAACAATCCCAATACAGCCATCAATTACAATCCAACCCAAAGAAGGGTTTATGGAACGCATTTCCCATTCGTTGCTCCATAGATTAGAAGGCTTAATAAGCACAGAAGGGTATTTACTTCAGTATGTCTGCGGTTCCGGCTCTAGCATCCGACTATCAGATAGGGGTAGATAATGCTCTCATTCAAGTGCCCCAAAACTACACGGTTCCGGCCAATCCCCCCTCCGAACCTAATCCCCCTTCAAGCACCCTTCAGTCTACTAAAAATGCTCAAACCACTACAACGAAGGATAGCGTCACAATATACGTCTCTGCAATCAAAGGATTCAATAATCCTCTTACGATGTCGTTTTTCATTAAGAAAATTGACACTACAGTAGACCCCAATCTTTCTCCGGCAGATGCGACAACTGTGCCAACCGATGGTGCACCTCTACCTATTCTTATAGGGTCAACCCATCTCAATTGGGTGCAAGGAGTGTGGGATGGAACCAACGAAGGATGGAAAGCCACTCTTCCTTTTATGCTTACTCCGAATGTTAGCAATTCACTCAATACCTATGTCGCTACGAACTTCCAAACACTTTGGATAAATCCACAAAACACTGGTGGTAAGATTAGTCCTAATCATCCTCCATCCTATCAAGTCAATATTTATGCTCATGACCCACTTACCAATTCTTTTGCGGCTTGCAGTTTTACTTTGGTGGTCTCTCAGAGTGCGGCACAGTATGGATTAGGAGTTTATGAGGTAACTCACAATCCTACGCCAACAATTCCAACACAATCAACGTTTGTGAATGCCGACAGTAACAATGGCACATTCAATTTGTATGTGGATAATGTCCAAGGGTTCATGATAGACCAGACGATAGAAATTGGCCGTGGAACACCAAGAGACGAAATCAACTCAGTCACAGGAGTCTTTGCAGACCATATTGTGCTTTTTGGTGCATTATTGTTTACCCATACCGCGTCTGAGGCGGATTCGGTTCTTGGCTATCAGACTCAGATATTTACCAACAAGGTCTCTTTATCGGCATCGGCGGCTCCACCTAATGTGCAGTTGGGTTTCCAATATTATCCGCTTGAACCTACATACTCGCAACCTGCCGACATCCATATTTCCTTCAAAATTCCATCCGATATTCATAGTATTATCAATCAAGCCACTTCTACGATTAATGGAACTCCTCTAAACACTTTTGTTGACTTTGTGATTCCAGCAGGAACATACACAAGGGACACTCCATTTGCCTCAGATTTGATTCCTGTTTACATTGAACTTACCGGGGCGGCGGCTGGCTATAGAGCCTTGTTCGAACTTATCGGAACAGACAACAATGGTGTTACTGCTACTGCATACACTATCATAGAAGTGACTCCATAAATGACCAATCCTCCTCTCGGACTTGAAATAAGATGGCTCACTTGGAAGGAAGATTCTTTCCGTATGACTGACCAGACCATTGGTTGGATGGATACCAATATCCCCTCTACGGTAGGAAGTTCCTTTCAGACTATCACTTTTGCGAATGACACAATAACTACTAAAGGGGTTTTTGCACCAACAGCAAGTCCCATCATCACTAATGGAGATGAACTCATTCTTCCTGAAGGTCAGGTAGGATATGCGAGACACAATTTCCAAGTGGGTATTCCGGCTAATCAAATCGCTCTATTGAGAGTGCGAGCAAGAACGGCCAGTGCCGCAAGTGCTACTTTGACCATTCAATTTCTCGATAATACAAGCACTCCTTTTCAGACCATTACAGTTACACCCGTTAGCACTCAGTATGAGTGGTTTTCCCTTTCTATCATCGTTCCTCAAACTGTTTATGGCATTCAAATGCAAGCCAACCATAAGATGTATGTTGATTATGTTGCTCTCGGAAGTATGGCTTACATCAATCAGGGTGGGTCGGAATTTGACCTTACCATACCTAAAAAAACTCTATCTCAAACGATTCCCAATGCTTTTGACATCATTCAGCAACTCGGTATTGGAAGCAATTCCTATGCCGTCATAATTCCAAAGGTTTCTATCGCTACTTACAATTGGTTGGCCTCTAGACTTACCAACGCCAGTCCACTTGAGATAGTGACTCCTACAAAACAAGCCACTGGCTATCTATTTGAAGTGGATAAGATTTCGGGTGGAGGGTGGGTTGGAAAGCCTATCCCTACCACAGACGCTTTGGCTGTTACAGCGACTAAACAGCAGTTGTATGACATTAATAGCACTATCGTCAAAACTGATACCGAGACAAACATCGACCTCTCTGTTCCGGCGCTTGCGAATGGTTTTGTTATGTGGTCGGATTCAGCAGACAATGTTAGATTTTGGAAGGGAGGTCATGCTCCCGTTACCATCGATGCTACTGGTGTCGCATCACCAACGGCCTACGCCGAAGAGAGGAAGATTTGGTTTGCAAATGGATTGTCTTGGGCCTTCTTTTATGATGGTAGTCCTGATTTTGGTTTTGCAACATCATCGGATGGAGTCACATGGAGTGCAACAACCTCTATGGGGCCATTTCCGGGCGGTTTTATCAATCTTACCAACTCACCTTATGCTCTTTCAACTTGGGTGAATGGTTCGACTGTCTATTGTGCTATTTCTGCGACAGGTTTTTTTGCGTGGGGATTTATCTACAGAACAGGAACCCTCAATTCAAATGGAACCATTACTTGGGCGGCTAATTGGCTTTTTGTTTCTACAGGATTCGCCGTATCAAATGAGAGCAACATTTTCCTTGATTCCGTTGGAACTCTCTATGCTGGCACAAATACACTCGGCCCACAATTTTCGATGGCTAAATCCACTAATGGCGGAGTCGTATGGACTACGATTTCGGCAATTAGTCAGGGTTTCACACCTTACCCACCTTTTATTGGTGAATTTCCTTCAAATCGGATAGTAGTGGCAGGGAACAATGCTTTCGATTTGGTGGTTCAATGGTCTGACAATCAGGGTTCCTCATGGACTTCTCCTTCCATTAACACTGTAATGCCACCTACCACATTGTTTGCCCAAGCCAATTTTGTGATTGTGGGAAGCACTCTGTATGCTGTTGCCGCCGCCAATGATGGCAACATCTACTTCTGGACGTTCAACAATGGAGCACTCAGTTGGAGTTCGGCCACTCTTCTTGCCGCAGGAACCTATCCAACAATCTCTACCAATTCCTTAACCCAACTGGATGTTTTCTATGTTTCAAATGCCGCTAATACGGTGAGTCATCTGCGAAGTCTTGACCTTGGAATAACTTGGAGTCCATCATTTGTTGTATCGTCTATTGAAGCAACACCGACATTTCTGTGTGCGCCCATCTACATTACATGATGCCTAATCTTAAGGCTTATAAGCCTACCTCCCCCTCTACTACTAGATGCCGACTCAGATTACACTTGGCGGAATTCATCTTGAAGTGGCCAACTTCAAGGCCACTCTAAAGGCCAAACGTAGGCTCTACAGTCGAGTTCAAGCCTACAGCGATACGATGATACCGATTGGAGCCTTCAATACCGAGTATCATCTTTCTGTAGTGGTTCCACAAGATTTCGTCAACAAAGAGGACATAGAGACCACATTGAGGGCATGGCAGAGTCAGCAAGAGGTTTTGGTTGATGTCGAAGGTGTGGGTCATAATGTGAAAATTACTAACGTTGGTAACACTCACATGGGCGGTCAGCCGCAAGTCTACACTGTAGATGTCTCTGCAATTGAGATTGGCCCACCCTTCCAAGCAGTGCCAGATGCCAACAGTTTTGTTGCTGAAACCCAAAATTCAGCAGGTCTCAATAACACAAACGATATGCCTATGATTTTCTTTGCAAGCGGTCTCTTTTGGTCGTTCTATGTTGGCATTGGAAACTACATTTACTATCAGACAAGTCCTGATGGAATGACTTGGAGCACCGCAACTCAACTCAGTGCTAGTTTTGCAGATGTTCCCTTCTTTGGGGGCGGTGTAAACTACTATCCTGCTTTGAATCGCTTTTACTACGGATTCTACTACAATTTCTTCCGTTACTTCTATTGGCGATGGGGAACGCCCAATTCTGATGGAACAATAACATGGGGTATACCAGAACAACTCATCATCACGCCTTATGCCTACCAGTTTCCTACCTTCGATGTAGATTCGACTGGAAACTTTTGGGCGGCAACTCTTTGGGGAGCACCATTCAGTGGTGGGATTCAGAAATGGGCAATATGGAAAAATGGGGTTAGCAATCTAATGGTTACACAATCCAATGTCGATTTCCAATGGACAAACGACGCACCGAAACTTGTGATTTCTCAAACAAACGATAACAACATCGCATTTTGGGGTGAAGAATTGGCCACTCAATCCACACTCTATTACACGACAGATGGAGGCACTATATGGAGTCACTTCAATATGCCTAGAGTTTTCTCTCAACAGTTTAGCGATGCAGTAGTTGTGGGAAACATTGCCTACATAGTTTATCCCCACAATACTTGGACGGTCGCACCGCCGGGAGAGGGGGCAGGTCAGATTTACTTCATAACCTACAATATTGGTGATGGCACAACAAGTTCTGAAACATTGCTTGATACAATTCCCACAATCAACGGTGATTGTCCGGGGGTTTCGATAGCCGCAGTTGGAACGACTTTGATTGTAGTTTACACCGATAACTTCTCAAACATGAAGTGCCAAGTTAGTCATGACCTTGGTGTGACTTGGGGTGCACCAGAAGTGATTCAAACCGTCTTGCCGCATTTTGGCTATCCTCCTGTCTCAGTGTGGGAAGTAGCGGCTCAGAACAATGTCATAACAGCGTCGTGGTTAGGAGCACTTAATCCATCTCTTTTGCCGCTTTATGCGGGTGGCGTGAGTTTCACCTAGAATCTTTATTAAGTCCTACGGCTTTAAAAAGGGGTATAGGGTATGTCTTGGATTGAACCTACCGCAATTGGCGTTCTCGCCGCCGTCCTTCTGTTTGAGACACTATTGCTCATCGGCATGAAGGGTCTTCTTCAAGACCAAAATCGCAAGACTGGTATTCTACTCGCCAACTATAAGGCCGACTTGGAGATGGTGATGCTCCACGCCCACAATTTTGACGAATTCATCAAACAAACTGAAGAGGCGATGAAAGGCGAAGAAAAACCCAATCCTGACGAAACCTTCTACATTAAGTAGAATCCTTTTATACCTTGCAATCGAAGGTTCGTCAATGAAGTTTCTCAAAACCAATCTACCCATGCCTTCATCGGTTATCACAGGTGCGTGTGGCATGAAACAGGCTGGCAAAAGTCTCTTTGCCTATGAGCAAGGATATCTGATTGTAAAGGAAGAGGGCGGCGAGGTTGCCTACTTCGACACTGAAGAGCCAGACGATTTTATGTTCACCGTCGAAATCGAGAAGGACAATGAGTTGAATATGGAGCCACACAAGCCGTGGCAAGAAATCTTTGCCAAGAAGTATGGTGTGGAACCTGTTGTCCATTATCAATACATCCCCAATGTCGAAGAGATGTTGGCTCTCATAGGAGTCTATGGGAAGGTCATCATCTCAGAAGCGCCAGAAGCACAAGCAAAGTCACTGAAGCCTCAAAAGGGCGAATCTACCGAAGACCTAACCAAGCGTCAGGAAGAGGCCAACAAGAAGGCTGAAGAGAAACAAAAGGGAGCGAAGTTCGAGTTCAAGACCATAAGGGTCGATACTGAGAACTCTGCTTTCAACAAACTTATCAATGAGAAGGACATCCGATATGTGGTCTTCGACTCTATCACGGTCTTCAATGTTCTTGCGTCAGGGGGCCGACAGAACTTGGGTCTCAGGTCGCAAGTCGAAGAGGCTTTCTTCAGCACCGTCAAAGAGTTATGTGCCAAGCGAAAGGCCAAGACTGGCAAACCCATCTATGTCTTCACGACCAACCATCTTTCCTATGACCCTACCAATATGTTCTCTTTTATGGATGAGAATTTTCTGAAGGAGAAGGGTGGCAAAGCCATTGGCCATACTCACAAAGTCCTCTTCGGTTTCAAGAAGATGACTTCGCCCCACGGTTCGAGAGAGTTGGTAGTAATAAGGTATCCCAATCTGCCAGAGTATGGATACAAGTTACCACTTCTTATCACCGACCAAGGATTCCAGAATACTGACAAGAAGGAACTAGAGGCAGTAAAGGCTGTTCAGAAAGAGGCCAAGAAAGAGTAGAGAATCCTTAATATGGCCTCTTCCGATTCTTTGTCAATGGACGACAAAACGAAGGCTCAATACAATGTTGAGACCTTTATGGCGCAATTCAAGAGGTCAGAGCAGGAGCATTCGCCAAGTCTTCCGGGCGGAGACCCTACGAGTTATGCTTACATTCCTAAACTGTTGATGCACCCCGTCAGAGACGGCAGGATGCGACTATTGTGGCTTGTGATAGCCCCCTACTTCATCTCCGTTCTCAAGGTCTCGCCTGACGATGCTATCAAGTATTGTCAAGATTACTTTGAGCAATGTCACGAGTTGGCCCCATGCACCAAAGTCCTAGAGTCCATTCCTCAGATGGTTGACCACGCTAGAGTGGCTGGATTGATGCCGCCACGTTTGGAGACTTTAGAGCAGTCAGACCCCGACCTCTACGAAATCATTAGAATGGTGATTCAAGATGTCTGACCTTGCGAATCAAATCGAACTAGATGAGGCAAGCAACTCCAAAGAAGTTGGTGGCTTCAAAGCAGTTTGTCCAACACATGGCACTAAAGACGTTTTGCAGGTTACTTGGGTGAATGAAGATTGTGGTTGCATCAGAATTACGCTGTATCTGTCCTGCAACTGTAGGTGGGAACTATGAAGTTAGCAAATCAAGACAAATTAGGATGGAATCTTATCAAGTGTCCAGAACATGGGTATCGGATGCTAATGAGTTATTGGCTTGGATTTCCTCTTCAATTGGGTCTTGATTGTGGGTGTATAGTTCAAATATGATTCCTTTCGACAGTGCCAATTACATCATTGATGGTAACAGGGTCAAAATGAAGGTTTGGCGAAATGGCGAAATGGAAATCATCAATGACCCTATTCCACCCTACTGCTACATTCCGGCCAACCGAGAACTCAATACTGCCGCCAAATTCGAGAGGGTAGACCTTCGCACCTTCGATACTGAGGAATCAACCAAAAAGTATCTGTTCAATGTTCCGGGGCAGGTAAAGAACTTTCGTAACTATGCTGAGAGCAAGTCCATCAGCGTCTATGAAGCCGACAAAAAGTATGTTGGAGTGTGGATGTTAGACGAGAACTTGACTTGCGACGACTATCCGAATCAAGCCTCTTGGGATACAGAGGAAGATGATAGCAGTGGAAGGCCCAATCCTGAACTCGCTAACGAACCAATCACAGCCATTGGTATAGTTTACAAAGGCCAAAGATATGCGTGGACATACAATCCTATCACTCAACAGGGAACAGAGAGTTCGGAAGCCAAGGTTCTACAAGGGGCAACCGACTTTATCACCGAGAACAAGATTGCTCTCATGAAGGGTTGGAATAGCAAAGAGTGGGACGTTCCCTATTTTGCCAAGCGACTAGCCTACAATAAGGTCAAGTTCGACTTCTCTCAAACTCGGTTTGCAGACATTTCATTGGCCTACAGATTCATGAGCAAGAATTTCAGAAGTCAGTGGGCACTTGGTAAGGTGGCAAGACGACTTTTCGATGAGAGGAAACCTTTTGTCAATACTCGACTTAGCACACTACCAGACGAACAACTTCAGGAGAGAGTGCTATGGGATGCTGAGTTCACTGGTAAGATAGATGAGAAACAGGAGTATAGTCGTGTGATGACACAGTTAGCCAAACAGGGCCATGTCTTTCCTGACCAAATCTTTGGAGTCCATCCCCTCAAACAGATGATTACTATTACACCAGTATTAGACCAGTATTTTCTCAAGTATGCTCACCAAATAGGGTGGGTTTTACCCTGTAAAACGGCTTACAAGACTAGGCCCAAATATCCGGGCGGTCTGGTGGACATCCTTCGCATGGGAACCTTCGAGAACGTCTTACAGTATGATGTTGATTCACTATACCCCAATATTCTATTGGCATGGAAGTTGGCCCCATTGGGTAAGTTCAAGTTGATTGAGCCAATCGTCATGGAACTTCTCTATGGAAAACGGAACGCCAAAGATAAGATAGAGAAATGGGCTTACAAGATTGCGGTCAATGCTCTCTATGGCATCTTTGCCTCATCTTACTATCGTTTCAAATCTGTCGAAGTAGCAGATAGTGTGACTTTCCACGGCAGGGATATTGAGACTCACGTTAAGGAATTTCTTACCTCATTGGGCTATACGGTTCTCTATCTGGACACAGATTCCTGCTTTGTAGTGGGAACGATGGATGAGGCCGACACCATTCGTGACCTCATCAATGAGTATGTTCGGAAGACCTACAATGTGGATAACATCGTCTACGGGAGGGAGAACTTCTGGTCACTCATAACTTTCCCCAAGTCGGCCAAAGGTGAGAAGGCCAAAAAGCGTTACTTTGGAATTGTCCACATTGACAAAACGGGAGAGGTTGTGGATAAATTTGAAGAAGCAGGTATGGAAGGTTTGCGGGGCGATTGGTGCGAATTGGCAAGGATGACACAGGATGCCATAAAGCGGTTCCTAGTGACCAAGACCCCCAAGGAACAAATCATGGCTTTCTATGAAGACACCAAGGACAAACTCTTCTCAGGAGTCTACGACCCTCTACTTGTCATGGAGAAACACATGGGGAAGGATGTGGATGAATATGGGGGCATGAGGAAGGGAAAGGACGGGAAGATGCGGCGGATAGGAACGCCACAGCACGTTAAGGCGCTCAAAGAAGCCATGAAGACAGGATGGGTTCCCACCGATATGGTAGAGTATGGTGTGGTGCAATACTATATGACTAGGGGCGCAATACCTAAACTCATCAATCTGGTTCAACAGGGCGAGATTGACTACTCTTGGTATGTATCTCATCAGTTAGACCCCCTCATGTGGAGACTTGGTGTAATTGAAGAGGTTAGCAAATACAAGAAGGAGAAGATTATGCCAGCAAGCCAAACGGTGTTGGCATAATGGAATTCGCCAACCAACAGCAGTTGGACAATGCTCAAATTGATTGGGATGAAGTCGTTAAGCAGTGGCAAGAGTTCAATGCACCTTATCATTCTCTTATCATAAATGAAACAACACGACTTTGGCTCAATTGGCTTTTCGAACTAAAAGGTCAAGCCTTATCGTTTGATGGAATTTCTATCGTTACAACCGATGAAAGTGAATTCACATGAAAATCGCCAATCAAGACAAACTCAACTTTGCTCACGACCAAGAAGCAATGAGGCGGCTAGAAAGAAAGTTGAAATACATCAAACATCAGTGGAAGGGTAGCACTTTGTTCATTCAGATGATTAACGGTCAATGTCCGTTGTGTTATGCTGATGTGAAGGGAACTCATACGCATCAGGTCAATCAAGGTAACTTAGCGAAATTTGAGCAGAATCCAATGGGTGTTGAATTTGTCGGGCCAAGATAATAACGGTCATAACGGAAATAACGCCAAAATGGGCAAGGCGCTCAATGTTTTTGAGATGATTGAGCCGATGTATCAGAGAGTGGATTTTGATGATACGCCAGAGGGTGTTGTGGCCAACTTGGGGGCTAAGTTGTATAGGGGAATGGTATCCACAACCACGCCGCCAGCCTACATTCTAGACACCAAGAATGTTATCCATAGCAAGAAGACCTCATTACCGTTGGCCAGAGTTTTGCCTTCTCGTCTGGATGGAATCTTCGATAGAGATGAGAGGCTATACATTCTCAAGAAGGTTGGGCAGGAGAGAGACCCCCGCATAGAAGAGTGGGATGATTTGTCTACCTATACCTTTGAGACCTCTTTCCACTTTGATGAGCAACTACTAAACAAGTATCTCGATTATGGGACAATGAAGCCAACTCAAGACTGGTTGGACTTGGTGACTAACATCATCTCCTACAAGGGAGAGACAGATGATAATCTGAAGACGGTCTATAAGGCGGCTATTCCCTATGGCTATGTGATGAAATATCAGCCCCATACTCTCATCATAACGCCACCTAACACTGGCAAAACTTCGTTCTATGACATCGTAGGGTCAAGGTATGACAAGACGACAAAGAACACATTGATTGGAACGGCCAAGTGGACAGACGACATAGCAAGAGGGTTGTTTGACAATCAGCACTATGCGCTCACCATAGAGCAGATAGAGAGTCTGGCAGTAGAGAACGTGGCAGGACTTCTTATGACATTGTTGGAGCAGGGATGGTCATTGTCAGGAGCAGGGGGCGCAACCATACGCATAGTTGCGGCTTGCCCATTCATAGCGACAGCCAATCCATTGGCATTATCGGGAAGTCATACATCGGTGATGCGAGATATTCTTGCCCACCTATGCAGGAACTCATATGCGATGGGACGCAGATTTGGGATTATCGCATACAATGACTATACGCCAGTAAAGGACAAGGCAGGGTCAGAGGGGTTGGACGATGTTGAGAGAAAGAATCTGATTGAGACCTATAGGGCGATGGAAGAGAGAGCGACAGTGACTTTGCAGAAGTTTTGGAATCAGCCGACCATCAAAGAGTTCACTCGACAACCTCTCTACGAGAGGAGTCTCTATGACGAGATTGAGCCATGCGAAATCATAGAAGTTAGGTCATTTCTTCTGGCTCACTATGCCCATTCCTACCCTCACACAAGGGGTGGGGCTATCAACATGGCAGTTGTTGACAATCTTCCAAGGTTGGCTGGCATAGAGATAAGTGGCATGAGTGATATGCTGGAAGTGGTGACACAGGACATCCTAGAGCAAGCCAAAGTCTATGTTGAACAACTGAAGGCCATCAACCTCAAATCGATTAGATACGCCCTTGACCAGTCTAATTGAGTTAAGTAGGCTCTATTGGGACAGAGACGTTAGGGTGCTTCCTGCCCAAGTCGGAGTGGAGCGAACCCTAGTTCAGACCAAAGCCGACTTATACCAGTATAACCTAGAGCACATCATGGAAACAAAAGACACCTACTTTCCCTTCTACACTCCTCTAGTGAGCAAGACTTGGCCCGTAGACCAGAAGGATGCAGTGACGGTTGACCGCATCTTCATCGATATCGACATAAGAACGAACCCTATCACTGGTGAGAAGGATACCTTTGAAGCCATTTGGAGTAGGGGTCAACTCTTCTACAAGATGTTTTGGCCACATCTCGAACTCTTCTTCTCTGGTGGCAAAGGGTTCCATATCTATCTCCACATCACACCAACTACGATGGGTGAGTTGCGGCAGTATCGAGAAAGGATGTTCGCCGTCTTCTCGACTTGGTTCCAATATCTGCTTGACAAGAAAGCCTTTCTCTCATTAGACCGCATTTGTCGCACTACACTCACCAAACATTCTGTAGACCCCGACCATCCTTCATTGCCAAGATGGAAGGTTCCTATCGACCCTTCAATGGACTTGCCAGAGATTCTGCGACAAGCCACCCATCCTGACCAATACACCAAACGCTTTCTCAAACTCTACGAGCGCAAACCAGAACCCATTGATTGGCGGCTGTTCTTGAAGTCTCCCGATACGATGCTGTAGGCTTAAATACTGCCGAAGCCCTATCTTCTCTAGTATGGTTGATTACATTACTCTCATGGCTAAGAAGATGAAGAAAACCAAAAGTGACTGGATGTTAGAAAAATGGGCTGATGCCAATGGCTATCTCGACGACCCCGAACCTTCTGTAGACCTTGCTTTGAAAGAGGAGAGTGACCCACAGGGAGATTACTGCGAACTTTGTGGTGAGAAAGGAGCACATCCGATACCCGGCGGAATTACGCTCTGCCAATCTTGTGATGACAAGACCAATCCAAGTAAACCAGAACAAGACGATGAGAATGGAGATACGACTTCTTGTCCAGAGTGCCAATATGACCTTGCTTCAATAGACCTTAATACGGGAGACATCTACTGTTCGGCTTGTGGTTATAGGGGCAATGAACTTGATGAGCCGAAGGAAGAAGCAGGAAAGAATTATGGCGGCACTTGTCCACGGTGCAATTCTGACAACACCAAGAAGACCAAGAGTCAAACTGGCACAACCATCGGACTTTGTAACGATTGTGGCGAGACTTGGAAGTTAAAAGAGGCCGTCAGCCCTAATGCTCAGAAGGGTGGTGAGATTCCACTTGGAAAGACTGGTGAAGCGAAATCAGTGCCCGACCCTACTTTTGAGCCGGGAGCCGTGAAGATTCTCGACAAAGGCCAAACCAAGAAAGAACCTGACCAAGAAATGATAGATTGTCCGTGGTGTCATGGAACAGGAGAACCGTCTCGTATAATGGGACATCATATTGGCACTTGTTCAGAGTGTCATGGCACAGGAAAAATTCCAAAGTCCCGATTGTATCCTGAGAAAATAGAAGAACCAGACCCTAGCAATCCTGACAAGGAGTTGAATCCTGACCCCAAACTTCCAGAGCCAGAGACAGGAGAGAAAGAGCCAACCGACGACGATGATTCTCAGATTCACATGAAACCACAGACCTACACTGCTGATGGTGTGGAGTTGCCCGATAAAATTGAGATACCAGAACGCCTCTACAACGACCTCATGATGATGATTGAATACTCTGTCACCAATGACAATGAAGCAGGTGGATTCCTTATCGTGGCCGAGCATGGGAAGATAGGGGTAGTCGGTGAACAGTTTGGCAAGGATAGGGAGATTGTGCTTGAACCCAACGAGCAACTTCACGAAGGGGAACAACTCATCGGGACTGTCCATATGCACCCCGTCACACCGACTGCCAGCACCGGAGATGTAACTGGCTATCTCAACGATGAGAATGAGAAAGTTATGGTGGTAGTTGGAGCCGACAAGAGCATCAATTTCTTCTTCAAAGTGCCAGACATCACTCATGAGGGTGACTATGGCGATGAGATTAGCGACAATTTCGAGCAGGAAGACATGGACATCATGGCGGAGGGATTTGGATTCATCTGGTATAGGGGTGAGGAATCAGACAGGACAGAACTCCATCTGATGGACAATGTGATTGACGACCTTGAGTTTGAAGTGCTCGAAGAGAGTTGGCCCGTTGAGCAAGTGATTAAGGCACTCGGCATCAAAGGACGGCCCGACATTCCAGAGGAATACTCGACCAAGAAGACACCACTTAGATTGTCTATCCCATTCTCCTACTGTCCAGAAAAGCGGTATCTGACCCTCAAAGCCACCCTCTAAGGGGATATAGGGTATATCTTTTGTCCTTAATCTTTAAGTAGGATAAACTCGACCCTATTCCTATGGTATCTTCAGCAGAAGTGAAGGCATACCTAGCGTCTGAGGCCAAGTTCCTTGGACAAACTGCCCTTGCGACTGCCGCAGGGGGCATAGTCGGGTCGGTGGTTGCGGGAGCAATCTCGCTTTTCACTGGCTATGCGGGACTTCCAGCAGTCCCATTTGTCTCAGGAGCCGCAGTCCCTCTAGGAGCCGCAGGTGCGACTCTTGGGTTTGCGACTGGCTTCGTGAAACGTATGTTGGCTTAGACGACTACTAAGCCATCCACTTTTTTTCCGACCTAACCTTTATAAACCCCGATTTCGTCCCACTGACGAGAGGCGATTTGAAGATTGTTCGCGGATTCGTGGAAGTTTTGGATGAAGCACTCATTTGGCATCCAACGCTTCGCATTGGCGCTCTGGTCGGCCAAGCCCCCGATGTCACCAGTATCCTCTTTGGTGTAGACGACCACTATCTCAAGAAGCCAGCCAAACCTATTGCCAACAATCGGGGTCTTCCTGATGACCTCTCTGAAGAGGTTGAAGAAGCGCATAAGGCAGATGGAAAGTCGGCTCATTTTGAGACCTACATCACTCCCACTGAGATAGCCCAAGTTTTTGAGATTAAGGAACTCAAAAAGGGGTGGCCAATAGTCTTCGCTTTCATGGGAGTTCTCGATGAACTCTATGGCGAAGGAAAGGTGCGGTTGGTGGTGTGGTTTATTTGAATGAGAAATCCTACCTTGATGGTCAAGTCGTTATTGAGATAATGGCTCTAACACTTGGTTGGATACTTGTGCTTCTCTATGTTTTCGATATAACTAGCATCAAAGAATGGATGGTCGCTTCACAGATAGTAGGGACTGTTGCTGTAACTTGGTGGATAGCATGGGAACGACACAGACTTCCCAAAACAGCATAAATCTTTATATAGCCTACTAACGAAGGGTCGTTGATGAAATTCGGAGTAACAGAGAAAAGCGCACGAAGACTTTCGGTTGCTGTTGTAGTGAGTCTTTTTGCTCTCGCCTTCCTACTGGTGATTCCTGCTTCCGCATGGCAAGGCGGGTGCTCTGGCTATTCGACTACCCTTGGGACAGCCACCATCAACGCCAATGGTATGTGGCACGTTGCTTATAACGACCCCTTCAAAGTTCCGAGTGGAGCGTGGTGTTTCGTTATTCAGGTGTTAGTGCCGCAATCAACAACAACGGCAACTCAAACAGCAACAGTCACACAGACGGCAACAGCGACAGTTACGCAGAGTGACACAGTGACCGCAACTCAAACCAACACGGTTACAGTGACTCAAGTTCAGATTCAAGACGTTCCTATAACGACCACACAAACGGTGACTCAAACTGAGACTTTCTCAGTTATTCAGCCGCCCGTTACTGAAACTCAGACTGTTACCGCAACAGTAACAGGGCCAACACAAACTGTTACCCACGACCAAATAGTTACCGCTACGGTGACAAATGTGCAAAGTCAGACCATTACTCAGGATGTCACCGTAACGAAACCAACTACAGTGACTACTACCACGACTGAAGTGGTTTACAATCTCTTCGCCAACGCCTACTTGCCTTGGCTGATTGCACTACTCGCTCTGATTATAGGTAGTATCTTGGGATACTCGTTAAGGGGCGGTAGAGAGGGTAAGAAAGAGTCGAAATCCTCAGATGTGAAGTCCTAGAAAGTTAAGAAGCAACGCTAACGATGCCGCAACACCGATTACTCCGGCAAATGTGACCATCGCTCTTTTTGCAAAGTCACTGAAATCTGTAGTTCTAGTTTGAGCCTTTTCAAGAATAGCCAAACGTTGAGCATTGTCAGTGGTATTATGATTGATGACTTCGATTCTGTCACTGATGTTCTCGGTTTTTGCTTCTATCCTAGCCATCGATACTTTGATATCGGCAATGTCTCTCAAAACTCGTTCAATGAAAGATTGGTCTCCACTCACGTTGATTCACCCTCATCTTGAGGTTTCTTTGGGAGTTCAGTTGGACTTAGCAGAGCATGAGCATACTCGCTTGGCGATGCCACATGATAGATAGGTTTTGGTTTGTCTACATCTTCGCTTTCACTCTCTTTCATTCCAACACCCCTTCCAAGGGCTTGAAGACCACTTTCTATCTTCTGACTGACATAACTCAAATGTGATTCGGCTTCATTTGATGACATCGCTCCTGAATCTACAGCATCATTGACAGCATCAATAAGCGACTTGAGATTGAGCATTTCTTCCCATGCTGTGTCTGCTGACTCGTTAAGATGGGTCAGCAATTCACCATATTCCGATTCTTCGGTGCGACTGACTTCGACTGGTTGAGTAGGGGAGACCTTTTGGTTCATCAGAGCCTCTGCTTCCTCAAGTAGTTTGCCCATTTCCGCAAGTTGTTTCTCGTAATAGGCGTGTTCCACTCCTCTCACATCTTCGATGCCAGTTAGTGGCTCGTTTTGTGTGTGAAAATCCTCTGTCTTTGGAAAGACGGTTCGTCCACACGCTTTACATTGGTATCCATTCTGACCCTTATCGAATACTTCATCCATTTCAACAGGTTTGTGCCCTTCAGAACAATATACGCCCGGATTTCCCACACCCTCTTCAAACTTACCAATGGCTTTTTCGGCCTTCTGAAGCAGAGCGTTCCAATCAAGTCCAGCAGTAGGCGCAGACATTGGTATAGTATACCCCCTCCGAACTATTTAAAGCCTCTTCCAAGGAAAACGGCAAAAATCTTTATTAATGTTGTGTAGAACGGCAAGACGTAATGTCGGCCAAACCCTGTTACTATTGTGACGAGATTAGAATACCTGCCGTCTACGAGAAATTCGGAACTCATTTGGAACCCATCTGCGATGATTGTGTTCGTAAGACTGCGAATCGCAAAGTCGCAAAGCAAGTAGAACACCTAAATAGGCCACAAACAGAGGGGTCTGTATGACTACAAGCGTAGAAGAAATCCGCAAGCAATATCCCGCACTTGTCAAATTCCCTGACGATGTAGTTCGTCAGATGTATGACCAAATGAATCCAAAGCGAGACCTCAGTGACCTCAACAAAGGAGATTGGGTCAACGGAGCCGAAGTCCTAGTTATCAAAGTGCTAGGCACTTCAAGTTACGTTGGTTGCCCCTTCTGCTTCACCAAGAAGGAAGGAGTTGAGGCAGGAATCTCCTATGAGTGCACCACCGCCAAGTGTGCTGGCCAACAAAGGGTCGCAACTCGGCTAACGAAATGGACTCTCCTTGGTTCAGATACAACCACCAAAGTCATTCTCGACTTTCCGCCCTTCGGTTACAAACTTGAAGATGGCGAGAGTCTGACCGCAAAGGTCGTCTCCGTCAAAGGAAGGGTTCAAGACCCAAGGGAGAACAAGGACAGAAAGACTGGAAAGGTGCTTGGAACTACACCTGTCATCCAAGTGAAGGACTTGAGCATCGTTTCAGATATTCGAGATGCAGGAGCCAACAGTCTTGAAGCGGCTCTTCCAAAGCCGCAGACACCAGAGCAGAGAGAGCCGATACCACCCATCCCTTCACCACCCACTCCGGTTGCAAAAGCAACAACCGCCCCTGTCGAAGTGTCGGCTGACAAACTGAACGCATTCACTCTCTGGATGACTTTCAGGACAGAGAATGGTTCGAAACCAGTGCCAGAAGCCACTTTGAAGACCTATGTTGAGAACAACTTGAAGATACCCTTCGAGTCGTTCCAACCCTACTTGGAAGGGATACACACCGACAGTCAGGGAACCGTCTACCGTCTAAAGGCTAGGGCCACCGCATAGTGACCCTACTTTCCTTGTTTTCGGTTAGAATCTTTATTTACCCCATCAAAGAGTGAGGTTGTGTATGACTAAACTTGGGATGTTTGGGTCGTATCTGGCGTGGACAAGCCTTATGGCCATCATTGGATGGGGAATCAGTTTTCTCTTGTCTCTCAATTCTACAACAAGTGTGGTCAATACTTTTGCCGTTGGAACTCCGCTTGGAATTGTGTTTGCAATCATCAACATTTGCATTTATCCGCTTCAAATTGCTTTAGGTTTGACTTTGTTCGCTCTTTCAGAGTCTTCGTCTGTTTCCGTTGGGTTTGGATGTTTAGTCATAGCCGGATTTCTTTTGGGGTCGCTTGGTCTTCTTTTACGAGATTTGGATAAGAAAAGAAGTGCTCAATCATGAGTGATAGAGACGAAGGATATCCAATGCAAGACGACAAACCGATTGAATCTGACCTCTCAGACCAAGAGATACACGAAACGGCTGTGAAAGTGGCTAGAAAGGTTGTGGCTATGAGAGAGCCAGCGATGCAGGGATACACCAGAGACCTCACAACTCTTGCCAACTTTCTCTCAATCCTGACCAGAGTGTTGAGTAAGTATCCACCTCTAAGGGTAGGGCAACTTCTGTATGTCGCTTTGATTGAAGCAAGACAGTCAACGGCATTAACTCATGATGAACAGGATGCGGCAATTGGACATTTGCTTTTCAATATTTTCGACGAAGAACTCATCGAAGCACTTGAAGCATTTGACGCTGACCGGACAAAGGCGAAGAAAAGTGACTAAAAATTGTGCTTGGTGTGGAGAGGAAGTCCATGAAGAGAATGGGTCTCATGAAGATAGGAAGTTCTTCAAATTTGGAAAGTTGGCTCTCTACTTCTGTGGAGACCGTTGCCAAAAGGAGTATGTTGAAGATACGGAAAGAAATGGCGGAATCTCACTTTACCTTGTTGTCGAAAGGGGAGAAGTGTGAGTGAAACCATCTCCATGCCTGTCAACGTCTTTATCGACGGCAAATATGCGTGTAGTTGCACCAAACTCGATGCGCCCATCAGAGTTGCCGCCTATCAGAAACTCTTCAAGAAGGCCAGAGTGGAAGCCCTCTCTGCCCTTCAAGCCGGAAAAGCCGGATATATCATTCCCAAGACCAGAGGTAGAGCAGGACAGGTTCAGCCAGAACCCAAGAAGGTCGAAGAGTAGATGAAGGGGTCGTCCAAGTGGATAGTAGTTGCGGTATTCTGGTTTGTGTTGAGTTTCTTTTACGACCCTTACGGTATTCCAAGTGTTCTAGTATGGATTTCCATGCTAGGAGTTGCCTATTGTCTTGGAATGCAGGTTGTTGAAGTCGATTTTGCTCAACAGTTAGCGACTGGTCAGATTGGGAGTCCCAAGGGTTTGAATTGCGAGAATTGCGGTCAAACACCTCATTTGACAGAAGTTCACGGATATTGGCTTTGTGATGACTGTAGCAAAAGAACCACAGACCCACATTGCCCACGATGCGGAGTTTTGATAGAACCAGACAGTAATGAGGCTAGAATCAACCACATGATTGAGAAGCATGGAGCAAGTCGAGAATCCTTTAATATCGGCAAGCCAGAGGGTGCGGCATGAGTAGAATTTCAGACATAATCGTGATGACGATATTCTTGAGCATCTTAGCAATGGTTCCATTTGGAATCTATCTAATATGGGTTGCTTTCAACTCACCCCTATGGCCGGGAGTGGGTGAAGCCATTTTTGGTTTCCTTCTTGTCGTAGTAGGACTTGTTCTAGATGCCATCATGTTTGCAGGGAGCAACAGATTTTGAGCGACAGTCCAGCCTACGAAAAGAGAGACGAACAAACAAAGGAAGATATTGAGTTCTACAATGACACTCACAATGGCCCCGGATATGATGAAGGAGCCTTGGTTGACACACCGCCATCACTTGATGAGCAACTGAAAACCCTAGACGAGAAGTTCAAAGACAACCAGAACGACCAGACCTACCTCAAGGATAGGCTCGACCTTCTGGCAAAGTTGATGCGTGAGAGGCGGGGCAGATGATATACGGTCTTCCTATTTGGGCATTTGTGATGCTTGTCATCGCTGGCTTTGGAGCCTTAGTATCGATTGTTACAAAAAAGTCTAGTGCCTTTGGTGATGCCATCACAATCGATGTTTTGATAGGGATAGCCGTCTTTCTACTTAGAGTGGGGGGCAAATGACTGCTCTCACTTCTGAGGAATCCAAGGAACTTCGCAAATTGAACGCTAAAACAGGATTCTCCCAAGTCATGGGGAATGTCTACATCAAAGGCACTGTGGAACGCAGGATTAAGATGCTTCAAGCGCACATCGGTCTTTCAAGCACACGCCCCAAGCGGAAGCAGAAGATGAGAGCCGAGTTGGTGTTGCTTCTCTCTATCAAGAGTAAGATGGAGCAACGACCCATTCCGCCGCCACCAGAGATTCCCGGCCAAAAGAAGTTGGAAGAGGCCGCACCCGAACTCAAGTCAGTGGCCGAAGAAGCCACTAAAGCGCATGAGATAGCCATGATTGGGGCTTTGCCGGGTGGCGCAATCAAGAAGGAAGAGGAAGAGAAGGATGAGTTGGCGAAAGATTGACCAAGTGCCAGAGTGGAAGGCTCTGGATGACTTGCCCATCATAAAGAAGACATACGAAGTTTTTTACGACCCACGTTGGGGCCATACTCAGATTCTAATGGCGATTCGATTCTATCGCAAATATACGAAAGAAGTGGCTCATCAGGATTATGCCGATTGGCAGAGGGAGTATCCCGAAATCCAGTATGACGAAGAAGAGAAGTATTATTACTTCACCGATGACACTAAGTTTAGACGCTTCAGCAGAGCACAAGCCACCTTAGAAAATCGTCGTCGCAAAGCCTTCGTCAAAAGAACAAAGTTTGAGGAATGGTTGATTAACTTTTCGGAAGTGGGTTTGGACTACTGGAATCAGATACTTGCAGGGAAGATTATTCTTCAGATGCGGCGTGTGGCTCTTGCATCCCGAATATCTCTCGAACTTGATGACCCAAACGAAAGAGTCATTCCTCTGAAAACACAAGCAGAGGTATTCAAATTGACAACGCTTCGGCATATCAAACAACTTCGGGAAGCCGTCGAAAAGGAAGCCTACTTACTGCACGATGACTACATCAAGAATCTCAATGCTTTATCCCGTCTACCCTATTGGATTGTTCTATCATGATAGAAGTCCATACTGATGGTTTATGCGAACCTTCTAATCCCAACGGGGTGGCAACCTATGGAGTTATCATTGAGGTGGTCATAGGAAAGGATGACCGCACCGAAATCTACTCGGCGCATGGTGTGATTGGTGAAGGAGAGGGTATGACTTCTGTGGTGGCCGAGTATGCTGGCGTGGCAGATGCTCTTAGAATATTGGTTGGCCGTTCCCTAACTGACAGAGAGATTATCTTCTACACTGACAATCAAGTGGTGGCTAAACAGTTGAATGGAGAATGGGGAACCAATCAAGGTGCCTATCTACCCTACTATTTCGAAGCCGCCAAACTCAAGTTCAATTTCAAGAACCTTAAGTTCCAGTGGATTCCTAGAGAGGAGAATGAGAAGGCCGATAGGTTAAGTCGAGAAGCCTATGAACGATATATGAATGCAAAGGACAGAACGGCTAAATACCACCGAAGGAGGAGATAATCAAATGGAATTTGGGCTATGTTTGGAGTCACGGCATTCTCACATCCGAAAGATAAGAGGCAGACCACCGGAGGTTATCAAATGTGAAAGAGGGCCACAGCACGTTTATGGCGGCAAGCCTGTCTTTCTTGTTGGAGACAGAATGACTCCCTACTTCAAGTGCGTTCTTTGTGGTTTCTCAGCCGTAGTGTGGTATCCCTGTGTGCGAGATGGGAAGAAGATATGAAACCCTATGTTACCAATGAGCAATTAGCCCAATTGACGGGCGATTTCATCATTGGAGATGATGGTGATGTGGAAGAACTCTGTGAACATGGGGTGGGACATAGTAATGAAGTTCACACTTGCGACGGTTGTTGCACCAACCAATACGAAGAGATTGCTTTGGGTAAGAAACCAAAGAAGCAGAGAATCGTGAGCAAATATAAGCCAAGTAGAAGGGGGAAAGGCTGATGGATGCAAAACTAGAGAAGGCTATAGACGCAATAAGAGCGATAGACCTGATGGTAGGTAATTCACTCATGAATCATGCGCTCAAAGCCTATGCTCTTCAATTACTACAGGAAGTAAAGGTGGATAGAGATGCCAAGCGATTTATTCATGGGGAAAAAGCCAAAAAGCATATCCATGATTGGAGAAGTGGATATGGCCCAAGTGGAAGTATGATAGGCTATTGTTCTATGCCAAGTTGTGGAGCATGGCAAGAGAATGGGGTAATCCACAATGACTAAGGAACTTGTTCTCATGCGTAAGAGTGCAAAGACCGGAGAATTCTATCCGGCTTGGAAACTCAAGTTGGGGTCAGATGAAATGCTCATCATTTACACCCGAAACAAAAGTGGGCAGGACATAGAGATTCCCATTAGAGGCGATGAAGATTGAAAGAAACTGAACTTTTCCAATTTATGACGAGACAAGACATTGATGACTGTATTCTCTCTTTGGCCAGAGCACTCTCTCCAAATGCGGGTAAGGGGCTGAGAAGGTTCAAACTTCGCCAAGCGTGGTATTGCTTCACTTGCATTCTCTATGGGCATGGGATGAAAGAATGACCGACAAACTTATTATGTTGTGCGGTTTCATTGTAGGAGTCCTTGGTTTTGTCTCTTTGACGATAGGTTTGATTCGCAACAACACACCAGACATAATCGTAAGCGGTCTGTGTTTCATAGGTGCTATTGTTTTCTCTGTGATAGGGAAAGAACTATGAGTCAGCAACTTCGGTTGGCCAACCAAGAACAACTGAATAAGGCCAATTGCTATGGTATGGTGGGCGTTCCTCTCAAAGATGAGTTGGGTAACATTATCGGAAAAATAATTGATGCACATTGGGAAAACGGCCAAATTACTTATGAAGCAGACCTCACACTCGAAGGTATGAAAAGAGTTAGAGCAGAGGTTCACAGACAAATGTTTGGGAGCATAGGAATATGAGCATCATGGTCATGTCTGACATCCATTACGAGAAGGATTTTCATGGTCGAGTGTGGGAAGGGGATGCTCTCAAGTGGATGCTTCAGATGGTTGACTTTCATAGACCAAGTGACTTGGTGCTTTGCGGCGATACGGGGTATGCTTGGGATGAAGAGGAATGGGAGAACCTACTTCAAGTGGTTAAAGTTCACGCCATCTTCGGCAACCATGACAATGTGCAGATGATGAAGGGGCTTCGGAATCTGGATAGGAGTAAAGTATGGGCTAGAGATGGCGAGACACGGATGATACAGAGTTGGAAGTTCGGTTTCATCAATGGCATCATGGGTGATGTGAAAGAAAGAAGACGTAGAATGAATTACAAAGAGACCTACAAAGGGCATACTACTGACATCACTTGGGTTCCTAGACTTCTACCAGAAGAATACCTTGCCGCCGCTAACACTCTAGCCCAAAAAGGGCCGATAGATGTGCTTTGCACTCATGCCAGTATTCCTATGTCCGATGAAACGAGATTCCATCCCACTGAAGAGTTTCAAGTGCTAACCGATGTGGTGGGAATAGTCCGACCCCGCATCTGGTTCTCTGGCCATTTGTCTGGCCCCTTCAAGGTGGGAGAAGTGCATGGAGCCACTAGGTTTGTTAGGGTTGATTCGTCACCCCAAGACCAACATTATGCTCTGTTAGGGAACAAAATCCTTATCTACCATGACCGCGACCTAGTGGAGCAAGTGGATTACCCATGAAAATCAGAGAAAATGCGGATAAAATCGTAATTGTTGGAATTATAGTCCTGATATTATTGGGACTTGGTATCTCCTTCTCTTATGTCAATCAAACCACCTTTAAGTTCAAAGATACGCTAATAGGGGTAAACGCAGACGGAAGCAAACTCTACTTCAAGCATGGGTATGTCGTAGACTCACCTTATTCTCTTCCAGTCGTTCAAATAGGTGGTTGCTATAGTGTCTACGAGCAGAACTTTGGCGATGCAATTATCCTGCAATCTGCGACAGGATGTAGTCCTTGAAAGGAAAATTAGAGGAAGCCTATGCTAAAGCAAGATTTACAGAAGGTAACTATAGAATCCAATATAGAGATTACAAAGAACTTATTGATTTGCCTCTGAAGGAATTTGAAAAGATTGCAGAGATTGTGCCGACTCATCGAATCGCAAGAATATTGGAAAAGGTAGAAAAAGTTGAAGACCCTGACATCTCCTACCGAAGTGATTCTCTCTACAAGGTTATCTACCAATCTTTTGACGAAGAACTACTAAAACTGCCTACTATTGTCAAAGAAGTGGTAGACGAAGAGACCATGCGATTTGTCGAGATGCGTGATGCTCTTGGGCAAAAGTATCCGTGGCAACGCTACATAGAGTTAGAGTGTGTCAAGCGGCTTGAAGAGGAAGGACGAGAGTTACTAGGCGAGATAGTCTACGTCTTTCCCAAGCGAGATGGCGAAAACGTCTCATTGTGGCTTGAAGAGAATGTGAAAGTTGAGCCAGAAAAGAAGATGATTCATGTGTCTAGTCACAATATGGTCAATGCTGACCCCAAGATGATTTATCGAGTCTCAAATACACCAGAGTATCCAAATGCCTTAGAATTGCTTCGGTCAGAATGGATGAATTTTGGCAAGAATCTCGTTCTCTATGGTGAGTTGGTCAACAAGGGTAAGGGGCCGACTCGCATTGAGCCAGCCCACAAGTATGCTCATTGGTATCTCTTTGACATCTACGATATAGATGCCAAGTCTTATCTGCCCTACACTCTAGTCTATCAGATGGCCTACCACTACAAGTTGTCTCTTGTAGAAGCCACTGAGACTTTCACACCTTGGAAGATGGAAGACCTGTCACCTAAGATTGAGGAATGGAAAACGTGGGCCAAGCGGCACAAGAGAGAGGGTGTGGTGGGGAAGGTCTACAAGAACGGTAGACTCATCGGCTTCAAAGAGAAGATAGACTTACCCGACTTGCCACCAATCCCACGGAACATACTAGAGAAAGCCACCTTTCCTCCTATGCCCGAAGACCGCATTCTGAGAGCACTTCAGCATTCTTGGGATGAACTTATGAGTTCCATCTTTAAAGAAACCGCAATCAAAGACGAAAGAATGGTCACACCTGCTCAACGTCTTTACTTTGAAACAAAAGTTTGGCAAGATAAAGCAAGGGCCATGCCCATCATAGCCAAACACATAGCCACAGAGGGTAGAGAACATCACTTTTCGCCACCAAAAAATATCTTCGAAATCTATCTCAATACAGACATCGCCAAAATAAGGGAGCATCCAAATGCGGTGTAGTCGTTGCGGTCAAAACTTTCCTGAAGACCTGTTACAATGTCTCTGTGGATGCGAACCGATTCAGCATCCTGAGCAAGCCCTATGTGACCCTTGTGCCACTATTGAAGCCTCACATCATGAATACGGAATGCTTTTAGCCAACTTCGACCAATTGATGGATGCTGATAGATAATGCAATTGGCTAACCAAGGGGAACTCAATAAGACCTTCTTCAAGAAGGGAAATGGTCTGCTGAGAGTTCCGATTGATGGTGCTTCCCTTACCGACCAAGAGAGAGCCGATTTGGGTCTTCCCGACGACCTATCCAGAGAGGAATTCATACCAGAGTTCATCGGCCCCTGTTTCAATTGTGGTGAGATAGTTACTAATTTCGTTTGGTGTTATGGATGCGATTCTTTCATTTGCGAAAAGTGTATGGTGAATGACGAAACAGATGGAAAACACAATCGCATTGTGCATTTGGATAAGGTGGAAACATGAATTACGCCAACGAAGAACAACTCGACAAAGCCATCATGCTCGATTCTCGCCATACCTATTCCGCTTACTGTCAGAGTTGTGATTGGAAGGATGAAAATGAGCCGACTTACAAGGTGATAAAAAGACGTTCAGCAGAGCACACTCAGCAAAAACAAGGCCATTGGATAAGACTTAATTATGGAATAGGCTCCTAGTTTAGCAATCAATTTCCTTAAATATCAACCCTACGAATATAGGGATATGAAACGGTTAGTCGAGTTGCACAGCGTTCTCGATAGATTCCTCATTGCTTTCGTTTACCATCCTGATGGCACACACATCACGATTGAATTCGGCCACGCTCCTATCGATATAGTGACTGACCGCTTTCTCTTGTCGAATGAGGATGCTCGGTTTGGTTTGAATATCCAGAAACTAACCTATTAGTTGGGTGCCAAACTTCTGGATTGGTTGACAATCGCAAAGCACATCGTCTTCGTCACATCCTAAACATACTGAAGCATGGACATCATTCAAACGATAGGTCTTTCTTCCACAAAGGCCGCAGGGTGGCTGAATCCTTTCCTGAAGTCCAGCAATTTCCCTTGTCTTTTTGACGATTACTTGTCCCTTGAGTTTCCCTGCAAGGCTCATGGGGGCAACTTCCCAAATTGGTTATTTAAGGTTTCCTACTTGAGTAGGTAGACCAATCCTAGACCTATTCCAAATCCCACTACATAGAACAAGGTATCTATGGCTCCATTCCAGAAAAATGGATTGCCCTCAAGCCAAGGGTCGATAAGCAACTCTTTGATGAGAACGAAGGCCGACATTGCGACTACACCTTGCCAATAGGGAAGGTCGTAAGCCTTACAGAAGATGATGGCTAGAATGCCTAGCAGGAGATGAGTCTCTTGCGCCAATAACCAAGTAGTAGGGTCGAACTTACCGAGTATCCACGGTGGGATACTAATAGGCGTGTTGACTCACCATATGGTCTTCGAAATCACTCTCATACTTAAACCGTTGACCATCCATTTCACACATAAATGGGGCTTCGGCGGCATATCTCGCCTCAGATTTCTCTGCGGCTTGAACCTCACCTTCGTCAGCCGGAGTTAGTTCGGGTGGCTTCTTTTCCACTGGCTCTTTCTCTGCACCTTCGTCGGTAGGTGGTTTGCTCCCACCCTCTGGTGATTGTCCCTTCTGCTCTGGCCCCTTACCCTTTTGTTGTGGTTGCTTCGGTTTCTTGGGAAGAGTGGGTTTCTTAGTTGGCTTGGTCGTAGGCTTTTCTGGCACTAGACCTACCCAAATCTGGTCTCCGTCTTTGAATAGGATGGCCTCAAACTCTTGTAGGTCTCGGAAGGTCTCTTCTGGTTGTGCGAACCAATCAATGAGAACGTCCAAATCCTGTGGTAGAATGTGCTGGAAAGTGAAGATGTAGGATGAATTAGCCAAAACATCCTTATCAATACTTGCTGTTCTACGGGCGGCGAAAACGCCTCCAACACCGTAGTTGCGGCCCACGTTCACCAACTCATTGAGCATTGTGCCCTTCTTGGAGTTGTAACGGTCAACCTCATCTATCACAACCATACAGTCTCCTTTCTCAAGCGCCGAGTAGATTATCTGGTCAACTTCAGCATCATTGGTAGGATTGGTCTGATGATAGTCTACGTTAGGCTGACCTTCATATTCGGTTAGATTGCCAATAGCATCCAACACTACAAAATGGTAGTCTGGTAGGATGTCCGACATGAGAACTTTGATGAGGTTGGTCTTACCCGAACCTGTCTTTCCAAGGATGGTAATCTTCTGGTCAATATCCACTTCCAACTTGGGTTTCTCTTGCTGTCTTTGCGCCCTACTCTCAGGGTCAACTCCTGCAATCTTCTGAGCCTCTGGCGAAAGGTCTGCACCCGGCTCCTTTTCAACATCCAATCCCTTTTCTTTGTCTCTTTCTCTTGGGTCTGTCAGAGGGGCTTCCTTCATAGCGGCCACTCCCTCTTCGTCAGTTTCGTAATCATACTCAAGTTCGGCTTGTCTCGCTTCGTCACATCCTTCACAGGGTTCATTGATATGCTTTCCGTGTTTGCATCGGCCTCCGACAAAGGTATCCACATCTTTCGATGTCATCCCTTGGACTTCTTCTGGTTTACCCATTGATTCACGAGTATCTTCATCAATCTCAAACCCATTGTGTAGGTCTATTGGTTTGTTGTGCTTTTCGCACCAAGCAGGGTCAACATTTCGAATGCTGACTTCACTCTTCCCCAAACTGTGGGCGAAGGATAGGTGATGGTCTAACTCATCCTCTTTGAAGGTTTGCTCACATATCGGACATTCTAACGAATCTTGTTCGTCCAATGTAAAATCCTCTTCATCATCAAAGACATTAAAAAGCAAGTCTTCCAAGTCTTCTTCGGATTCGATAACCTCAATGTAGTTGCAGAAGGGGCACACCCACTTGCCAGCCTTGAAGACATTCTCAGAGCCTAGCGGCCCTAAGAAGGACTGCTTACCGCATGAGGGGCAATCAACATCGATGGAAAGGTCGGCCTCTACTTCGGGCGTGATTTCGGTGCCCTCTTCAGCACTAACCTTGCCCTCTGCCATATCCTCTTCAAGTTCTGCTTGAGTGTGAGAAAACCACGATTTATTGTGCCTTCCGCATACGACACTACCTTCGCCCTTTCCCCCATATCCAATAGTGGCGGTAGGCATAAATTGGTTTTGTCCGAGAGGGGTCATATTCTGATTCTCAGTAGGATTGAGTTGTTGGCTAGGGTTTTGGCTTTGGTCTTGCACTTCTTCAGTGTAATGACCTTGAACGGGTAGAGTCTGATGCTCTTTCCAGTTAGGCCAGTCGAGTGTTTTCTTCACCGATTTATCGCTCATGGTTCCCTGAATGCTTATTAAGCACTTGGACTATTTAAAGAATTGGAACAGTGAGATATGAGTAGTGAAGATAAGGATAATATTCTCGTTGGAGCACTTCGACAAGCGAGAATCACAGGTCAGAATCGCACCATCGACCAACAGTCAGGTTCTCCGAGAGGATTTGATGACCAGACTCTAGCCCGTCTCCAAGCCTCTTACAAGCCGCCAACCGAGCAACAGATTGGTCAGATAGACAGAGGTGAAGCATGGTGGAGAGACTTTGCGTGGGAAGAATATGCCACCAAAGAACTACCCGGCTTGGGTATGGGTTTTACGGTCTATCCTTACGTCGCTGTTTGGGAGAAGATTTGGGGAGCCGTCCCTACCGAAGACTATCAGAAGTATAAGCAATACTACGTTCAGGAGCCGTTCATTCGGGCCACGATTGACTTCCACACGCAGATGACCATCTCGCAAGGATATGAACTCGACTATCCACTCGAAACCGTTACCAAGGATGTCAAAGCATTCCTAGACCGCCATGACTTCCTCAATCTGCTCAAGATACTTGTGAAGGATATGTTCGTCTTTGGCAATGCCTATTGTGAGGTTGTCAGGACTTGGTATTGCCTCTCACCAGAAGAACACGATTTGGAAGCACTCCGTATCTCTTACAATGCTACCTCAAAGAATGGTCAGTCGTATTGGTGGACTGACCGTATGGAAGTTGCCGCCCGCCACGACAAACTCTATCCCGGCCACAAGATAGAGAACAAATATGGGGAGATTACACGATTCAAGCCACTCGACCCGATGTATATGCGGGTCAGAAGGGATGCCTACGGAACCATACTAGGGTATGTCCAATACTATGTCTTTCCGCTTGTCACCTTCCTAGCCGACGAGATGATTCACCTACGCTATATGCCTACATCATGGACTTACGAATCTGTCTACGGTGTTTCCATGTTGAGACCCATCCTCTTCCATCAGGAACTCATCAAGAACTATGAGCAAACGATGGGAGCCATCATGAATGTCTTTCTGAAGCCGATGTTCTTGGTCAGAGTAGGTGGGGCTAACACTGTTGGATTGCCCACACCGGATGTGACCGCTTCACAGTATCAGCAGGTCAAGAGGTTCTTTAACAATGCTCAACCCGGCCAGTCGCTTGTGATTAGGGCAACGACTCCGGTGCAGGTAGACCCTATCGACCCGCCAATCGACAGGATGCAGACCACTTCGTTCTGGTTGCAGTGGCTTCACAATATGAGAACCTATGCTTTGACTGTCCCGAAGTTCTTTACCGACCCTGCCGGATTGAACAGAGCAACGGCTCAGACCGTTGAGAAGGGATACTTCACCTTCACCAACAGCAACCGCCAGTCTCTTAATGCCCAACTCGAACACACTCTTATGACTATGATTATGCAGTCGCTCTACGGCGATTTGGCCGACGAGATTATCAAAGAGTTCGATGTGCCCAAGTTCATCTGGAAGCCTCAGAAGGAAGACACTCTCGAAGACAAAGCCAAGACCTACCTTCCACTCTATGCCTCTAGAATCCTTACTAAGAACGAAGTGAGAAAGGCTCTCGGCTTTGAGCCGCTTTCTGAGGACAAACTACAGGAAGAGTTGGGGCCGCAGGAGCCACCGCTAGGACAGACGGGTGCAGGTGGTGGTATGCCGGGTCAGGGTGCGCCGGGTATGACCAGAGAGGGACAGCCCACCTTTGGTAGTCCAGACCGTGATATGGCCTCTAGACCGCCAAGCGACAAGGAGTTTCCAGATGAGGAAGGTAAGGGATTTGGTGCAGAAGGGGGAGAAAAGACCGAGCAGAGTGATTGGAGAGCCGCCGCCGTAGAGGGCTTCTTCAACAATGAAGAGGCCAAAGGAATGCTCTCGACCCTAGAAGAAGAGGTTGAAGAGTTAAAGAAAGAGGTTGAGGCTTCTCGTCAACAGGTCGAAGAGGCTGAAGCGACCGCTACACGGAAACCTATCTTGGGTCGGCAACAGACTCAGCCGGAAACACAACCGTAAATCTATCGTCCAACACGGCTAGTATTGGTTTCACATCCTTCCACGCCAACCTACCGTTTCCGCATCCCACTCTCGGTAGGTAAACAGGACTCAAATTTTGATATTCAATTCTGGCTCTCAACTCGTTTGTGCTTCTGTAAATCAGGTCTAGGTTAGCATCTTCTCGCCAGTGATGTTTGACAGGAAAAGTGAACATCTTTCTATCGTCAAACTGAGTCAGATGATTGCCGTGATTACTCATGAGCACCAGTGCCAAACGCCGTGGTATGTCAGGATATCGAATGGCCGCATCCAAAGCCAAACCCCTTCCCATGACAGCCTCACCCTTTCTATTCCAATCACCATTGGTAGGGATAACTATCCACTGCTTACCGTTATCGTAGAAATTCCAGATATCCCCGACTACTTCTCTCATTTGAAAGCCAACTTGTAGACTTGGCGTTTGTAAGCATCGTAGGTTTTGGTGGCATCTTCGTCTTCTAAGCCAATTTCAGCAATGGTTTGTCGTGCTTCTTCCATTCGTTTCTCGGCCCAATGGAGTTTAGCCAGCCGCTTTGGAACACAGACTATCTCCAAGTCGAAGAGGATGTTGCCGATTGGAATGATGACAAGTTTCTCATCGGCCAATCCGTTTCGTCCTACGATGAACCACTGGTCACTTTCACTCATTCTTCTAACACCGTGGCCACAAGCATTCCTTTTGTAACCATTCCTTTTCCATTGTATTTTGGATTGCACTTTCGGCATACCCAATTGGTTGGGATGGCGAAGTAAACAATCTTGGCTCCTATAACCACATAACCACAATCAATGCAAACCACGTGAACATACTGATTCTTCTTGCGTCTAGGCAAGAGTTGGCCCCTTAACGCCATACATTTCGGCGTAAAGTAGTCCTTTTGACCTGTTCATCGACCTCACCGCAGAGTTGAACATGAACCATTCTCCCAATACTTTGTTGAAGCGGTTTTTATTGAACTTCTGAAGACGAGATTCACTGAGATGATAGGTTCCATCGACTACCGCAATTGAGCGTGGGTAAGCATCGATTGGTAGAATTTTCTTGTCGAGCACAATCTTGTAGTAATTGCCTATGAAAGTAGTGCGTTCTTCTCTGTCGAACCGATGTTCTCTCGTAGCGACTTTACCCACAACTACGATGTCTAAACCAAGACTCGAAGCAAGTCCCATAACTTTGTCTCCGAGTTTGAATCTGAATTTGCTCATAATTGTTTCACTTTTTTGGGCATTTGTGACATTCCATCCAATAGTCATGAGCAGGATGTCCATCATCAGCCTCAATGGTCATTGAAACACCACAATCTCGGCAAGTGTAAGTAAAAAGTCTTGCTTCCTTTGGATTCCAAAGATGGAGATGGACAACTCCTGCGTCGTCTTTGGTCACATGAGAACGGCGATAAGCATGAACTTGGTCTATCAGATGGTTTGCTGTCTCTTTGTTCTCTTTCATGAGTCGGCGTATGTATTCTGGCTTTGCTCCGGGCAGATAGAGTTTGATGGCCTCATAAGTAAGATACGTCGTGAGAGCATAATAGATACGAGAGAAATCGTGTTGTGTGAGTTCAACCTGAATAGTGGGGTCAGTGGTTGTCATGATGAAAACTCATCAGCACATTCTTTGCTACAGAGTTTAGGCTCGCCCATCTCGTCTTCAAACTCGGTGATAAGGAATCTAGTCCTACATACACGACAACGGACAGGAATACTCGGCCTATCAGTTTGACTCATAATCCTTCTCGGCTCCGTCTTGGTCTCCTGAGTCGTCGTCATAGTCGAAGTCTTCGTCCAACTCGAAGTCCTCATCTTGTTCGTCGCTTTCTTCATTCATGGTTTTATCACTTGATTCTTTATCGTTGGGTCATTGGTATCTCGAATAACAAAGAAGGACAAGGGTTGGACATTAACAAGATGGACACGATGAGACTCTTCCAAATGTCGCATTAACTCTAGCCCTCCTGCTTTATCCTTTGCGTAAAGTCTGGTCTTGAAGCCACATGGCTTGCCAGACGGTTTGAGTGTGCATTCAACATCGACATATAGTTTCTCACTCATGGCTCACACCTTCGTTGACCGACTTTATAAGCCTTGTTCTCAAATCTCTCTCACTTTGAGACCCTGATTGGCGAGTCGGTTTATCTCAAAGGGAGTAAGATGGAATTTGGATAGTTCGTTCTCACGCCAGACAGGTTGCGGCCCAACTCCTGCCTTGAAGTCGATGGTATGTCCTTCAGGATTCGCTTTGTAGAGAGCCATTGCTTCATCGTAAGTGATGAGACCAACAAGTTCTACGGAAGGACTTTGCCAGCCGCCGACATCAGAGAAGAGAGCAATGATTCGAGCCGACTCATGTGGGAAGAGTTTCACAAAGTAGAGCATCCGATTTGGCCGCGATTTGACTTCCATCTTACTATCGCTTGGCAAACCGAACCATTCAACAGCCACTTCGTCTGGTAGGTCTAGGTCGGGACTGTTGTTATTCAGACCCAACTTGTAGGGTTTGTATTCTGCTTTGAACATTGCCGCCGCCGCAATTTCGGCTTTGATTCCCATGATTTCCTTTGCCAAAGTTTGGCTTTTGTCAGCCACCAATTTGTCTGGACGGCCTTGGGCCAAGTCTATGCCGTGGCGAACTCCACAGTCATAGACGGCTTGAAGGAACTTCTCTTGACTGAGAGTGATTTCGAGACCCATTATTTGCTTCCGTATCCTGTTCTACTGTATTTTCGCTTTGGTAGGTTGCCTTTGAGGTAGGGTTGCGGTTCATCACCATAATGAATGATAATGTCTGGTCTGTCAGGTGGTAATGGGCGATAGGGTGGATAGGGCCAATCATTTCTTCCCCTTCTCAGGAGTTGAGCAATATCACGTTCCATTCGACCCATCTCAACTTCCATCTGCCGCACTCGTTCCTCTAGATAGGCAACCCGTTCTTTGAGGGTCATGCTGTTAGAATCATCACTGTCGCTACGATGAGAACGCCGATGATACTCAAGATTTTATCCTACTCAAACGCTTGGCTTTCATTTTCTTGGCCAATGGAGAGAGATTCGGCAGAGGCACTTTCCAATCAAGACCCTGTTGAATCCAACCAGTATCCTTCTCAGCAATCGTGATGTTGATGGCTTGGGTTTGCTTTCGTTTGTCATGGTTGAGTATTGCCTCACTGACGTAAATGTAGAAATCGCCCACTTCGACACAACCATAATGTGCGTTAACCAAGGTTCTTCTTCTCCTGTTCGAAGAACTCTTTGCTCTCAGCAATCCTACGTTGCACTAACTCCGACTTCATCAGACCCATGTTGACTAGATAGGCGGCGATGTCGGCTATGTCGAACTCACTAAACCAAATATACATTTGGCTTGCGCCATCTGACTTCTGAGGCGGAATATCCATCATCTCATCGATGTCTTTGGGTGGTCGGAAGTCCAACTTAAGACCCATTGCTAAACCCACGACTGGTTCACGCTTGTCAAAGTTACTCGGAATCTCAGTGCTACGAAGACTGACTCTATATCCACTCCCACTTCGGATTCGGTTTTTGACGGTTGCTTGGGCCAACTACCTTACCTCCATTAGTTCCACATCCCCTGCTACATCATCTTTCTCTTCCAACTCTACAGGTATCTCCAACTTGGCTTTCTTGGCGAAGTCAGCAATGAGTTTGATAGCCTTCTCCCTCATCTCATCAGCCCTCTTTTGGACTTGTTCCATGAATGCCGGACTCTTCAATATTTTCAGAACGTCTTCAACGTCTCTGGCTCTCACTTCGAGATAGTCTCTTGCATACCATTTCTCAGTGCGAAGATAGGGGTAGTCCAACTCAATCTGGCTCCCATCATGGCTCCATCCATCTTGCTTTGGTGTTTGACTAACGGCATCTCTCAAAAGTTCTTCGGCATATTGTCCTATGCCTCTATCGTCAAGTTCTTTCTCGCCCCACTCATAAGGTGTAAGAGCAAAGGGTCGGGAGGCGCACTTCTTCTCATGCCTCTCAATCTTCTTCTTGCTGTAGGATTTGACCCCATAGCAGAAGGAACAAGTATACTCGGTGACTTCGACGGTCTTCTTTTGCTCTTCCATTAGTGGGTAATCCCCCCTGTTTTATTGACGTAGACTTTGGCCAACTTTCTTGCGTGAAGTATGCGACGGTAGACTGTCTCATTCCATGATTGCTTTCGGCCAACATTCCGAGTTATGTTAGCCAACAGATTGTAGAGGATTTGAAGCATGATGCGTGGCTCTGTCTCGTCGGCGGGGTCACGAAGAAGAAGGTCTTTCCATCGTCCACCTTTCTTCTCTCTCACAAGTTGGCCCTGATTGGAAGCAATTTCCCATTGTCCGTCTTTCCTACAGTAACGAAGAGTTTTCACATTAAAGGGAAAAGTAATTTCTAGTTCCGCAGGTTGGCGGCATCCATAAGCGTAACAGGATGTCTTACCGTTGCCCATTGTGGCTCTCCTCTTTCTGTTGTCTGAAACTCTTGCGCCGACTGCTGAAGTAGGCCATCAGAACTACACTGACTGATATGACCATGAATCCAATGACTGCTATGATGAGAGTGTAGTTTATCATTTAGTAAAACACCGTCTTTGTTTCGAGTTCTTTTGGTTTGATATTGGGGAAGAGTCGGTTTTGCCCATCCTTGAGTAAGGTGAGATTCTGGACTTCGGCATCCTGTGGCGAGACTATGCCGGGATAGCCGAATATCATATAGCCACCCATTTTGACAGGTTTGAGTTCTCCAACGACACTTTGTTGGGAGAGATAATCATAGCGAACAGTGATAGGCATTGTCGGGTATTCACCATACTTCGCTTTGAAGGCATTGGCTTGTTCTATAACTGTATCCTTCTTAGTATTGACCATTTTTTCTACCTCAATTGAGTTACGCCAGTCACTTTGATGATTTCGCCCTGCGTGTATCGGGCCTTTATCTTGGCTATTGCTTCATCGCCATTGCCTACCTCATAGACAAGTTCGGACATCTTCACTTCATCGTCGGTCTTGGGGTTCACAACCCAAGTGACACGCCAGACTCCGGGCTTGAGGCTCATATTGAAATCTAGTCTCCCTCATCCTTTGCTTCCAGAGCGCCCCATGTGAAGAATCCGCCCATTCCGCCGAAGAATGCGGCTCCCCATGCTATCCCAAATCCAGCCATTATCACTGCTAATGTGCTTGCTGATAATGCCGTCAGTCCTAGTCCTGTTGAATCCTTCATCAGTATCTTGAACCTCCGACTATCTGAGCCGCCATGTCGTTCAACTCAAGGTAGCACCACATACAGAACTCTGGCTCTAGAGTCGTATGCTCTTTGTCGTGCTTCGCTTTGGTGTTGTTCCCTTCAATCATAGGTATACCCCCTACCCCACCCTATTTAGGTGTTCTTGCTGTTTTGCACTGTAGATTAGAACTTCATCTTTCTTAATCACAAGGTAGGTGTTGTCCTCTAATGGATAGACCTTCCCTAGTTTATAGCCTTCAAAGATGTCTCGCAGGGATTGGAGTGAAGTGTAGGTGCTCTCTCCCGAACCCGCCATTGTATTGTCTCGAACATAACGCTGGAAGCGAAGTTCCTTCATCTACCTCATGCGCCTCTCAAATTCGTCGGTAAGATATTGAAGAGAATCAGTGTATTTCTTGATTTCCTTTGCCAATTCAACCAAAGTCCAATCACACACTTGAATCTTACTCAAGTCTCTTGCCAAGTTTACATTTCCCTCTTAGTGTCGGCATCCAAGTCCTCTTCGAGCACCCACTTGAGAGCATTAATCCATACAGAGTCAATGACTAGCCGTTGTGAGTCAAATGGTGAAGTTGGATTGGCAATAGCCGTTTGAGCATACTTCATCTGACGCTCTGTGGTCTTTACCATGTCCCGAATCTCTTGCTCGCTTCTCATTTATTCTCCCCTCTCAATGTTCATGTAGAACTTTTGACGTAGTTGTGAAAGGTCTGATGTTGTGCCACCAAGCGTCACTCCTGCTCTGTCTCGACTTGTTGGTTCCAACCTACCGAAGTCAACATCAGCAACCTCTTCGATGAAGCGTTCAAGTTCTTTGATGAGTTTGCCTTGCCTTCTTTCCAAATCTGCTTTCGATGGCGCAACTTCCGCTAGTGTCATTTTACTCTAATCTCTCTAACTCTGAGGCCACGGCATCGATTTCGGCAAACTTGTAGTAAGCCCACTCGCCAGCATAGCCCCTTTTCATTTCCCTTTCTTCGGCCTTACGAAGACGCTCTGCCAACTCTCTGAAGTTAACCATACCCTATACCCCACTCTCTACCCTATATGAGTCTTCTTGCCGGATTCCAGAAGGAATCTGCGTTCCAATGATTGCTGTGACAAAGCCTATCAGAAGTATGATTAGTGAGACATAGAAGGGAAGAATTGGGCCACCCCATGAATAGTAGGATGCGCTCGACCCGTTCATGCCGCTAACTCCGTATTCCACTGGCGGCGAAGCAAGTGCGACATACAATGAGAGTAAGAAGGCTCCACAAACTATGGTGAAACCAAGATAGAATACGACTTTATTGGCCATTGCTCTCGCTCCTTAGTTTGTGCTCTGCATCGGCTAGAAAGGCGAAGGCCAATATCACTTCATTGGCTCCATTGTTGCTTGAGTGGTCTCGATACTTCTCCCATGCTCTGTAGTGCTTGGCGCACAACGATGAGGTGGATGTTCTCTCATTGGGGCATCCTATCACGGCGCAAGTCAAGGTTGAATCTCTCCGTAGTTCTTTCGACCGCCCCAAAAGAGTAGGCTTTGTTCAAGTAAGTTGAGAGCACTGATTGTTTTATGAGCGTTGTTATAGATTTCTCGCCTTTTCTCATCATCCCACGGAAAACTCTCTTCGGTTTCAACAAAGGCAATTTTCTCTTTGATTGCTTTTCTAGTCTCTGCTATCTCTAGCATCATGAACTCAAGTCCTAAGAGGGGTTTGACTACCTTGCGATTCGGTGGCATCGGTGGTCTTGTGTCATCGATGAAAATGTAAGGCATCTCTAATCTTCCATCCCGTTGTTGGCCCACTTAGAATTGAAGTAGTGAATGTCCATCCCCATGAAAACACTGTTCCATCCCATCCTTCTAATGAGCCGCCGATTCGTTAAGGCTCTCAGAACGGGTTGTGGATTGAGCAACTTGTAACTATAGAGTTTGGTCAATCTTCTCTCATGTCCTCATCATAGGCTTCGGCTTCGATTCCATCATCATAACCTTCGTCATATCTGACTGACCCATACTCTTCGATTGCATCTAGAAGCCATTTGTTTTGTTCTCCGAATGCGCCCAAGTCCCTTTTGATTTTGGTAAAAATGTCATCAGAAGAGTCGGTCAATTGACTAAAGCCTCTGCGAAAGTGTGTGTTGCTCTCTCGACTACACGATAGATAGAAAGCGTGTGAAGTCCATTGGGATATGTGATTTTGTGTTCTTCATGCCATTTGCGAACCTGACTAGGTGAACCATGTTCTTCTATACCATCAGGAGTCCACATTCGACCGCCGCAACTGCATCGCCCTTCATACCACCATGAGGTTTCTTTGTAAGGGTTGTAGAAATCTGTCATGCCTTCCTTCTCCATGTTGCTTCGAACATCTCTTTCATCCAAAGGTCAGTGAGCCAAATATCCTCTGGCTTTTCCTTCTGAAATTTGGGCGTTCTGCGGCCCCATACTGTCTCGTATTCTTCCAGATGCCAAAGGGGAGTTATCCAAGTGTAGTCTTCGACAATCATCCCTGTTTTCTCGTCCCAAGTTGAAGTTCGGTTTAGTTTCATTTGAATCGCTCTGGAATCTCACCGAATCTTAGGTATTGGATGAACTCTACAATGTCGGCAAAGAGCCAAGTCTTTTGCTTTGGAGAGAGTTTCATATTGGGTCAAACTCTGGTTCGATGTAAACTAGGGTGTGTCCTGAGACTGTGCTGTTGTAGAAAAGTCGTCTCCACAAACCTCTCGGCTTGTGATAGCCTTTTGTGAGCGAATGATGGAGTTTGGCCAAATACCAGAATGATGTTCTGTATTGGCAAATAATACAATGGTAGGCCATCAGAGAGTCAATCTCATAGTTAGGGTAGGCTTTCCGGTGGTAGCAGTGCCTAGTCCAACGACTTCATAACCGATTTTGTTGAGCATTCCGATGCTGGCGTAGTTCGACACACCCACCTTTGTCTCAAGATACTTGAGACCCTTTTCTTTGGCCCAATCAATCTTTCGATGGAGAAGTCTCTTTCCGAGACCACTGCCCCGCCAATCAGGATGAACAACTGTGATTGAATACCTTTGGTCGAGACTCATAGCCGAATACCCGACAATCTCTCCATCAAACTCTTTGAGAAAGCCTACTCTCACATCTGACTTGCGCTCTGGTAGTCCAAGTATATGGTGGTCTCCAAACTTTCGGATGAAGTCCACGACCCTCTCATAGTCTGCGGGTTTGTAGCGGCGAATCATATCCAAATCTCTGCTCTTTTGCATCGCTGACACACTCGCCCCCTAGCCGATTCAATGTATTCTTGCATCCCAATTGTAGGACAAGACCCTTCAAGCCACTTGTGGCTTGTGAGTCTGCAAGCAAGTGAAGCCCAAAGCCTTCTTGGTTGCCAAGTATAGATGGCTCGATTCCAAGTCAACTTACGTCTTGCCCTCTGTTAATCACTTGAGTCACACTGGTCTGATAACGCACTATCTCCCCTTTCTTTCTCATGTCATTAAGAGAATCGAGCATAAGCGAATGCGCTTTCGTTGCTTCAATCACTTTGTCATTTCGCACTGTGACTATGATTGAGAATAGGAAAGACTCTTCCTTCAGTGGGAAGGGTGATGACTTGGGAAGACCACCTAGCGGGCGTGTATCGGCTTCATTGATATGTCTCTGAGCCTCTATCACTCTCTGGTCTCCGGCGTTGTCGATGCTCGGTTGTTTCTTTGGTCGTTTGGTCATGCTATGTGAGTCTCCGCATTGCGATTGAAATATCGCTTGTATTGCTCCATCGCATAGCATCCTGAACAAGTCTCAGGACTGTATTTGTGAGGTTCGAGTATGAGTCTCAATCTCTCATCTCATCAGGACATGACTCTGTGCCGTCTGATAAGACTTTATGGTAGTGAACGGCTGTATCACCACATTCCTGATAAGAGCAATCGTCTACTTGCTTAAGTTCTGGCAACTCTTTCTCCTTTCAATTCCACTTCTCCTTTAATGGATTGAGGGTTTAGGATTTTCGCTATCTCTTCAATGTCTATGGCAGGGGCTATCGGTTCTGGCTCCGGCTCTAGTGCTTTGAATGTGGCTTTGTAGGTGTAAGGCTTTGGAAGGTCTATGCTGATTCCTCTAGGAGACAACCCTTGTGCTGTCTCGCTAGGTGTCGTGCTCATTCTTGAGCGTCATGGGTAATAAGCCCATGCTCCAAGCAAGCGAAAGTGTTTGTGCTCATGATTCTGACTCTAGGGTAGGGGGTATATCTAAATGTTTGCCGAATTCCCTAACAACCCATGCCAACATTGCTTTGGAGTAACGTTTGGTCTGGTGAAGGGCCGGGGCTGTGTTGACTTCGAGTATGTAGGGCTGACCTTTGACCATAACCAAGTCCACCGCCCCAAAACTCAAGCCAATGGCCTTGAGAGCCTTCGCTGACTCGGCCACCATTTTCTTGTAGTGGGGAATCTGCTCTCTCTCATCCTGTGGGATATACACAAAGTCCCATCCGTTGTCGTCATTCCAAATCAGTGAGTCTCCTTGTCCTGAGTTGTTGACCTTCTGCGCCATGCCAATGCACTTGTCTCCAAACACATGGAGTCTGAACTCGGCATCCTTGTCTAACAACTGGACGTAGTATCCCGACCTTCTGCGCCGGGGCAATTCGTCGCTTGGCTTGAGTCTCAAGATGTCCTTCCCTCTTGTGTGGTGGAGTCTGCGTCGGAGCAAGTCGCACCCCAACTCGGTTGCCTTAACTTTGGCTTCTTCCCACGTTGTCCAGAATTGCGGAGTGCTCACGCCAGCCTCTAACATTGCTCTGTGTGCGGCCCGTTTGTCGTTGGCATTGAGAGCAATCCTTTCGGCAGGATTTAGAATGCCCTTGGCTCCACTGTCCAAGTGTGGCATTCTGGTCGCACCCCATCTAATGACTAGGTAATCGCCTCTTGGTCTTTCAGTAGGGTTGTTGAAGAACTCGATGCCATTGGCCTTGAGTATTGGTTCTAGTCTGGCCGCTAGACGTTGTGGCGTTTCCGTCTTGCTTACGCCGACATCTACGAAGACCACGGATTGAATGTTGTTACTCAAGATGAACCCTCTGTGGAAGGACTAGGTTATCACCTTTTTGGCCGAAAGCGTAAAGTCCGGTGCAATGAATTGCCGACGAATTCCCAATGCACTCACAACTTCCGCTTCGGTTGCGGAATACACAAACCATATTGTGACAATTGCATCCCAACGCAATTCCGAGTTTGTTGTTAAGTGTCGCATAGACTTTGGTTTTTTGAGTGACTGAGCCAGAGTCCAATGTCGATTTGAGAAGTGCGTCTGCCTCAATAACTCGGCATTCAATGTCGAGTCGTTTGCTCAATTTGCCATAAAGACTTAGCCGTGTGGCTATGGCTATCTGTTGTGGTGTTCGTCTCATCGGTTAGGCCCGTCCCTCTCAGGATTGTAGTCTTCTGCCGCCTCATCTTGCATCCAGTCTAATTCTGGACTTGGGTAAACTACAAGGTCGTCAGAGATTGGCGATTCGTAACCGTGCGCTCGCATCAAGTGGTCATTTACCATCTCTGATTGTGGGAAGATTTTGCCGCACTCATAGCACCCTAACGCACTTGGATAAGTAGCAATTATGTTGTCTCTCATGTAATCTGCAAACGTCGTTCTGTAAGTGGTTGGAGTGTCATGTGCATCTCGCGGGAATCGGTCTATCGATGTTGGCCCTGAAAAACCACCTGCGAAGGGTCTAGGTCTTACCGTTGGCGGAGGAATTGGGTAGTGGTAGGTTGGCGGCGAAGGTCTTACTGAAGTTACGCTGTCTGGTGTAACCATTTTTGCCGTTGTCGTGTGCTCTGTATCGTGCAAAAACCTTAGTCTGTCCACATGAGCCTCAAGATTTTCCTGAGTTTGAAAGACTACCGAACACGCAAAGCATCCTACAGATTTGGCCATAACAGGGTCGTGACGAAGTTGCGCCATGTAAGCCTTGAAGTTTGTCTCTCCGGCTGACTCTGTTGTATCTCGCCATGATGGATAACCATATCGAGTTGTCCCTACGTCTTTGTAATTCCAGACGTAATAGGCTGTTTCGTCAACCTTTGCTGTTACTCTAACCTTCCACACAATGAAGGGTTCGTTAGGCTTGCGACTCGCCTCTTCTGTGGTTACTGCGTCTTTGAAAACCGCCAACTGCTCATCACTGAAATTACTTCTCGGCAGATTGAAAGTGAATCCTATCTCTCGACATTTAAGATTTGCACGGCATAAGCACATCTGATTTCGATAGTAAATGCAACGATGGTCATGGCAATTGCACAAAATCGAACCGTTGAGTCTCTGAAGAGTGTCTTGGACTTGGGCAATCAACTCGTTTCGTTTGAGAGGAGTGGTTTGTTCACTGAGAATGACTTCATGCAATCCTTCTAGTTCTTTGACGACACACTCGATAGGAAAGTCGAATTTCATGTCTTAGGCATACCCCATGTATTCGTCGTTGCTTATCTGTGATGTGCCCTTATTGCGGCCTTCGATTAACTCATTGAGAGCCGCTTGAACCGCCCTGCATTCGTCACATTGGCAAGACCCGTCATGGCCCTTGGCTGTTACCTTTACGCCGTTGCTTGTCACACCTTTGTAGGTGACTGTGACCTTGTTCTCGACTTTGACTTCTTGCTTGGGGAGTTTGATAACCTCTGTCAGTGGGTCGATGGACTCCTTGATTGTCTCCTTGTTGTTCTCAATGCTCTCCTTGAGACTCACGCTGAATCCGAATATCTCCTTGCTCACTGATTCCCGTCCTGTCTTGGGCGGCGCTCCGGTCACGGCTTCGTAAACTGCTTTCATGAACTCTTTGAATGTGATGTAGTTGCTGTAGTTGCCGTTGCCCTTGGTGTTTATCTCGAATTGCTTGCCCCCCTTCTTCTTGTCGGCCATGTAGGTTGAGTTTGGAACCCACACGCTCACCTTGTAGTTGGGGTCTTCGAAGTCACTTGCGGCAGGTGAAGTCTCGAACCTAATCACTGCGCCTCTGATTTCGAACTTGCCGTTGGGTTTGCTGTTGACTCCGATGAATCCATCTCGAAGTAGGTCTTCGCCGGATTTGTGAACTCGAATGTCTGTCATGGTTTAATCACCACTCGACCCTGAGTCGTAGGCCACGGTTCCGTCTCCTGTAGTGTAGTCTGTGCGTCTGACAAGATACCAATAACCGTCTTGGTCGTGGAAGAATTGTCGGAATCCTTTCACATAGTGAAGTTGGCAAATGCCATTAGAGGGTCGGTTTGCATCATCCTGTGGGCGGCAGAAGCAATTTGTGACTCTGAGCATAACGAATCCACTCCCAAACTTGGCAACGTTCTTACCCTCTTTGACTACGTTGGTAGGCTTTGCGAGTATGTGACCCTCAAGTGACTTTGGCTCCCATACTTCGGGTTTCACGGTCTCGATATCCTTCATCCTTGCATTTTCGGCCAATTCCATTTCCTTCTTGGTATAGAACCTGTGGAACTCTTTTGACTGTTGGCAGACTACGCAGAAGTATTCGCCCAAGTCAACATCGGGAATCTTGCTCTCCTTGTAGTAGTGGTCTTCAATCCACTTATTATCGCTGTAGTAGGATTCTGTTCCACTGAAAAATCCTTTGGCCCCATTGTTGACGGCTCCCTTCGGGATTTCACAACTTGGAAGTGCTGTTTGGTTTCCATAACCCCTTGGTTTCACAACCCAAACGTTCTTCTTAGTCTTGAACTTGAGACCCTTTCCGTAAATGACAGTGCCTTGGTTCATGTTTGCGTCGGTCACACCCAACTTCCTGCTGGCATCAGAGTCTAGCCATGCCGAGTCCGAGCAAATCACTGTGATGTCCCGCTTTTTGGATTGGACAACGCGAATCGCTGTGTCCACAAAGACAACATACTCATCTGTGACCACGTTGTAGAAGATGAGGTTGGCCCAACCGTGAAGTTGTAACTCATTCACTTGTGCTGTGAATACCTTGGCTCTCTCAAGTAGGTCGGTCTCAGCCAACTCGCCCCAAATGTGAATGAAGGGTTCGGAGTCGATGTTAGTCGAGAACTCGTGGGCTGTGAGACCTTTCTTCTCAATCGCTTTGACTAGGCTGGCTCTCGCTGTCGAGTCGTCCACTGCTCCGTTGTGGGTCATAATCCATTGCTCGCTGTGCAGGTCGGGACGGCAGATGCAACGGAACGGATGAGTCCCTTCGCCCTTGGTAGACTTGCGAAAGTGAATCAGCATCCGGTCGTAGTCGTTGGGAACTTTCGCCAAGTCCTTAGAGTCCTTGAATCTCGCCAAGTGGTTGCCGGACAAGTCTCGCCAGTAGATGCCTACGCCGTCGTCGTTGTGGTTAGCCCATGCTGACTTCATAGCCAACTCGAAGGTGTTAAGCGGCTTGTCGGTGCTGAGAATCAAAGCCATGCGACACATCTAGGCTTGCACCATCCTACGAAGTTCTTTGTCGAAGTAGGCTTTCAGGTCGTTCACTGCATCCTGAACGTCTGCCGTTGTCGAGTCGATTAGGTCTGCAACCTTCTGAATCCATGCTGATTCAGTGTCGGCCTCAACTTCTCCGAGTGCAATGAGCCGCCTCATGTCCTTCGCTAATGGACTTGTCTTCACATTGAAGACTTTGGCTTGCTCTTGTTCTGACCTTGTTCTGACTGGTTTCTCGATGAGTGACTTGAGGCACATTCTCTCATACTCACTGAGGAAGGGTGCTAATTCCTTCACAAAGGCAATGGCTTGCGCTTTCATGAATGCCTCATCCTCTTCGGTGAGACCCGACCTTGCATTGAGTTTCTGAGTTACGGCCTTCACCTTCTCCCAAGTCTCCTTATCGGTCTCGACCGAAATGAGGCCGAAGTTGCTGAGTTGTGCTGACCTAACTACCATGCCCTTAGTCAGTCCTCTCAATCCCACGATTTGTTCCATGTCAGTCGTTGAATCTGAAGTCCTGATTTCAATGTCGAACTTGGTCAACTCTGGTTTGTTCAACTCAGCCAACCTTGCCGCCCCTGCCTCACCGAACTTGCCGAAATACATTCCGCCGCCGTTCTGTTTGTGAGTTGCATACGAAACGTCTCTAATCCATCTGGTTGAGAAGGGTGACTTGTTGAAGAGTTTGAAGGGGACATAATCCGAACTCGCTGGCTGTGACCTGAGAAAGCCTTGCTCTCTGCTGAAGTTGCCAAACAGATAGACCCATCCGGGGTAATAGAATCTGAAGAGTTGCCATGCGTTCTTGATAATGACCTGTGGGACTTTGGCAATGTTGTGAACTAGCATTGCATGAGAGTGAATGCTGTTTCTCCATGTCGGCTTGAAGTGTGCCGCCATCTTATTCAACGGGAGCCGCCTTGCGAACTCTTCTGGCGCAAGTCTGCCGCCGTAGACGATGAACTCCCATCCTTCAATGCTGGCATCTCTCTCAATGGCTCTAATGAGATTGTCTGGTAGGTGACTCCAACACTCGGCTCTCCCACATGAGGGGCAAGCCGGAAGGTGGTGGTATTCAGTGTGCTCAGTCCCAAAGAGTCGGAGAAGTTGGCTGTCTGAAATGGGTCGGTTCGGTTTGAAGTCCAACTCAAGTTCTATACCCACAACTACATTGTCTCTGAAGTATTCGGTAAGGTCTGATTCAGTTGCGTCTTTGGTTCTGAATCGCCACTTCGGTTTGATATCTGCCCTGAGTTTCTTGCGCCCGAACTTGATAACGTCAGAGTCGTCAATCGTCTCACTGGTTATCTCACGCACTTTGGCAACGGCAAAATTGCTCATGTTGCCCAAGTCGTGGTAAACGTAGAAAAGCATAACCGCCTCACCGTTAGTCGGTTGAGCATAACCGCACTGGTAGACTCTGCGGCAGACTTGGGATTCCCCAATAGTCCTGTGGCCGTGATTGAAGTTGTCTTCGTTCTCGCTCTCTTCGCTCGGATGGTCAGTGACCAGATTCATGCAGTAGGGGCACATAGGTTGACTCGTCGGCCCATGTCTCGCTAGGTCTTCCCCTACAATGGGGTCGTCTGCGAACTCGACGGTTGAAGTTGGAATCATACGAAGTCACTAGGGGTGTAGGGTATATCTGAGTTGTTGCCGAAATCCATAACTATCGCCACTTCACAACCCCTCTTCGTCTGACGGGATTGATAAGGCATGACCTAACTTGTTTCATCTCATAGGGTGTTAGATAGGGTTGCATCTCACGCACAAAGGCCACGGCATTCGACCTCATGGCTTGGCCCTGTCTTGCTTCAAGTCCGTCGTCTACGCCATCATCAACGTCATAGACTTTGAAGAATCTGTCTTGGATACTGCTTTGAACGTCTCTCGCAATTTCCATGACTTGGCTCTCCATTGCGTCTGGTAGGTCGATAACGCCCACCGTGGCTAAGTCTGCCGACCGCAAGAAGAGAGCCTTACTGAGTGCTCTGCAAGCAACGATTTGGTCTAACTCATGCGTCGAATCGCTGACCCTAATCTCTGCGTCGAACTTGGTAAGTGTAGGTCTAAGTTCCTCTTCGAATTTTTGTCGTGTTCGTCCTTCGTCATCTTCGTATTCTTCCATGAGTTTACAGTCTTCAAACGAAATGCCGCCATTGTGTCTCTTATCTTCTGCCGCCGTCGTTGCCCACGATTTGTGACCCCAACTCGGTTCTTTGGTTGGTGACTCTATGAAGTTGTTTTTCCATGTTGCCCATCGTGACCTCAACAATCGCTTGGGGTAATTGCCAAACAGATGAATCCATCCGGGGTAAAAGGCTCTGAAGAGTTGCCACCCGTTCTTAGCGATTTGAATCGGGACTGGTTTGTGTTTCCCGTAGGGCAGAACTATAACGTGGGTGTGCATTCCACAATGGCCCCCTGTCTCAAAGTGGTCTCTGAAGACTTTCATGGGAAGACGGGCCGCAAACTCTTCGCTTGAGACCTGCGGCAGTGCCTCAATTACGAACTCTTGACCTTCGTTACTGGCAAGTGTGGGGTCGTCGTGAATATCGTGAATCATATTGCGCTCATGGTTCAACTCATTTTGCCATGACTTGGTGCAAGTCGTCTCCCACTTGTAGTTATACTCCAACTCGAATGCGACTCCCATCTTGGCCCGTAGGAACTCGACCCAATTCTCTGAGAGGGCTTGGGACTTGTCAATCTTCCAGACCGGACTTCGGACTCTCGGCAGAGGCGGCTGAAGTGCTCTAGTCCTGTGACCCACTACCTTAGTCTGAAGGAAGTCGGGCAGTGTGGTCTGGTTGTTGCTCAATCTTTCATCTCGTCGGGGCAGTGCTCGACTTTGCCTCTGAAGTAATGTTGGTGCTCGCCCTCTGCGTAGGCGCAACCGTGGCTAAGTTTGGTCTTACTGCTCATCTTATTGAGACCTTCTCAGCCTTCCAAGAACCATCTTGATTGAGGGTGATGTAAGCAAAGGTCTTTGGACTAACTTGGTAAGCGTAAGCCAACGTCTCGCCGCAAAGTCCACGGCCAACCAAACCCAAAGACTCTGGCGCTTTCTTGATAACGTCCTTCCTGTCGTAGTCTTTGACCGTCATGCTCCTAGAATCCCATCCTCAAAGGCGATAATGTCGAAGGTGGCTTGGCCCAAGTCCATCTTGTAGTCGGGACTGTAGGCTCGCTTGAATCGTCTCTTCAACTCGGCCTTAGTCTCGGCCAACTCGGTAAGGGTGTAGTTGAGACCCATCTTAAGTGCAGAGGTTGTCAAACTTCTCGTGCTCTCCATGCTTCGCTCTGACCCATCACTAACTCGTCTGCGAATCGGCGTAGGTCGGCGGCGGCAGTCCTGAAATCCTCTTCAAGTTGAAGAGCGCCAAGTGCACTGTCAGTCTTCCAAGTCTTCTTTGTGAACCTGTTGTTGGCCTCATTGATTATGCTCTTGTCCAAGTCCACGGTCGGCTTGGCATTGGCTATCTCGTCTAGAAGGTAGTTGCGGCTAAGTATGCTCTCCAAGTCACTCGGCTCCTTTCTTTGCGGCGTAGACTCTAGCCCAATCGTCTGCCGTGGTTGGGTAAGGGTCGTTCTTTTCGGTTGTCAAGTTTGTGCTCATTGGTAGGCTCTCAGGAGCCGGGACTTTATCAAGTGTTCGGTGTGGGTTTGGCAAGTCTGTGTTAACTTCGTCCAAGTCAGCCACGCCTTTGTTAATGGCAGTGCCCCATGTGTGACCCATGAGAGATATGACCTTATCGAAGGCTCGGTTACTTGCGACTTTGTAACCCAAACTCCTTTGTGTGGTGTGTCCGACTTGGCCTACTGCATGAATCAACTCATGGACTTGGATTGTGGCAATGTAGTCTGACAGACTGTCTTCGATGTTGCCTTTGGTAACTTTGGCTGTCTTCGTTGCACCCCTAGTCACCCCTTCCCAATTGAAGTGAATCTCTCGTGTCTTCATGGTTGTGCTTGCCAAGTGACCCCGAAAATCGGGCGAAGAATCTGCCCAAGTCACTAGGTCTGTATGGGGTTCGATGCTAGGCTTGAGTCGTCTGCTTTTGCTAACTCGGCGTGGAATGACTGACTGGACTGTGTAATTCATGGTTGCTCTGAAGGTTGAGAAGAACGCTGAAGTATTGGCCGCAATGCCACGGTAGCAATAGCGGCAAAGTCCGTTGTCTCTCTCTTCAGGACTCTGAAGAATGCGCCCGTCCTGTTTGCAGAAGTTGAGCAAGTCTAAATCGCTCCCTGTGGCATCCACACACCCGTTGCTGATTTGATTGCTTTGACCCATGCCCCGGCAACCTTAACGAAAATCTGGCCCCGGTCAATCATGGTTAGGTATTGCTGGACTGGTCTCGGACTTGGTGTCTGTGTGGCTTGCTCTCTAAGTCCGGCCCCGACCCAAACCTTTACGCCGTTGGTCTGTTTGGTCTGACTGTAAGTCGGCCCCTGTCTCGGTGTGTCCTTCTTGCCAAAGTCCGGCCCTACGGTTTGCTCTGCCGTCTGGTCTGGTAGGACTTCGGCAGGGATTGGAAGGTTGAAGGTTCTGGCCTTCTTGAAGATGTTCAAGATTACTCGGCTCGAAGTGGTCTCAGGGTAGGACTTGATAATCTTCTGTTTGAATTGGTAGAGACTGTAACTTAGCCACTGACTTGCGCCAGTGCCCCGTTTGTTGATTTCCACCACGGCTCCGTCTCTCCATCCGTCATAGGCTATCCTGAGTTTGTTCTCTCTGAATTTGCGAACCGTCTTCGCTGTGAACTCTGCGCCCATGAAAGTATTCACACAAACCGAACCGACTTGCATGATGAGCCATTTGCTATCATTCTGGATATACCAAATGTCCACAATGCCCGCCCATCCACACAATTCGCAATATGCGCCTCCGCCTCTTGCTTCAGGGTGCATATCACTGTAAGGCGTGACCCAACGATAGGCCGGTATGTCGAACTCTGGTCGTGTGATTTGCTGACCCTTCGGACTTAGCGAAGTTCTGACGTTCCTAACGGTGCTCACTCTCCATCCATCTGGCCCACCGCCTACAAAGGCGAAGGACTCGGCTTGCCTTCGCTTGTAAGTGTTGGTTGCGACTTGGCTTTCTTCCGTCACTTCGGAGTCTGTCAAAGTTAGTTGCTCTCCTTCAGTTGGCCGTGTGTGATTTCATCTAGGGTCATGAATCCCAAGTATGCCCCACTCCAATACCGAGTTATGCAAAGTCCTTCGTCGTCACTTGTGACTTCGACCCCTATCGCTCGGTCTAGTCGTTGGGCTTTGTAGTGGGTGAATTGGTCTGCCGCAAAAACGGCGAAGTCGAGACACATGGTCTATTCTTCCTGTGCCCTCTCGTTCATCGTTTGCGTGTCCAACTCATCGAGCATATTTCTGATGGACTTGGCAACGGGCGCTAGGTTGAGAAGGATGTTGACTAAGGCAGATGAATCTTGGAAGGTGCTGGCGTTAATCATGGCTTCGTAAGCCGACTGAAGATAGTCCATTGCTTCTTGGTAAGTGCGGTAAGCGTCGGTTGTCCTGTAGTCGTCTGAAGTTGGCTGAGTCAATTTATCGAGTCCAATTCGCCGCGAATGGTGAGAAGTGTGCGCTTGGCTTGGTCATAGTTGCCTACGATTATCATGCTGACCGCACTGCTGAGTGCGGCCTTCAGTGCTTCCCGTTCTCTCTTCTGCAAAGTCTAGACCTCACTCACTGAGATAAGGCCGAAGAGTGCTGGCGAAAGGAGTTTGGACTTGGCGATTTTCATGGCTTGCTCCAAGTCGTAGGCTCGGAATTTCTCGCTGGCAATGTAGTGCGCTCCGTTGTTCATTGCGTCGAATTTGGCCCTGAAGGTTCGCAAGTCTATGCGCTCCTGTTGAAATCGAAGTTAAGGCGAAGAGTTGATTTGCTCAGGACTCTGGCGCTCCCTAAAGTCCACTTGCCGATTCTGGCCACTTCGGTCACGACTGAGCCGAGACCCAAGTATCCGTTAGTGCCCCGTTTGGCTTTCAGGTCGATGGTCAGGAATCGAGTGTTTGAGTCTACTCGAAGGACTAGGACTTCGATGGACTTGATTCCGCCGAGATATCGGAGTGCGTCCCGAACTTCGTGGGTCATGTTGGCCGCAATCATTTCGGCCTCTGCGTCGCTGACCCTGTGCTCTTCTGGTTGGGCTGACAAGTCTAGGCTCCCCTCACCTTAATGGCGATAGAGCCGCACTGGACTACGTTGCCCTTCCCGATGTTGGCGGCGAGTTTGTCCAAGTCCATTGCACTGAAGGCTTGGTCTACCTGAGTCTGTGCTGTCTCGACCTTCCTTACCTGCGAGACTCCGACTAGGATGGGGTTGATTCGCATCTTGCGAGCGAACCGAGCAACGGCCTTCGACACTGCGTCGGCCTCTGACTTGGCGTTGCCTACGTCCACGAGTGTCTCTCCCTTCACTCCCTCTCTGAACCCGAAGCGGCCAATCGCTAGGCGCTTCTCGGTCACGGCAACAAGATAGTGGCTTCTAACTAATGGCCCTCTCATGGTTGCCGCCGCTTGCACGATGCTAGACGAATCCATAAGCCTTGTAACAGGGTATAGGGTATATGTGGCTTGTTGCCGCAATCCACACTTCCCCCTTCCCTGCAACCCATCCCCTTACCAATTTTGATTAAATACTAAACTCCGCTTTTGAGAGCATTGGCGGCGATACAGGCGAGTTCTGATTAGGCGGTTTGTAAATCAAGGCTGTCTCATGGTCTCTATCGTGGTGTGCTAGAGTCTTCAATCCTTCAATTGTCTGTAGGGTCTTAGGCAGAGTGCTAGGCTACACACTGACATGAGACAGGACACACCTACTATCCTCTGCTCTCATGCCACACCTCTACGCATAAGAGAGGCCGTTTACACAATAGAGGCCGCAACATGGGGTCGTCTCATGCTATTGCCGCCGCTATTGTGGAAATGACTGGAAACTAGAACCCTGCCGCGTAGAGTGAAGGATGTGCTATATGCCGACAGAGTGAACGATGTGCTATGCGACTCTATGGAATACGGCAAAGAGGCTTATATGGGGCGCTTGGCCCCCGGCAGACTGGCAGGGTATAGGGTATATCAACCTTTTGGCCGCAAACCACAAGGAACCTGTGCTTCTCTTATGGAATCCGGCAAGCATTCTTAAATAGGGGTGGGGAGGGGGGGTGGCGGGGCAGGGCAGGGGATAGCACAGCCTCACATACACAACCGACTGACCACACATTCTATAGGGACTCCTTGCTCCTAATAGGAGAGACTTAACCCCTCTCCGCCTCCACTACTCTGCACATCCTAGATGAAGGATTGGGGCCGATGGTAGGATATACCCCATACCCCTACCCCAACCTCACCCCAAACCCTTATAGAGTCTCGTCCCGTAGGGACGTATGGGACACTTGGGACGCATAGAAGATGGGTATATTGTCTTGACGGAAGAGGAAGCGACCACTCTACTGACTCTTCGGCTTCATGAGAGAGACCACTATGAGGGGTATGACAAGGATTGCCGCTACTGTCGGGAGGGTTACTATGCGATGGACTATCTAGAATGTTTATAAAGTCTTGACCAAAAGGGTAGGTTGGGCCTATAGTTCAGTCAGTTTAGAACGCCAACCCCTTAAGTTGGTCGTCGTGGGTTCAAATCCCACTAGGCCCGCCATAATCTATATAAAGCCATGAATCTAACCCTGCTACTATGAACTTCGATATCAAAGAAGTGGATTGTGAGTTCTTTGGTGATGGAACGACCGTCAGAGCCATTGCCCGCGATACAGCCGGAACTTCTGTAATCGTGACCCTCAGTAAGAATCTCTTCAACAATGACCCCGGTGTATCTCCCCGAACCCTTCTCGTCAATGCACTAGAGAAGAAGTATGGGCAAATCATGGATGGTAAAGGAGTCTACGAAACTATGAGGTCTTTCAAGGGAACTCGTGTCGGTAGCGCCAAAGTCAAAGCACTCAAGTAATCCTCAAATATCACTGAGGACTCTCCATATGGTGGGAAGCAAGGGCACAGACACTAGGGGGTCGGGGATTGGTATTGGGGAAACACAGCAATGTGCCATGCCATGAGACTACCAAGGCAGGGTTAAAGGTCTGTGGGAAAGAGTCGTATCCGACGATTCCGACTCCCCAACCTTTATAGGGTCTCATCTCGGCTAGTAGGGTATGGATGCGTCTCTGACGATAATCAGATTGGGGATACTTCTTGTGTGTGCCTTTGTGATAGGCTATGGCATTAGGTATGCCTATGCCCATCCCCCTGCCACACCAAATCCTTAAGTAGTCTAGAATCTAACCCTGTAGATGTGGGAGTTCAACCGTGGCGCTGTAATTGACCCCACATCCAAGCGCCAGCACCTTCCGGCCTCACGGCACGAGAGGGCGGCGGTCTCATAAGCCGCCACCTTCAATTTTTCTAAAGAATGCTTATTAGGGGTCTCAAAGAAGGGTAATGGTATGTCGTTTCAGAAGACCTATCAACTGAAGGTCAGGAAATGGGTGTTCGCTGTCGTCATTTCAGGAGTCAATATTTTATCGGCTTATGTTACGCCTTATCTAGTCGGCAAGTATGTTCCTACGGGTTTGGATGCTACCATTGCCAACTCCCTCATTACGCTTGGTTTGAACGGTCTGACCATCTATTTGAGTGTAGAAGAGAACAATGTGCCAACAATCATCACTCCTTATTCCACTACAAACAGAATTAACTCCCCAGAAGTAGGGGCTAAAGGACACTGAGTAATCGCTTGTATAAAGCCATGAAGGTCTGTGAGAGTTCCAACTAACTTCCACTTGGAATTGGCCTCTATGATTAAGTTGGTTGGCTCGTTATCATCATTAGTCACTTTGTAACCATTCACTAGGCTATCATCGCTGTTCTGTTGGTCGTCCAAACTTCCTATAAACTGAAGGATTGTATCTTGATTCAAAGTGGAGTAAGAAATAAAGGTTTTTCGAGTTCCACTGTTGAGGCGAATGCAGTCAGAATAGTGGTTATTGGTATCTGTAATCTCTTCGCCAATAAAGCCAACTAAACCGTCTCGTGTGTTAATATTTATGCTAGGGCTTGTCCTTCGTTTCTTTCCTATCAAAAGATAGGCTCCAAGAGGCTGAAGATTGGTATTTTGGTCTTTGTCTCCTGTTCCTAGTGTAATGTAGGACATACAGAGTAAAATAGTCCTATCTAGTCTTTAAGGCTTTAGATAGGGTCTTCCCATAAATCTTTATGTATTCATTCAAACCTTAAATAGTCTAATGTCCCTTAACATGGTAGGTATCAACATGGGAATACCAACTACATCGGGTCTGAAGACCTTCGACAATACTGACGTATCTCAGAGCATTTTGGCCTCTTCAACAGTGGTCATTCAAACTATCTCTGGTAAGGGGTCTGCACATCTAGCCACAGCAGGAGACGGCGATATGCAAGTGAACATGGCGGTCTCAGTGGATGGAGGAGCAGATGTTGTCTTTGGAACAGCCGACACAGAAATAGATGTTGACTATGCTTTCCATGTATCGTTGGCTATCAAAGCCACCAATACAGATTCAGGGGGAGCGCATATGTCTAGTTCTGTTTCGAGCACCGGAGTCACACAAGCATAGGTGATATTGAGATGGGTATATTGATAAAGGTCGGACTAAAGACATTCGATAATACGGACAATGCGGCCAGCGTAGGTGCTAGTGCTACTGTCACCATTCGCACTATTTCTGGTAAGGGAAGTGCCGTCTTAGCCTTTGTTGGCGATGGTGGTGTGGATGTTACTATGAAGGTTTCGGTAGATGGTGGGGCTGACATTTCGTTGGGTGCGGCCAATTCTCAAGCAATAACAACTTACTCATTCTCAATTTCTCTTGTAATTAAGGCCACCAATGCGGGGTCGGGTTCTGAGAACTATAGCACAGTCTCAAGCACAGGAACTCTTCAGGCATAGGATGGGCGAATGAGATGTGGGCATTCTTACATCGTGGAACAAACGTATAGTCGTTAAGACTACTTCGACTTCTAATCCATTCAATACTCCAAGTCTAAACGTAGGAGACATCATGGAAATTTTGGTGAAAGGGTCTTTTACTGGAACTGTATCAACAGAACTTCCTGCCATCACTGTTTCAAATGGTCTTCCAGTTATTACGCTCGATACCACTACTCTTAAATTGGCATCCCCAACATTCTCGACAGCATTTACTCTATACAGTTTGTTCACAGTGAATAAAGTAGGAGTATGGTCTATACAGGTAACGATAGGTGGTGGTTCTTTCCAGAACCTCCAAATTGGACTTACAGTGTATCGTGGTTAACAAAAGCACCTAACTTTTCAAGGGTTCTTAGATAAAATCTTTATATAGTCTAATTGATAAGCCAGAGGTTGAACAGTCCATGAAGTTGGCCAACGATACGAAACTTAAAGTAGCAAGGAGACCGCCCTCCTCAAAAGCAAAAAATGAGGATGAAGATGGAATCAAATATACTGTCTATGAAGGGGATGGACAAGGATTCAGTGCAAATCATGATGAGTCATTGATTATCGGTCAAACACCCATTATTCATTTGCCGCCGGGCGCAACACTAAACGTCAATTTTCTGAATACAACAGACCACAACATTGATGTGAATAGAGTGGCTATGATAGGCGAAAGAACCAGAGTCACAAGCGCAACATCAGATGTTGGAACAACAGGAACAGATGAAAGAACATGAGTCTCGCTAATGCCTCACAACTAGAAATAGCAAGAGCCTTACCTATTCGCCATCCTAATGGCAAAAAGGGAAAAGCATTCATCTATGTTACACGAGAAGCATTACCCCTACTCTTTGATTCTAACTATCAGATAGATAGTGGTATTCCTGCCGAGTCCGAAGTGCTTTCTCTTCGCTACCATATGGAGATGGATAGGTATGAGTTCCTTGTTGAAAGTCCTTTTCTGCCGCTAGTTGCTGAAGGTGCTCAAGTGCCTTGGTATACTGGAATCACTCTTAAGAGGAGAGACCAATCATGAAGTTAGCAAACCAGAATCAACTCGCCAAAGCAAAGAAGAAAAGCGCCTCTGTTCAACTAAGCGATGTTGGCTTTGGCACTCTTGTCAATATTGATGGAGAGGCATGGGAAGCACTTGATTTTGGCAATGGCCCTGTCGTGATTAGTGAGGTTGGGACTTTATCAGTCGAAGGTTTGGTATCTCTCACTCGTGGGCAATCTTGCACTATAACAATGCAATACAGGGTGGCTGAAGACGGAACCTGCTGGAAACGACCAACAAGGTTAGAACAACCATGAGTTTTGTCTACTTCTCACCAAACGGTGGAGCCAAGGAAGCCCTCATTAATCTGTTTGCCTTGGCCAAAGACTCTATCAATGTGGCTATCTATGGCTTCAATGATATGGACATTGCCAATGCTCTTATCAGTGCTCAAAATCGCGGAGTGAAAGTGCAAGTCATCATGGATAAGTCTGAGACTTTCGGTAATCAAGCCATAGTTCATGATACATTGGTAAAGACGGGAATGAACGTCCAAGTTTTCCATCCACCCGATGGTATCATGCACAACAAGTTTTCGATAGTTGATGAGATAGTTTTAGCGACAGGTTCCTTCAATTACACCACTCATGCTACGAAGAACAATTGTGAAAATTTGGTTGTGCTTACCGATGGTGGTGATATTGAAGATGCTTGGATAGTCGCTCTCATCCAAAAATATACCGACCAATTCAATTACATCCAAGCATGGTCAGAGAAGGAGAATCCCAATTCTCTGAAGACACGGATAGCAAGATTCTTTAGAGACGGCTTCATACTCAGTATTGTAGACAATGAGCAATAGGATAAAACTGGCCAATCAAGAAGACCTTGACGATGAGAGAAAGGGGGAAGAGGAAATCAAGCATCTACGGGATTACATGAGAACCCTCAATCCTGAAGAGAGGGAAATCTACGAAGTATTTATTAGGCGATTCTACCCTAGACTGGTAGACGACATCAAGAATGAACTTGGCCAACACCGACAAACTGACAATAGCGAGAGGAGAGGGGAACCGGAAAGTCAAGTGTAAGACCTGCGATTACGAGTCTGTTTTTATATCTTCTGCTCTTGCGAAAGAGGTTTGGTTGCAACACGCAACCTCCTATCCAACCCATGATATAGTGTTCGAACATGAAAACAATCGAGTGCAGTGAAAAGGAGAACAGACATGATAAATGTTCGCGGCCCTATGATTGCGACTGCGAATGCCATGACCCGCCAATCTTTATGGGATTCTGGCCTCTACCTTTATGGATGAAAACTTGAAGAAGTCAACGCTGGCTATTCTAGTGGCCATACCATTCTTCTTTGGACAGGAGACCGAGTTTCTGGTGCTTTGGGGCGTATTTAGTCTCTATCTCACTAGAACCCTTATAAGCCTCTTTCCAGAGAACTTTGTTTGAGATTCATGAGTATGTATGGAGAGCCGGAATATTATGGGACGGGTGACGAAGAACATCGAGTGCAAGAGGCCGAAGAGATTCCTCAATCTGAAGAACTACCAAGACGAAGACAACCACGAGTAGGAGAAGGGGGTCATGTTGATTCCAATCCATCACCAATGATGGGCGGAAATGAAATCGATACTATCGATGAAATACCATTCATTGCTGACCCCAAACGTATGGCTCAACTAGCGGCCAAGTCTCCAAATGGTTCTTCTGATTGGAATCCTTCACCAACGACAGGAGAACGTAGACATGAAGCCACTCTTTTGGATGATAGTCCCGGCGTTGCCAGAGAAGATGACCCAAAGTATCGTCTTCCGAAATTGGCTAATGTGCCCGGTGGCAATGCTCTCATCGAACATTACATCGAAGCCGCCATCAGTGCTCTCGGCAATGGAGATAAGGTAGGGGCGGCACAACAGGTGAGTGCGGCAAAGACTCTAGTGATGATGGTCAGAGTTCAAGCCGAGAAGACGAAGAATCAACCCACTCTCCAAAAGATGGATAACTACCTAAAGTCCGTCTCTCAGATTGAGACCACTATAAACTCCTAAGTGCTTAAATAGTCCCTCATCCATAGATAGGGTATGTCTGCTACACTCATCAAAAGTGTTCAGTCAGGAACCGTCGTCGGGTCATCGGGAGCCTACGACTCAAAGAGTCCTCCATCAGTGAGACCAACTCCTAGCGTAAGCGGAAGTTTGGTTCTCTACCAATCAGAGGTTGGTGTGGGATATAAAGTAGTCGTAATAGACCTAGTGGCTTGGAAAGACACAGGGCAAGATATCTTCTTCCCCTTTGGATTCCTTGATGTGCCAGCAGTAGTTGGCAACACCACAGGACTCACCTTCACAGCAGGTGCAAATCTGTTCGTGAGTAAAATCAATATGGGAGATACCCATATGTCGGGGGCTAGTGGTGTCGTCGTCCTGATTGGGCCTTAGACTAACTACCAATCTTTAAGTAGTTGGCCATGCCCCCTAGTGGATATGGCAGTTGATTTCAATGCTCTTGCAAAGGAAGTAGATGAAATCGACACTTCCTTTCTCACTCATGACGACCTTTCCACTGACCAAGGAGAACGTCTGATGGACATTCTTTCTGACCTTGCACCCTATCTTCAGGGTGCAGGAGTTCAAGAAGATGTCACCAGTGCTCTTGAAATAGCCACCAAGATTACTCGAATTTTGAATCTCTCTGGTCATCAGGGGCCACCCGAAAGGAAATCCTATGATACCTCTGTATGTCAGTTATGCGGAGTTGAATTCACAGGAACCGAAAATGAGATAAAGGCGTGGGAACCGCTTCATATCAAGGAAACCCATCCTGACTATTGGATTAGGAATCTTCAAATACCCCAACAGCATGGGGGTGAGTAATGGCATTTCCAGAGACAAGATATGGCCCACTGCCTTCGGGTAAATGGGAACGCAGAAAGGACTTGGAAAGAGGCGGCATCATCGGATGGTGGGAGCACACTGGTTCGATGAGTATCATCACTCTCACCAAAGGAATAGCCCACATTGCACACAAGGGGGCGGCTCTTTCTGTCTACACACCAGAAGAGTTGTATTCCAGCAATCCCAATACCATTGGAAAGATGGTGGCTAAGAGGATAGGGATTGCAGATGTGAGCGATTCACAAGCCTTCGATTAGACTTCCTCTTCAGTGGTATCGCTTCCTAACCAGATTGTTCCCGACGAATCGCCTTGCAAGACGGCGGTAGGATTCGCGGCTTTTCCCCATTGTTTGTCAGTTGTTGTTGAAGAAGTTCCGTTGCTTCTATCGTAAGTTATCTTAGTTCCTTGGTTGGTCTGAATTACGGTCTGTTTAGGTGGCCACGGCCAAATCGTTACTAAGCCATCTGATGAGATGAGTTGACCAATTGAATCAACTTCAATGTTAGCATTCGGTGGAATTAGTTGAACAACGGGCATCTGCAAAACACCAAATCTAACATCGTATGCTGTTCCGGGGCCACTCGGTTCTCTTATCCAAGTGACTCCTGTATTTGCGCCAGAGTTAGCAGAATAAGATGCCGACAATGAATTATCAATTAGATATGGTTCTGAAGTTGAAACAGGTGTTTCAATTGACCATGATTGGCCACCATTAACACTACTTCTATAGTAGACGGTATGGTTAGTCGAGATGTGACCGCCGGGATGATAGACTAACAAAAGACCACCATCTGACCCTATGGTTAAAGTGGGAGTCCAATTGTCACCTGTGGCAGTATGGAGAACAATTTCTGAACTCAGTGTTTGTGTGCTTGAATCATAGGTTACAAAATTGAGACCGCCTGCTCCTGTCAAGAAAGCGATGTAGACTATATGCCCATATGAGACATATGAAGCGAAACCCGCATTTGAGTTGGAGACAGTGTTGACTATAGAAGACCATGTATTCCCACCATCACTGGATTGAGAAAAATGTAATGGTTCATCGTTCCTTCCATCAGAATCTCCAAAAATTGCGACAACACCATCGGCTGTTGACCGAACTACGCCACAAAGAGCAATAATGACAGGATTCAAATATTCGTAAACATTGCTCCAACTCACTCCATTGTAATGCCAAAATTCCTCATATTGAGGTGGAGAAACGCCGGGAATGGCTGTGCTTACTGCGACCCAAATATCTGATGGTGAAGTGGCGTAGATTGTCGGCCCCCAAGGAAGACGACCAGATTCTATTTGGAAAGTCTGTTCTGCACCAGACCAAGTAATAGTTCCGTTTGAGTTCAATGTGCCAATGCGGTAATTCAAATTACGAGACGAACTCGAATTGACCACTCGAACATAATAGAGGGTTGTGCCAATCAACCATGTGTCGAGCCAATCTGCTTCAGAATTTGGGCAAAAGACCGATGAAGAACTCCAAGTAGAACCATCTGAACTGGTTCGATAGAGCATATTATTGTCTAACGCACCATCAGCATAGATGACCCAATAGAGATTGTTAGCAAACCATACCTTGTGTTGGAAAGACCCTCCTACATCAACATTTGGTTCATTGATTGAATCGACAGTGCTTATTGTTACCATATCTAAGTGATATTAGATTGTCTTCGGCCTATTAAGTCTATTCGTAAGTCAACTACTTCTTTTTCATGAGTCTAACGTAGACTCCGGAAACGACTCCAACAACTGTCCATGAGACTTTCAGCGAATCTCCGATAGTTTTGTTTGTCCCTTCGTAATCCAGTAGGATTACTCCTGTTCCGCCCGCAGTCAGAGCCGCAGTAGTGTAAGGACTGCCTACTGCTGTTCCGCTTACATTTTCAATAGGTTGGACAGAAAGTGTGAAGGTTCCTGCTCCGGCAGTCACAACTACAAAGATTTCGACATGATTGGAGCCGGGAACAAGGACTGGATTGCCAGAGTAACTTCCAGTAGTGGGAGTCGCATTATTCAGGATTTCGACCGCCGCTTCAGGACTTGAAGACATACAGGATATGGTAGGTTGCTCCTCTATTTAAATGCTACAGCCCGATAGTGCCGGGGCCGACTCGAAAGGTAAATGAGTAGGTGACTTGTCCAGTTCCAGTAGCACCAACGGCAACGGTTTCAACAAGTTCATGATTTCCTGTATGACCGAAAAGAAGTTTGCAAGTCGCAATAGAACCATCAGGATGCAACTCATTATAAGGGCAACCCAACATAGATTTATTCTCTTCTGAGTTTTCCTTTCTAGCGGCTTCCAATTTATCCCGATTAGCCAACTTCTGCTCTTCCTTTGGTTTCACAGGAAAGGGCGTAGGAATACGCACGATAGGCATACTGGCTTTATAAGGTGGTCTCGCTACTTAAGCATTATGGGAAGAAGATGGAGACCGCCTACCTCAATCCAACAGAATCGATTAATCCATGCCGTCAGATTAGGCGGTTATCCAGATGCTCAACTGAATTTTAAGATTCCAATCCGTGGCTTCAGAAAGAAGCGTTGGGCAGACATCGCAATAGTAAGGCTTAAAGTGGCTATCGAGTATGATGGAGCACAACACTTCACTCCATCAGGAGTTCGGGCCGATAAAGAGCGTGATGCTGAATTGGCCTTGATGGGATGGAAGGTCATTCATGTTCATAAGGGCAACTGGAAACAATTCCTCTCTAATCTAAAGGCTTATGTGGAAGGGGGTGTTAAACTTGCTTAGTCTTGAATGCGTTAACTGTGGCGAAAGGTTTCCTTCCAAACGTTTGGTCAACCTTTGTTCGAAGTGTAAATGGGCTAAAGCGACGGCTAATTGGGAAGAATACGAAAGACGTAGAAAACTTAAGTAGCACAAAGAATGCTGTTATGCCAGATATGGACATTTCTAAGGATATGCAAAACGCCATCCAAAATGCGGCAATGAAGGCAAAATTGCTTTTCGATACCTATCATTGGACTTGGGGCGAAAACTCTGTTCCCTCCGTTAAGGAGATTGTTGATACTTACACAGAGATGGTCAATGAAGTTTGGGAGCAAGCGTGTGCGGTTGTGGGCGGCGAAACCTACGGAAAAGGAAATGTCATGAAAGGTAGACTCACCTGTGAGTTTGTAGATGAGGAATGGTCATTCGGAATAATGTTAGCCACGACTTTCAATGATGATAGAGAAGATGACGAAGAGGAAACCGACGAAAGAGGGCTTCCTATCAAAGTTTTGGCCAACCACAAACAATTGAATGTCTAATCCCAAACGCCGTGAGATGAGCAACAAATACATCCCTGTTTCTCGCATTGATAGGCTGTTGCATGAGGACACTCGGCACAAGAGCATCTGACCACCGTAAGATTGGGGTCAATCTCTTTGGCTCTTTTGAATTCTGAATCGTGTCGGCTCCACTCAAGTTCGATTTCGTTGTGCTCGTGAAGTTTCTTCAGGTCGTCCTTGCTCTCAACCATACACGCATTATGGTTGAAGAGATATTTAACTAACGCCGTTTATCAAGTCCAAGTGTAACTCCAAGTAATGGTATTGTTATCTCTGTCGGCCAAAATGGAAGTGTTCAAAGTAGTTGTGAAATGTATCGAATCATCAGGTCGATAACCCCGACGAACAACTTCTATTGTGTCTTCTATTAGTCCTTTAGCAATGAGTTCTCTGCGTCGAAAGCGCAGACGTTCAGTGGCTATCTGATAGTCGTTGTAAACAGCCTCATTGAGTTCTTTTTGATTTGCGAGATTCAATTGTAGACACCGCCAACATTGCCGCCAGTGTTTTGCTTAGAAGGTCTCCCTTCAGACTTTTAGAATTGAAATACATATCGACAGTATCGCAGTTATGGGGCAGTCCTTTGTAGTGAAGGATTTCATGAGCAAAAGTTACAAGAAATTCCGTGTTTGGAAGATTGGGATTCACGACGATGGTGCTAGAATGTTCACCATGCTTAATATGAGGGTCAAGTAT